GCTGGGTCTGCTGAGGAGATGAAGAAGCGAATTGACGCATTGACTCAGAGTGTAATTACCACTGGACTTAGCATCGGTAAGGCAATTGGTGATGCGATCAAGTTCATAGTCAAGTTCAAGGATGAGTTGGTTCTGTTGTTTAAGGTCTGGTTGGCCTTTACTGTTGCCTCCAAGGCGGTCTCTTTCGGAAGACTATTGATGGCCGGGATAGAAACTGGACTCACTACCATGCCCCGCCTTGCCGGAGCGATGAGTGGCATCACTGCCGCCTTGGGCACAGCAGTCGCCGCGTTAGCCGCCTTCGCCGCAGGTTGGAAGATTGGTGAATGGCTTAGTGATGTGACCGGTCTGAAGAAAAAGATTCTCGAGATCGGTGACTGGGGAGCCGGAGCCGAGAATACGAAGCAACTAAAAGCCATGACTGATCTAAAAGCCGCACTCCGGGATACTGGTGAGAGTGCTATTCAACTAAAGATCAAGTACGGTTCATATAGTGCGGCACTAGAGGCAGTTAACAACGGGACTGAGAAATTGATCAAGGCAAAGGTGGAAGAGAAGAAGGCCTTAAGTGAGTCTTCCCAGGCGGCGGCAACTGCGGCAGAAGCCGAAACCAATCGCCTAGCTGGTTTGCGTGAGATGCTGAAGGGTTATGGTTACACTCTGAAGACAGAAGTTCAGGATCGTTATGACACACTAAAGCAGGGTCTTGCGGACTTCGGCGACCAGATGACCAAGATTGACTACGATCGTATGAAGAAAGAACTAAGGGAACTGGGCGCTGTATTAGGAAAGAATAGTCAAGCTCTCCTGAATCTCGGCATACTGACCAAGACGGAAGTCTCCGTCGAAGTCATCAAGATTACAAAGGACTTCTGGGATCTGAAAAAGGAAATGGAAGCCGGCAACATCACTTGGGCAAACTATCAAGCAGGAATTGATGCGATCAATGAGGCGTTGAAGAAATTAGATCCTACTCTTACTGCCACGCTAAACAATATGACCAAGGTGGCCGAAACTCCGCTTCCTTCGCCAAAGAAATGGAATCTTGAGGCCCCAGGACTTATGACTGAGGAACAGATGATGGGTCCTGCGGTTCAGTATCCCACTCCTCCTCCTCGATACTTTTCAGGATTTATGGACGAGAAGGCCGCTCTACTTGGAATACAAAGGGCAACTCAGTATAAATACAAACTCGTTGAAGTTGAGGAAGCCTATCGTTCACTAAAGGCAACTGCCGACATCACTCACCAGGATGAAGTTACGGCGGTGACCATGATCGCCGATCTTTATCATCAGTTGGGTTTGACGGTTCCTAAGGAGTATCAGAAGATCATTGACAAGGCCGCAGAAGCCGCAAAGGGAATGAGTAGTGATATGATCAAAGGTTTCTCAGCTTTAGGCACTGCCTTGCAGGTCTTTGGTGACACTGCTGGCGAAAAGTTGAAACCACTAGTGACAGCGGCCGCCTCTGTTGCCGGACAGATAGCTTCCAGTTTGACCAGACAGTTTAATGAGATGGGTGGTAAAGGAAAGATGGACTTCAAGAATTTGAAGAAAGCCTTTAAGGAATTGAGTGGTGAACTGGCCGGTGCGTTGGGCGCCGCCTTGGGTGGATTGATTGGTGGAGGTGGAGCGAATACTTACGGAGGCATCGGAGCCGCGTTAGGTGGTGCTCTCGGTTCCATCCTCCCTGGTGTTGGTAATGTGATCGGATCGCTTGTTGGTGGACTCTTTGGTGGGTTGTTCAAGAAAAAGAAAACTGCCGAACAAAAGGCCGCCGAGGAACTGAAGAAGCAAGTTGACTCCGTGACCAAGTCGTATAAGAGTTTGGGAGACATTACTGAGGCCACAGCGAAAAAGATTATTGATCTAACCAAGCAGTATAACAAACAAACCGCTACGATCATGACATTGACTGATGTGATGAACGACGCCGGAATCTCAATGAAGAACCTTCAGGGTTATGTTACGAAGATGACTCAGGCACTTCGGGATATGGCAAGCGGAACAGTTGATGTACAGAAGGGGATGGATGCAATAGGTTCAGCTTTCAACGCCTTGATCACCTGGGCACAAAAGTTCGATAAGGAGGGATCTAAGGCATTGGTCTCTTTCATGCAGTATCTCAGGAAGATCGGAGTAAGTATTGCTGAAGTGGATGACTATGTCTTTGGAGCCCTTGAGAAAGGTGCGGGCGGCTTGAAGTCTATGGTTGAGTCGGTCGGCGGTTCAGGTTATAAGCAGTTGATCACCTATCGTGATGAGATAAAGACTTTGGGCGAAGAAGTTGATAAGTTGTCCATGTCTAAGATCTCTGAGCGGGCCGCCCAGCGTGAGTACCTCCAGAAAAAGGCCCAGTTGGAGGAGTTGCGCAAAAAGTATGACGATCTGAAAACTTCTCTGGCTTCTGGACTTGCTCCAGAGTTGGAGAGAGTTGGTCGCCTGACTGTGGCGATGTTCAGTTCGTTTATTCAGCAAGGCAAAAGTATGTCTGAAACCTTTGCTCTGATGGGGGACTCCCTTGTTGCCCTTCGTGACAAGTACACGGAGTTGGGTCTCACTGGTGGAGCCGCGATTGAGGATCTTTTCAAATTGGTTGATATACAAAAAGCGAACGAGGGATTGTTTGAGGGTCTTGAAGGAACAAGACAACTACTTAAGGCACTTGGTGATACCGGCTTCCTAACTGCCGAATCACTGGCGGATCTTTCTACACAGGCTACTGGATATTATGATAAACTGATCTCGGCCGGACTTGATCCTAAACAAGCGATGGCGATGGTCTCTCCGACCTTATCTGATCTGGCCTATTATGCTGAACAATATGGACTAAAACTTGATGCTGGTACGGAGATGCTGATTGCCCAAGCAAAGTTGGCCGGTACTTGGAAAGAGAGAGGCAAGGATATTAATACGATACTTGCGGAAGGGTTTAGTGATCTTATTGGTCGTGCTGACCGCCTCATAAAAATTGGTGAAGAGACGCGAGATAGTCAAGAGGCGGGAGGGCGGCAGACCACAAGAGCCCAGCATGGGTTTGAAGGTACGGTAACAGGACCAAGAACATTCTATGTTGAACCTGGAGTGACCGAGGCGGTGAGGATCGGAAGACCGGGCAAGGTAGAGAGTGATGGATCCCAAGTTACCGTGATTGAAAAGAATGTGACCTTTGAACCGGTGATCATTCCTTTCAAGCATCTTCAGTCGTTAGTGATTGAGTGGGTTCAAAAGGCCAGTGCTGATGAACGAATCTTGGTACGGCCTCGGGCGGTTAGAGGGAGAGGATAATGACCAACTGCACATTTATGTATAGTAACAAGTGGGATCTCGCCACGCTGACTCCTAGTACGGAGAACCCCCTCTTCCCAGCGATCAATACCCAGCACCGGTGGCATACAAGAACCTGGCGAAGCATCAACAATACCGGGACATTGACGGAGTCCATTGTAGCCGACTTTGGTGCCTCTCCTCCAGCGATACAAGCCTTCGCTATAAAAAAGCATAATTTCTCACCTTCGGCGGTGGTTAGTATTCAAGCCGATGATGATCCTGCTTTCGGGAATTTGTACATTGATGTTGAGGTACCAGTTGCGGAACTCATGGCCTACTTTTGGTTGGCACCTCAAACTCCCTATCAATACTGGCGAGTATTGATTGTTGACACTGCACCGGTGGCGGCTTATCTGGAGATCGGACGGATCTTCCTTGGTCCCTACCTCAGTCCGTCAATCAATATGTCCATTGATTATAAAAAGTCGACCGAGGATCCGTCAGATGTGATGTTTTCTTCTGGTGGGCAGATTGTTACTAATCAGAAAACTCGCTACCGCACTATGGATATGAAGTTTGAAAATCTACCCGCTGTTGATGCTGATAACTTTGATGCGATGTTTCTAGATCGTGGTATCGGACGAGAATTCTTTTTCACCAGAGACCGGGATCTCCCTTCCACCACGACCTGGTATGTCCGGTTTTCATCCAAACCTACGATTGATCATGTCTTCGGAGAGGCATACTTCAATGCGGTGTGTTCCATTGAGGAGTTAAGATAGTGAACTTCCAGCAATTGATTGCCAAGACTGATTCGTGGAAGGTCTTTCTCGCTGAGATCGAACCGTGTCACGAAGTTGAGTCCTTGGCTTGGGAGCAGGATGGTGTCTATACAAATCTTTGGTGGTCTTCATATACAGACGGTGTGGTCTCTCGAGTAACCCAAGACGGAGTTGAGTATACCGAAGCCTACTCCCTTCAGGAGGCAGACGACAACGCCGAGTATTTTTATTATGACTTGGCTAACCAAAAACTTTATCTGCATACGACTGATACTGATGATCCTGGAACCCAGACAGCACCTCCATTATATGACTATGTTGTCTTGGCCTACTTCTGGAGATACTTCGCCAACACTCAGTATGGTGATGCTTTAATCGTCCTTCCCAGAATAGGTTCCGCGCTGATTGATGGTAGCTATGAGCGTTGGAGTGACGCGACTACACCAGTGAACTGGACGAAAGGTGAAGCTGGTACCTCTACTGTCAATCGGGAGCAGACTGAGGCTGACGATGGTGCTTTTTGCGTTCGGTTGGACATTGATGCTGGGAACAATGAGGCCTCAGTACACCAACATATCCGATTGGTTCCTGATGCAACTTGTAAGGTGATCGTTCGATACAAGCATACCGGTTCGGCAACTTCAGCTATTGAGATCAAAGATTCAGCAGATAATGTCTACTTGGCCAGTGATGGATCTTGGGGTGCTTCACCAGATCAGATTGCACTCAGTAACCAGACAGAGTGGACCACCCACACTTTGACCTTTGTTGCCAATGCCTCGTACATAGATTACATTATAACCTTTAAGAGTGACTCGTCTGCTTCAGCATCCTGTTACTTCGACAAGGCAAGCTTGATCATTGAACGGGAACAGAATCCTTATCTTCCTTATATCACTACCGCAGGAATGCCTGAACTTCACCAGTCGGTTTCTCCCTTTCACGAGAGCGCGATGACGATGGAGTTTGGTTCACTTCAATTCTTGAACGATGGTTGGTGGTATGAGCAGGTGCAGAAGTATTATTGGAATCTAAAGGATGTGGTAATACGATTCGGTGCCAAGGACTTCACTTATGATCAATATGAAGATGTCTTCCATGGTTTGGCTAGATATCCAAAGGCTAGTGATCTTATAGTTTCAGTTGACGTAATTGACCATAAGGCGTTCACATATAAGAACGTTCCTCTAACAACCTATGAGGTAGATAACTATTCCGAACTTGAGGATGGTGCTGAAGGTACTCCTATACCGATTATCTATGGTGAGTTTGAGGAAGTGGTTGCCACTTGTATTAATGCCTCCTCTGGAATAGTCGGTGGGAAAGATCCCTACACATTCAAGTTGGCCTGCCACGAACTTGAGGCGATCGTGAATGTTTGGAAGAATGGTCAACTACTGGCCACCCCGGCTGACTACTCAGTTGACCTTGCCAATGGTGAGTTCTCTCTCGTGGCCGACCCTGGTCAGGCCTTTGTTGTGGCCCATGTTAAGGGCCGGAAGTGCGGAATACTTGATGGCGCCTACTCCGAGAACGTTGCCGATATCTTATTCGATCTCTTGACCACCTATGCTGGAGTTGAGTTCAGTTACATTGAGTTAAAGTCCTTTCTTGATCTACAATCCGGACGTTCACAAAAGCATCATCTTTATCTAAGTACGTCATCCCCCGCACTAGAGAGCGTTCGTACTCTTCAGGTGTCCGCCCTCTTCCACTTGTCCCCTTTACTTAACGGGCAACTAGGCGCGTTTCGATATTATGAAGGAACGGATAGTAATACTCCAGTAGTTGTTGATGAGGAGATTGAGGACTTTGGTTTGGAGTTTGATACTGAAGGTGTCTACAAAACAATCCAGATTAATTATGGTCTTCTACCTAGTGAGAATCATTACTCTAGTGTTGAGATTGTTTCGGCAAAGACTGAGTGGAAGCATGGAAACGAGCTAACACTTCCCTTAACCACCTCACTTCGATTGCAGGCCGATGCCGAGGAGTTGGGGGCTTATTACGTCGGCGTTTTACAAGATCCTTTGAAAAAGGTTACTGGTATACTTCCCTCTAAAATGTTTTCTTCTTTCCCCGGGAGTAAGGTGATCATCACAAAGACACGATTGCTTTCCGATGGGACAGTTTACTCCGTTCTGGCTTCCGAACCGTACAGATTGCTAGACCTTAAAAAGTCCATGCAGTCAGGAAAGGTTGGAGTCATTGCTTGGGAAGATTTACAATCGTCGGGCGGTGGGTTTTGTGAGGTGTGTTATCACTGCCAAGTTTGTAATACGGTGCAGTCTGGTGCTTGTACAAGTTGTTATGCCTGCCAACTTTGTGTCTCTGGTCAATGTGCGACTTGTCAAACCTGCTATTACTGCCAGGCGTGTGTCTCGGGACAATGTACCACTTGTCAGATTTGTAACACATGTCAGTCATGTGATGCTTGTCAAGGTGGTCAGTGTGGAATTTGTGTAACTTGTCAACAGTGTGTCACTGGTGAGTGTACTACTTGTATGCATTGTGATAGCTGTCAAAAATGTGATAGCTGTCAAAAATGCTACGGAGGAATTTTACCATAATGGCTTGCCCAACATGTCAGAGTTGTGATGCCTGTCAGGCATGTTTTGCCGCCGTATGCGGAAGTTGTCAGGTTTGTGTGGCATGTCAAGCCGCCTGCTATACAGGACAGTGTGGTACTTGTGAACTTTGTAATACCTGTCAAGCCGCCTGCTATACAGGGCAGTGTCCCACTTGTCAGTTATGCGATTCGTGTCAAAGTTGTTATACGGCTCAGTGTTCGACGTGTCAGATTTGTAATACATGCCAGTCGGCGTGTTATTCAGGGGAGTGTCCCACTTGTCAGATTTGTAATAATTGTCAGTTATGTGTTACGCACCAATAGGAGTAAACTATGAATGATAAAGCATGTCTTAACTGTTACCATTGCGAGAAAGGGGTAGCAAAACATGTGAACGCAGAAATGTTTCTTCAGGCTCAAGCCGATGGGAAGATTCCTGAGGAGTGGTTCGTGAAGGATGATTCCATTGACTGTGCCGATTGTTACCACTGCCAAAAGTGCTATGCTGATCAAAAAGACAAAGGTACTAGTGGGCAGAACGAAGCAAACTATTTCGTTTTTCTAACGAACGAATGTAACCTTCGTTGTACCTATTGTTACGCAACGAAGAAACCGATCTCCGCAACTAAGGAAATGCTTGATCGGCTGAAAGTCTTTCTCACCGAGGAGGAAGACAAACGGTTGGGCGCTCATGACATCAGTATTCAATTCTTCGGAGGAGAGCCAACGGTTGAGTGGGACAGTCTCACTCAATTTGTAGAGGAGTTCTCTGACTATTACAATAAGTTGTATGGACGGAAAGTTCGTTGGGGCATGACCACCAACGCAACCCTTCTCAATCGGGAGCGTTTGGAGTTCATGAAGAAGTGGGAGATGGTTCCTCTCTTCAGTATTGATGGTCGTCCCGAGACTCATGATCATCATAGGAAGACAGTTGGTGGGGGAAACTCCCATCATCTTATTCCGTTGGATTTGATCCTGGAGTATTATCCAACTCCGGAAATACGTCCGACCATTACCCCTGATACGGTAGCAGACTGGTTGGCTGACCTTCGCTGGTTTCATAGCAAGGGGTTGTATATTGTGGCTACTGAGGTGGCTTACGAGGCGGATTGGACAGATGAGAGCCTTCAAGAGGCCCGGTTAATGTATGAGAATCTTGCCGAGATTTATGTAGAACGAAGGCGGGCGGGTCTGCCTATCTGGATGAAGTTTATTGAGGATGGACTTGGATTCCTCGGAGCCCAAGAACAAACCGGCCACGTTTGCGGAATTGCACGAGGAGTGGTAGGCGTTGATTCCGAAGGGAAGTTGTTTGCCTGCCAACGATACGCCTCGTTCTCGGATCCATCACTGGCGATAGGTGATATTTGGAAAGGGTTTGATGAGCATAAACTGGCTGAGGTTCAGGATCTCAAGAGAGAGTATATGTATCCTGATCCCACCTCGGGGTTCAAGTGTGACGATTGTGTTGCTCGTTGGCGTTGTCGGGGTGGATGTAATGCGATGAACTTTCAGTGCACGGGTGATCGTAAGATGATTCTCACCAACCATTGTAAGTTTCAGAGAATGTGGGCGGAGATATCCTTGGTCACACTTGCTCGTACAGGTGAACTTTGGGGAAAGAAATATAAGAAACCTGGTACGTGTGAAGATCAACCTAGCGAGAGATAACAATGCCTGGAAGCAGAGAGCGGTTCATTACTGAGGCGGAGCTTGATCGCATTCTACAGAACTATCTAAAAAGAATAAAGGCAATAGGGGGTGGCGCATCTGCCTTTACTGACCTGACGGATGTTCCAAATAGTTATGTTGGGGAAGGTGGAAAGGTTGTTGTGGTAAAGGCGACTGTAGATGGTCTTGAGTTTGCCGCCGCTGGTGCAGGCGACATGATGAAGGCCATCTACGATACCAACGACGATGGTGTGGTGGATGCGTCTGACTATGCCACTGAGGCGGGGGATGCTGATACGGTCGATGGAGACCATGCTGCTGACTTTGCTCCTGTCTCCCATCAGCATGGCGGTGGAGACATTATCTCTCAGGTAGGTGATTCAGACAAGGTTGATGGAGAGCATGCCTCAGCGTTTGCCGACGCGTTACATAAGGCACAACACGAAAGTGGTGGGGGTGCTGATGCGATCAAGCTGGACGATTTAGCCGCTCCGGACGATAACACAGACCTTGATGTTTCGCCGACACTCCATGGCCTTGCTCCGAAGCGAGACGGAGATACCGAGAGCTTCTTGAGTGGGGCTGGGACCTGGCTTAAACCAGGAATGCGTACTCTTATTAGTGAGCTATTCGACGGGCTTAATACTGCCAATATTCTTGGACAAGGTTCCTATACTAACTTTGCGGCATGGGATGCTAGTTTAATTGGGGATACCACGGCGAAGGTTGTCGTTAATGCTGGTGCGGATAAGATGGGACAGCTCGATGGTGATACAGTTACAGAGGGGACTTCACGGTGTTGGATATTGACTGGTGCGGCATGGCCCTGGGGCCTCGCGTTTGGGACTCGTTTCCACTGTAAAATGAGAACGTCAGATAAAACGGTGGGAACAAAGGGATTTCAGATTGGGACATTATCCAATGCCGATTGCGCTCAGGTTTATTTTAATAGTGTGAGTGGTGGTAGTTTGGCCTTTTGGACTGGGACGGCTATCATCTCGTTAGTGAATCCCATAAACAATAATCAGTGGTACGAAGTTGACTTGTTCATTGTCGGAGGAGCGGCCAATCCCTACGCACTCGTTTTCATTGATGGAGTTCAGATGGGTGCTCCAAAGGCATGTCGAACCATGAGTGAGTTGTGGACTCAGGTATCCTTTTATTGTAATACCACGGGCACGGCGGCTCGTATTAACCTTGATTTCGACGATCTTCAAATTGCGACAAACTGGTATTGGGACTTGAGGGACTAATGGTACAGAAAACAAATGTTGAAGGAGGGTCAGATGATCCTTGGCCTGTACTTCTTGATCGGAGTCGTTCAGGACTTTTTGATCGCAAAGTACTATCTAGCCCTATCACGTCACTCGGTCTGGTTGGCCTCTATCTTGGCCATGGTCATTACGTATGGAACTATGAAAGTATTCAATCTTACATTCGGATCAGATTCCCTCTTCCTCGCGTATGCGTTGGGAACTGGAGCTGGAACCTTTCTTGGATGTAGAAAAAGGAGAGTTAAACATGGCACCAGAAGAATTTGAACGTTACCTGCGGGAAGTCGCTGAATTTAAAGGACGAGCTGAGGAAGCACTAAGGGTAGCGAATGAAAACATTACCGCTATTATTGGTTCACTAAAAAGCAATCACGAATGTATTTGTGAAGTAAAGCAAGCGGTTGAAGATATACAACAAGAAATTGCTATCCAAAAAGCAGTACAGAAGGTCAAGAATGGTATGTATGGAGCAGTGGGTGGGTTCGCATCAGCCATACTTCTATTTCTTGTTTCGGCGTTGTTGAAGTTAAAACTATTCGGAGGGAACTAATATGAATTGCTCAATCGAAGAGGCGGAACGAAGCGCACTTAGTCAGGTCAAGTTTATCAATGCCGTACTTGAGGAGTGCCGAAAAAGGAACCAGGATTTAACTACAAAGTTCGGTCCCTCCTATGGTAAGTTTGTGGGCATCGGCACTGTCTATGAGGAGGCTATTCATTCACTACGAAAGGTCAAGTCCGAACTCGATGGGTTCCTTGATGTTATCCGAGAAAATCTGAGGCGAGAGGTGATCAGGCGACCAAAGGTACGGTATCCTGAGCCCATGGGTAACTCCCCTGAACTACCTATTTTTTAGGGGACTCTGGGGACATGATCAAAGGAAATTGAAAATATTTTCTATTCTCTTTCTTATCAATAGTTTATAGTACCCATTTTAGGAAAGTAATGCTTGACACTTAGAAAACCATCATATATAATAATAGTGAGGATGAAAATGAGAAAGGCAAAGATGGTAAAAGAAATCCTTCAGGTCCTGAGCCTAAGCCTTTTCCTTTTTGGATTTGCAAAGCATCCTTTGATCATTGGAGCCGATTCAGTTTCGGAACAAACCATCCGGCAAAGTATCAATAAATTGAGTGGGTGGGATCGGCGGTGCATCTGGGAAATTCGGATCATTACTTCAGAAGATGAGTGGGCAACTGAACTCTCCGGATATCGGCCGAAGAGTGCTTTGGGGATGTGTGAGAGTGATGGTGGTCGGATCCTCCTTCGTGCAACTCCTGGTGTGGTGGTGACCGAGTATAACATCCTTCATGAGATTGGTCATGCAGTTTGGTTCCTTCGGTTGACGCAGAGTGAACGTAAGGACGTTGAGGAACTTTTTGATCAGGCCAAGAAGGGGTTGGTTTCCTTCCCCACGAAGTATAGTGAGAAGAACGTTGAGGAGTTCTTCGCCGAATCGTTTGCGCTTGCGAAGGGAGTCTGACCATGGATAATTTCGTGACTTACGATCCATCGCGGACTATCGGAGATAACTTGATCAACAAGATCAATCATGGCGACCATGTGGTCATCATTGAAACCAACGAACTAGCAGTAGTTGAGCGCGTTTTCAAAACCAGCGCCTTTGGTCCTGCACTCCTGGTCGTTCGCCTTCAGACCCGCCGAGCCGATGGTGACCCGGTGGTCGTTGTTGAGGAGCGGGAAGTAAGAGTCAATCATGGCTCCTCCTCTCAGGATCAGTCGGCGCTCGAATCCTCGCGCCTAACTGGATTGATTGGTCCTGAGAGCAGGGGTCGTGAGGGGCTGGCACCCGGGGCGGAGAATTCCGCCTCTGCCGATGAACAATTGGCACCAGCTTCCTCCCCCCTCATTGATGCCAAGGCCGAACGCGCCTATCAGTTCTCCGCCCAATGGTTGTGCAGGGCCAACGAGGCCAGTGAGAAGGGTCTGAAGGCGAAGGCAGAGAGGTACTATCAGATATCTGCCCGGTGGCTCATGCGCTATAATGACCTGGTTGAGAAGCACGGAGCCAAGGGGATTAAGTGATGAACGACCAGCCGATCAAAGAGGAACGAATCTTCGAGATCCCGGATTGTAATTGGCGCCTCTTTGAGGAACGATTCCTCAAGATCCTGAAGCGCTCTAAAAAGTTGAACTGCGGAGAGGTCGGCTACGAAGTTATCAGTGAGGCGATCAAGCAGGCTCCGCCCATCATTATTAAGGGTGCCTATGATCAGGGCGGCGATGAGATCAAGGAAGACAAGCGCCTGATCAAGTGGCGCACTATTAAGGTTTGGGGTGATACGCCCAAGTTGTCCGGGTGGACCTTCGTCGCCAAGTTGGAGCATGACGAAACCATCGGTACCGCAGTCAAGACCCTGCCTGGTTATGAGATTCCGATTGAGTTCCGGGATGCCGATCGTTATACTTGCGATCACTGTCACAAAAAACTCTGGCGCCGGGATACCTTCATTGTCCGGAATGATGAAGGCGTACACAAACAGGTCGGTCGTCAGTGCCTTCGTGATTTCTTGGGGCATGAGAATCCTGAGCATGCCGCCTCGTATGCCGAGTACTTCCTAGCGGTCTTCCGCATGGCGGACGATGCTGAGGAGTATAGTTGGGGCGGTGGACATTATGAGGAAGAGTACTTTGAACTCTCCCAGGTCCTGGCCCACACTATCGCGGCCATTGCGGCCTACGGATGGTTATCCCGATCAAAGGCAGAAACAGGATCGGGACGTGCTACTGCGGATAGGGTGGGAGATTACTTTGCGCCCGATCCCACTGGGCATGATGAGAAACTTATCTACACGAAGGAGATGATGGCCGAGACTGATCAAATTATTAAATGGGCTAGCAACCTTCCTCAGAACGAAGTAACTGGAGATGATTACCTTTACAATCTGAGCATCATTGCGAAAGCTGGAGTTACTACTTTCCGTCGGTTCGGCTTTGCTTGCTCAATGGTTGCCGCCTATCGTAGAGCTACAGATCAAGCTAGGAAAGTTGCAGATTATATCTTTAGTGAATACTTTGGAGAAGTTGGGAAAAGATTACCTATCGGCGAAGTTGAACTCATTGGCGTCTATGGTCCCTTCGACAGTCCGTGGGGCCCCTCTCGCCTTTATAAGTTTAAAAAGGATAACTTCGTTTTCACTTGGTTCACCGGGACGGTTCTCAATCACGAGATTAAGGTCTATACGAAGGAAGGTTATCAGACCAATTACAAAAAGGTCGAGATCGGAGAAGCGGTCCTGATCAAAAAGGCCACGGTGAAGGAGCACAAGGAGTGGCATAGTTGGAAAGAAACTTCCATAACCCGACTGACCTTTGAGGGACTCCAGCATGAGCAACCCTATCAGGGAGAGTGAAGATGATCAATAAGTCGGAGCTTTTAGCAAACATCGGGAAAAGAGCATTCCATCTTGCCCCCAGATACTTTACCAAGTCGAACTATGAAGTCAACAAGCATGGAACCGGAATCATAATGGCGGTCACCGATCTGGCTGGTGTCCTTTATTATCGAGTTGACATTCCTACTAATAGGCCTGGATATAGAAAATTCTACTGGCTTCCAGAGGATACCACCATCCTTGACACTGAGAAAAGTAATCCTATATAATATGAGCATGAGGAGATACCAATGAGTAACGAACTCAAGATAGGAGATAAAGTTCTCCTACCTGGCGGAGAGGCGGGCACCGTCTATCGGATTATTAATGATCACGATCTTCCCTTACCGGGCTCCCTTTGTGTTGTTGCCCTTTCACGACCACGTTCCAATGGGGTGATGGTGGATACCGTCCTCGTCTCGGAACTGAAGAAGAAGGAGGCATAATGGTAACTCAATATCTGGTCGGTTACAAAGTCACAATTCGGTATACTGGAGAAAGTAGAGGGAAGTTTCATTTCTGCTTTTCCACACTCTCGAGCGCCAAGGCCGAGGCGTGGTACCAATACAATCATCAGGCAGGCGTAGAAGAGGTCCGTGTCTATTCAAAGAACTCCCCTATGCATCGGTACGGCATGTCAATAGTTTTCTCCCTCAACCGAAAGGAACTGGAGAATAGATGAAACGATTCCATCAGATCCACAACTTCACCTATGACATCATAGACAAGTTTTTCCTTCCTTGTGATCCCAAGTGTCCGATCAATATGCTAATGGGCTCCAGTCGACTCTGGGATCATACTGGTGTCTATGATAAGATGAACGTAGGAGAGAGGGTGGCCTTCTCCGGTACGACCCATCTTATACGAGTTTCATAAGGAGACGATTATGGACGAGACAAAGATTACCAAGGGTAGGGACGGAAAGAGAAAGTTTACTTGGGTGGTTGAACTAGGAGTTTCAGAGACCTGGGTAGAGGATGGGTTTGATCTAACCAACGAACGGGCTCTCGAAATGCTGTCGAAGGACCTCGGCTATGCGTTCAATGACATTGAACTCTCCGCCCGGGTCATCGCCAGACCGAACCAGAACTTGGTTGCCCAGGCTCAGGGATACAAGTCGTTCAAGGATAAGGAATCCAAAAAGTGATCAAGCCCAATCCGTTGGATGCTGACCGTCTTTTCGACATCCGTTGTCAAGGCAAGCGGGGGGAATATCTAAGGCCAGAAGACCTCAAGTTTTGTGAGAAAATGGCAAAAGAGTTTCCTGAATTTTATAAGAGCCTCGACAAAAAAGTATTCGAGGCGACCAAACCATTCGGAGCGGTGTAATGTCCTATCACTACTACTGGGACTATGACTCCGAACGAGCCCATGAGGAGGGCCATCGGGATGAGCGGTTCCATCATTCCAACTATGACTACGATAGGTACAGGGACCAGGAGCAGGACCGTGCCTACTTCGAGGGTCGAGAGGACGAACGGCGCGAAGAAGAGCACCGACGTGAGGAACGAGAAGAGGAACGGCGTGAAGAGGGGCGTCACCATCAGGCCATGCTTGATAAGGCGCAGGAGGATGCCTACTATGAGTCACAGGAGCAGGAGGAACCTTTTCCTGAACCAGTAGAGGAACCGGAACCATGATACGAGAATATCCAACACTTACCAAACTTCGTCGTGGTGAGGTGGTTGAGTTAGGTGGTATGTTCTTCAAGAAAGACGAAGGCGATCTGAAGCCAGGCGACCTATACATCGCCGAGCGTAATGGATTGCCTAAACTTCTAGAAGTGAAACGAGTCGATCTTGATTACGGAACAGTCGTTCCTACGACTCCAGAATACTGCTTCGACTTAGGCGAATGTATAAAGATAAAGGAGACAAAGTGAAAACCATCATGACTCAAGAAGTAGCAGGCTTTCGAGCAATCAGGGTGCTTCGTGTCCCTGATCAAGAGGCACGAAACCGAGTTGCCCGGGGTGAGGCCATCTACGTCTCAAAGGCAGAGTATAAGAGGGCCTATCCTGAACGGAAGGGGCCGGCCGAGACCAAAGGGAAAAGATGAGTCCCTGCAAGTTTGAGAAGACCTGCACCGATTGGGTCCCCACTCCGTTCGGATCAGGCAACTGCCCGATGGATACTTCCGAATGTCAGAACCCTGATGCAACTGATGAGGAAATGGACAACTGCGGTCCCGCGTGCCTGCTCTATGAGGAGTGTCTAGACGAGTCTGACCTTGAGATCAACCCCGAGGAGGAACCATGATTACTGGACCAATTCTGAAGATCATCGGTGAGGACGGCAACGCCTTTGCCATCCTAGGCAAGGCTCAACGAGTTGCTAGGCAGGCCGGTTGGCCCCAGGAGAAGATCGACCAGATGATGAACAAGGCCAAGTCCGGCGACTATGATCATTTGTTACAAACGATGATGGAATACTTTGATGTTCGTTAGTAGAGCCTCCCATACTAGGTCCCCATCCCATTTACTGGGCCCCCATACAATCGCCTCGCAAATGGGCGTAGAGACTCTTGCTACCGTATCAGAGGATGTGGCATCTACCCATATAATTCGTTAGGAAAAATAATTCCCAGAAAACGAAAATAACGCTTGACACTCAGAAACCTATACTATATAATAAAGATGAGAATGAAAATTGATCATAAGGAGGCAAAGATGATCAAGCAGAAGAATCAGAGTGAAGGGCAGAGAGCGATCGCTCAGATGGCCGAGGCGGTCGTGAAGGCTCAAGAGAACCTGGCGGCCTTTGGCTTCAAGGTCATTGATTACGCCCTCAAGTCGGAACCCATGCCGGGCGAAGTCAAGATCACAGAAGTCGAAGTTCAGGACGAGTCGGGCAATCGTTTCAGGCTGGAGGTTGGGAACCCGGCCCCCATCAGCAAGCCCAAGAAGACCAGTAAGTTCCTGGACTGCCACGTGAGCCTCACCATCGCCGTCCGAGGCGTGGACGATGAAGCCGCCTTCATCAAAGAGGTTACTGAGGAAGTCAGCGGACTATTCAGCACCTGCGGCGATCTGGCAATCATGGACGTGGAAGTTGGCGAACTTCACGACAGTGGGAGGCGGTCATGATCAATCCTAAAGTCCTGACACCGAACGGGCAGATCCTCGAGGCGATCAGCGCCTGGGCGAAGATCGAGATGGTCGAAGGCATGAGCCAGGTACCTGAGCCGATAGCGTCCGAACCTGAGGAGCCCTATGACATGAGCGAGCGGCAGGCGGACGAGTTCATGGCCGAAGAGGCCGAATGCCGTCGTAGCAGGATGCAGGACCTTCGTCGCCGCAACGCCGTTGGTTGATCAAATGACTACCTGCCAAATCTGCGCTCGGCCCATCCTCTCAAAGTTGGGCCTCATCGCGCACCATGGCTATCGGCGCCCAGGCGGGGGCTGGCAAACCAGTTCCTGCATAGGCGCCCGGCACCTTCCCTATGAGGTGTCGTGTGATGCCATCCCACCGGCCATCGTAAGGATGGAATCCTGGCTAAAGGAACAGAAGGAGAACCTAGCGACCTTTTTGGCAAGCCCGCCTGACGTCCTCGTCGAGTCGAATACCTGGAACGACAAGACGTGGGAGTTAAAACAACCTGAGGGATTTAATCCGCAGGAGGCACGATCAATCATCAAACTCGATCCGATGGTCGAGGTAGTTCGCGTGTACTCGCGCAACCGGGCAGAGTTCAAGTATGGTATCTTCGTGTGCCTTCGGTTGGTGCGGGACCGCAACCGGGACGAGGCCGTGGAATACGAGCGGTATCTGAGCGGCGACGTCACCGATCCGAGGGACTAACCATGAATGAACTCATCAAGGCAGTCGAGATGCTCGGTGCTAAGGTCTTCAAGATGGAGTTCCCGTGTGGTGAGGGCCCGCAGTTCCGTGATCCGCAGTGCCAAGGATGCCTGGACTTTTCCCAGTGCAAGGAACTCGTTGATCAGCAAAGGGACTTTGCCGATCTGATCAGCAAAGCGAAAGGATAACAATCATGGAACCCATCAACGACCTCATCTATAATGCCGAGCTCAAGGAGGCATTCGTCAAGCAGTATCCGACGGCAAAGGTCGGAGACGACTTTGACGAAGTGCACGGGGCAAGGTTTACAATAACTTTGCCTTCCGAGGTTACCCAACTCGAGTATTACAAGTTCCTGTTCTTAACTCCCGGAGCCTCTGGGTCGTCTCTTCATCTTGGTCTGGCTTTCGGTCTGAAGAAGAGGGAGGATGTTGAGATCATTAAGCAGGCCTTTGCCGAAGCGAAGGTCACTTTAAGGAAGGCGTCATGATCATTGGTTTCACTGGAACTCGCCAAGGCTTGAGTGCCTGGCAACGAATCCTACTTTTTAGTGAACTCAGGGCATATGCACGAGCGGACTTTGAGATCACCACTGGGTTCACTGCGGTGGGTGCTACTCCAGAGTTTCACCATGGTGGGTGTGTAGGTGCCGATGCTGAGGCACACCAGATGGCCAGGACCCTTGGTTATAGGATCGTGGTGCACTGGCCTGAGAACCGAAAGCATGAGGCCAACTTATCAGGCCCCTTTGTGTCGGCGGGACGCAAGCCCTACCTGATTCGTAATGAAGATATAGTTAAGGCTTGTGATCTATTGATCGCAACTCCTCTTACTGATAAGGAGCAGTTGAGATCAGGCACCTGGTCGACCATTCGTATGGCTCGTCGCCTTGGTAAAAGATGCTTGATCATCAATAGGAATCAGTCATGAATTTTTCAGAGATGGATAGCAAGGAGAGGAAAGAAAAACTTCAGGAGAAGTTAACAGAACTCTCCTCACAATTGATCCTCAATCCTAAAAAGATTAAGGAACTATCCCAGCGGTGGCAGGCGGGATTCCATCGGTACTCGTGGAATAATATCATTCTTATTTGGATGCAGAAACCTAGCGCAACTTTGTGTGCTGGTTTTAAGACATGGCGCACTCATAAACGTTACGTCCGAAAAGGTGAGCATGCGATTTGGATCTTAGGCCCCTATATTAAAACGGGAGAGTTCAAGACTCGCAATCCCATCACTGGTCAGACCACGATGGAAGAGGATACTCGTATCGTCGGATACTTCCCGGTGGCAACCTTTGATGTTTCCCAAACGGATGGTGAACCTCTGGACATCGGGGCGAACAAAGCCAAGTTTGTTGGTGAGTCACTTACACTTCAAGAGATCGCCTCCAAGTTTCCTGAGTTCCCTATGACGATCGTCGAGAGGCGAGAAGATGGTCGTGCATACGAGAACACGATCGAGGTCGCTAGGCGAGCGAATCCGGTTCAGATGATCTTCACCTACCTGCATGAGTTGGCACATATCCTCCTTGAGCACACGGATAAGGCTAAGGCATCCAAGATCCCACATGACATAGCCGAACTCGAGGCGGAGGCGACTGCGTATGTGGTGGGCTCCTGCTTCGGCATTGAGTCAGAGGATGCAGTCCATTACATCATGAGTTGGAACGGTAACAAGGAAAAGTTGGCGAACTCTGCGTTCGCTGTTTTCAAGACCGCCGACAAGATCCTTAGACGGTTCACTAAAAAGAAAGAGGAGGAAGAAAGTGAGTGACGAAGGCATCAAGATTTTTGCTTCGGTCCTTACCATCGCCCAGCAGGCTAGATATGAATTGATCAAGATGGGAACGGAAGATCCCATTGACAAGGAAGATATCCGACTGGGTCATCTCCTCGACGAGATGAAGGATTCGATCAAGGAGAAGTTTTACAAGATCACACTCGAGAGGAGTCACCATGGATAGGTTCACCGGTGCTATGAGCAAGATTATTCCTACGGGGACGAAGGGTGACTGGGTGATCAATCACTTCACCATGACCAAGGAGGAGGTTGAGCATGCGAAGATAATGGGAGCCATGCGACCCGGTGGTTGGGGAGAGGTTTGTGATCTCGAGCCAGGAAACTACTGCCGCCTGGTTTGGAAGGGCTACGAGTGTGTCATGTCAGATACGCCCATGGAACTACGTACTCAAGCCTCTCCAGTGAGGTATGCGACCGGGGACTGCCTGATTGGTGGCCTTGGTCTGGGTATCTTCATTCTTCAACTACAGGATAAGTCAGAGGTCAATAGCATACTGGTGCTAGAGAAAGAACAGGACGTTATTGATCTAGTAGCTACTCATCTCCCACTCACCTCTAAGGTGACGATAATCAAGGGGGACATCTTCGACAAGAAAGCCATTGATCGGGCACGGCGCTTCGACTTCATCTACTTCGACATCTGGGCGAATGTCTGCAGTGACAATGCCTATGAGGTCGGGCGGCTGAAGCGGAGTTACCGGCCCTTACTTCGCAAAGACAATCCAGCGTCCTGGATCGGTGCCTGGCGTGAAGATGACTTCGCCTACCAGCGGCGCCAGGATCGAAGCCGGAGCTGGTACTAAGGAGGACAGGATGAGTAAACAGATTCCTAGCAAAGTGACAAGTGAGAGGATCGAGAAGTTGAAGGAGTGGCTTGGGCGAGCCGGGTCATGTGATGCGTCAGTTAGTTGGAAGGTTGATGACTCATTTAGGGCCGACGCCCTCGCCATCCTCGACGACTACCAAAGGCTTCGGGGAAGTCACTTAATGTTGTCAATGATAGTGGATAAACTCAAGGCCGAACTCGCCAAGCAAGCACCGCTCATCGAGGCGGTGATGGAGCCAGTGAATCTATCCGTATCCATCATGGAGTTACAGAGTCGTCGAAATATCTATTCAGATACAAAATGGTGGCGCGAACACCCCAATGAATTGAATACAAGACTGGCCGATTTGGACGCTGGTATTGCCGTAATCAAGGCCGCTTTATCTACCCCACCAGCCCCACTTCCCAAAGAGGTCGAGGAGGCGACGAAGACGTTAGATGGGCATTTCTTCGGCGCTGACTTTGACCCGGTTATATTCGGTACAGATGATGGCGGGCCAATCGACGCGGGACGGGAAAGATTGCTGTCTGCATATGCCGTCATCAAGGCCGCGCTCCGGCCCAAGGTCGTGACGAGGGAGTGGGTTAAAAAAACCATTCGGGAAATTCTGGCATTCGCTGATGGTTATGGTGTTCTGAAAAGAAGACTCCGCGAACTCGGTCATGAGATTGAAGGAGAGAAGGAGATCAAGAATGGATAAGAAAAGAATCAAGTATCGTCTCTTCGCCGCAGGACGGTTCAGTTACTGGGGATTTGTCTACTGTCCTTTAGACTCACCCTTCCTGTCCTTCGCAAGTGTTGCCTCGCATGGTGGTGAGCCTTTGAAGATGGAGGAGGCACAGGAGCGTAGTGAGCAGTTGATCTTCCTAGACAAGAACGGGACTGAGGTCTATGAAGGGGACATCATTGAAAAGGTCCGACCCCACGGCCTCTGGTGTGACCATGAGATGCACCGGGGGGTGGTGGTGAAGAAGCATGGTGAGTTTCTTCTCCGAGCTTTCTTCATGCGATACGTTACCAAGGAAAAGGAGACTCGTGAGGGGCTAACCGATCTTGATCTAAACCTTGATCAGGAAACGATCTACACCTATGAAGTCATAGGCAACATTCACGAGAATGCGGATATGTTGAAGGAGGCGATTGATCATGACTGGACTTATTAAGTTAATCTGCTTACTCATCTTTCTACTCGGTAGTTTAGGCGACTCAGTCAGTACCTACATTTGTGCGAAACGTTTTGGAATCCAGGGGGAAAAGAATCCTATCGTTCGTGGACTCATGGACGTTCTAGGAGTACTTCCCGCTATCATCCTGAAGTTCATTCTTCTAGGTGTTCTAGGAGTAGCACTCTATACAAAACCCTATGCGTGGGTTAACCTTCTACTTGGGGTGGCCTACATGATCGCGACAGTCCACAATCTTCATCAGGTAAAGGAGAAAACATGAAAACACAAAACGAGGCCCTAGTGGCAGGCAAAAAACTCGTCAAGATTCTTGGCCCCGGTTGGGGTTATCGAGTCTGGGAAAATCTCGGCTGGTGGTTTGAGGCCAGGTACGGAAAAGGAGAACTCTCCGTCCATGAGAGTGAGGGAAAATTTTACTGCATGCTTAGCGAAATTCCTGGAGTTGGGAACCCAGGATGGTATTGCGATAAATCTTTCAGAGACCCAAGGAAGGCCGTCCGAGAGACCGTGCGCGTAGCCAGGGAAAGACTCGAAAAGAAAATCGAACTTGTTCGTATCGCCCAAAAGGGCATGTATGCCCTGACCATCACGAAAAAGGATAAGGAATAAATGGCTACCAAGTACCGTCGGAAGAGGATGTGGGCGGTTCGTAATCCTTATAATAGGATCCTTGTTATTGCTCCAGACTCCACTCATTCGTGGTGGTATGCCGCCGAAGAGACTGGCTACTTTGGTCGATGCAATTATATAGACGTAATGAAGCGGGATGGATTCAAACTCACCGCAATTTATATTCGAGTTAGGGAGAAAAGAATATGAAAAAAGCTTTAGTTTGTGGAGCCGGTGGTTTCATCGGTAGTCATCTAGTCAAGCGTCTAAAGGAAGAGGGATACTCGGTGCGAGGAGTTGATCTGAAGCATCCGGAGTTCTCTCCGACGAAGGCCGATCACTTCGTGGTCGGCGATCTTCGCAGTCCAGCGATCTGCGAGAGGGTCACGAAATATACTGAGTTCGATGAGGTGTACCAGTTGGCCGCTGACATGGGTGGGGCCGGTTTCGTCTTCACCGGGGCGAACGACGCAGATATCCTGCACAACAACGCCCTAATCAATTTGAACATGCTCGAGATCGCGAGGCGGGCCGGTATCGGGAAGATTTTCTTTTCCTCGTCCGCCTGCATCTATCCCGAGTATAACCAGATAGATCCGGACAATCCGAAGTGCAACGAAGAGTCGGCCTATCCTGCGGCACCTGACAGTGATTATGGATTCGAGAAACTTTTCTCCGAGCGCCTCTATCTGGCCTACCACAGAAACCATAAGATGGAGGTTCGGATCGCTCGCTACCATAATATATTCGGACCCGAGGGAACATGGCGGGGCGGGCGGGAGAAGGCCCCAGCGGCGTTCTGCAGGAAGGTCGCCATGACCCCAAACCTCGGGACTATCGAGATGTGGGGCTCGGGCAAGCAGACTCGATCCTTCCTGTACATTGATGACTGCATTGATGCCACACGCTTACTCATGAACTCCGACTTTATCGGTCCCGTCAACATCGGCTCGGAGGAGATGGTCACGATAGGCCAACTTGCCGGGATGATCATGGAGATAGCCGACAAGTCCGGTATCAATCTCAAGAGTATTCCTGGCCCACTGGGAGTGATGGGTCGAAATTCAGATAACGAACTAATCGAGGAGATGCTTAACTGGCATCCTCTGTACTCACTCCACGATGGCTTGGTTCCAACCTACCGCTGGGTAGCGGCGCAGGTTAAACAATCTTTATAAGGAGGTGTTCTATGAACACAACTAAGAGAAAGAAGATACACCGGTGGTCTCCTATGATTAATACGGTGTGCAATCTTCTAACTGCCGCAGTGTGTGAGGCTTGCGGATTCGAGGACTATGGACCAGGACGTAAGGCGCGAGTTCTTGAGTTCGCAGAAAAAGTCCTGGGCTCCTCGAAGAGAGATGGTGACATTTACTCGACGATCTATCGAAGATACAAACCCACAGGTTCTGTTTGTGTCACCGTACTTACTACCTTCGGACCAGGAAGAGTTCCTGAGGAATCATTGTCTCGTTTCTTAAAAGAAGCCGAGTTCCATAGGGACAATCCCAAAGGATTTGTAAAGAAGGAAGTACCAACTTTCACTATCAAGGATCTAGAGAAGGCAGTTAAGGAAGCCTCAGCGAAGGCGGTACAGAAGGCACTTCAAGAACTGATGACCAAGTACAAACTGTCCAAGAGCTAATCGTGGTAGGAGGCAGTATGCTTTATGAGATCACTGACGGAAAGAAAAAGGATTGGGTTGAAGAAATCCCCATGCGGTTACTCCGCCTCTCTCGCTGGAAAAAGATTGGTATCTTTTTCAGATTTATCATCGGACTAAGGGGGTATGTTGCTGTACAGACTACCAAAGGTCTCCGCTGGTTCCGTCCAATCAGTAAGAAGAGATTTCGAGAACTTCAGGAAAAGGAATGAAACTTACCAAGACCTGGGCACTCCGAACTTTGATCACCTATGCCGCTAAGTGGGCGGCGGGGTGTGGAGTCGGACTTCGTGAAACCCTTACTGAGGAGGACAGGAAAAAGATAGCAGTTGCAGTACTGATCCTATACAAGGATGCCTATCGAAGGTATCCAGTCCCTAGTGATCTATTCAATCTTGGCCTCACTTCATCTGAGGAGTCTTTGGCTGAGTCAATAAAGGAACTTCAGAAAAAGGAGAGACGATCATGGGACGTAAAAGAAAATGGGGAGTTCAGGAAGTAACTGAGACAGTTGAGTTCGCCACAACCAGTGCCTTTAGTTGGATAGATAAACTTCGTCAAGAAATGAAGGAGTGGCGGAACGAGATGACCAAAAAGTTTCCTGTCGATGATCCTCGTTATCAGAATGTAAAGTGGATTCATCAGGTTCTGGAGCATGAGTATGACAATCTCCTCATGCTATCATTTGACCATCTATCCATAAGACTCAAAGAAAAGGAAATAACTTTTTCTGAAAATCGAAAGAAGGCACCATCAAGACGACAACAAGTGCTTTATGCTGTTACTCGTTTGCAGAATGTCTTACTGATGATCAAAAAGGATCGACAGGAAAAACCAGTTAACTTTGAGGGGCTTGATCGAGCAACAGAATGGATATTGAATGAACTCCCAAAGATCATTCGTGCCTTGGATTCCATCGACTTTCCGAGGCGTTTTGAGGGAATATGAGATTCATCGAAAAGGCGATTTATGCAAATTGTTTCTCGTATATTAACTGCAGGTTAGCAATGTGAAAACCTCATTTCTGGGAGAGGGGTATTGACACTTAGAAAACGATGCTATATAATAATGATGAGAATGAGATGACGATAGGAGGCAAAGATGAAAGTCGTCACCGATGAGTTTGAAGCCGTTCTCAGTGAGTATCGGTTTCAAGCTAAGGACGGCCGATGGGTAGCAACCTTCGGCAAGGATCTCATCATTGAAGTCACTGTGGACGAGGAGGCCAAGACAGTGACACTCACCAACCAGCGATTCAAGCTGAGTGAGGTGATCAAGCATCCTAGGTCAAAGCAGTTTGGGATCCGATTCGCCAGGAAACTCAAGACAGTCACCAACAAGATCAAAAGGGAACTGGCTAGAGAGAATCGGGAGCATCGGATTCTACTGAGAAGTACAGGCGGATCATCAATCATAGTTAAACCGGACACCGACAACTTCCACTACGGAGCACTTCGTAATTACTCCCCCCTCTGCTTTTGTGAATCGTGTCACCGAATGGTCCGAGAGAACATGATGGCAGACGATACCTACTGCGTGGCCTGCAAACTGGAGAAGAAAAAGTGATCGTCCATAACGCGACCAGGATTCCCACCAAGATCCTATTGCCTGTCCTCCGAGCCGCTAAGACGGCCGTGGGATCAGTGCCTACCAAAGTGGCCATCCTAATCAAGTGGGGAGCACACGTTCACGGCCTTGCCAATGATTACTCAATGGTTCGTGAGAATGTGATGGGCAAAAAGTGGGACGAAACAAAACCCCATAAGTACCTATCATGTCAAGGGTTCGTGACACTCTATCTTCCCTATGACTGGGATCCATTGTTTACAGCACGCAGTTTCTTTTCTACCTCGTCTCATGAGTTCAAACACATCAGAGACTTCAAGGAGCACAAGCGGTTCGGTGACTATCAACGTAACTGGAGGAACCGACCTCATGAGAAACGAGCGATCCGAACTGCCAAGTGTGTCATGGCCAAGTTTGATCAAGGCCGTCGGCCCGACTGGCAAGACGCAGTGATCAATTTGGGAATAGCATTAGAAGAGTTGCAATCTAAGAGGAGGTAACAATGGTCTGGAAAGCACTAAGGAATCGGTTGGAGAAAATCTATCCGGTACCCTTGGAAGTGACAGAATCTGGTAAGCCCCTACATCACGCAGTTCTCATTTCCAAGGATCGAGCAAGGGGTGTTGTGTTCCTTTGGGGAGATAACAATCCGCAGGGATTAGAGTTCCTATCCAAGAAGGATATAGCCACGTCCCCCGAGATACTCGTACCAAAGCTCCAGAAGCGTCTTGAACTTCACGACCAAGTGATCAAGAGGATGAACTATACTGGAGAGACCTACAGACAAGCCGAGAAGATGCTTCGTCATCAAAAGGAGGCACTATGAGCATCGTTCCCCGGAAGAAGTATCGGATCAAGGGCGAGTCGGAGTACTTCAAGGAGAAGTATGGGACGCCCAACCCCATGATCATTATCGAGGACACCGACAAGGCCGTCTTCGGTAAGTCATGGCTGGACATGGTCGGGAATCCGGCCTGCTGTCTTGCGGCCTTTCGGCTGGGGCGTGAGCAAGGACCGGCCGCACTTGGGACCCAGGCCTACTACGGGCACATCAGCATGCCCGGTCAGCCGTCCCTAGGCGAAGTCGTTCTAGGCATCGAGTTGGAAGAGGTGCCCGAATGAAAAACGATAAGCATCTTTTCTTCGTGTTCCATCTGGTGGGGGAACTAGTGGGATTTACGGAAGCTACTTCACGAACCAGTGCCGCTAATCAAGTTAAGATAGGGAATGTCACCCCACTAAATCCAGTATTGATCAATGGGCCAAACCGCCCACTGATCAGTTGGGCATTCACCTATGAGGATATGGAAGAGTTCCTCAGATTCCATTCCTCTGACCGAGCTACCCGACTGCTGGATGCCTATGTTCTATCCACTAAGAATATAGTCACCAGTAAGGATGCGACTCCTGAGATCATGGACAAGTGGCAAAAGAATCTTAGAGAGTTGCGGATGCTGATCGATAAAAAGGAAGACGAGGAGGAAGCATGAGAACCTGGAAGAAGAAGTTTGCTCGGGCCGCCTGGGATCTGACCATGTATCGGATCTATCGGGAGGGTCTCAAGTTCAAGGCAGACAACATCAAGAAGGTAGTGGTCAAAGTCAACCTGACCCCTTCCTACCTTCACTGCTTGATCAGGAAGGGTGCGGATGGCTTCAAGCCGGACTGCGACACCATCCACAAGATCCTTGAGAAGTATGATCCGGTCATGGATGCGCGCTTCATGTTCCACCCCAAGAACATCTGGTCCCGAACCAGAGCAAGGAAGGAAGGAGCTGGGCTCAGATGAAAACCATACCGATCAGCAAGTTCGGCAAGGATCACTGGTCACTCCTGGCCTATCTCGGTTGCCGGTGCGTGGACAATGAAGGCACCTTGAACAAGGAGCATCTTCGGGTCAATATCAAGACCCATCCTCAACACAGTCACCGGGGAACTCAGAATTTCCTTGACGTATTTCCCTATCCCACCCGTCTTGCTGAAGGAAAGATCGCCGCTAAGGGGCATGACGATTGGGATTGCTTGGACGATCTCGAGAAGGCTGGCTTGATCAAGCTACATGGTACGGGACTCAATCCCGTTTATGCCATGACAGTCAAGGGGTGGGAGGTGGATAGTCAGATCCGCCAATTCAAAGCCACCGGTGGTACCTTCGCGACCTTCAAGTATGAGGAGTGACCGTGCTTCCAAAGATTCCAGTTGATCAATTAGTCGGGGTGGCTGGAATACTGCACGGTTACCGCTATGAGTTGCTTGAGGATGTTAAGAATCGAAACCAGACTCAACCACTCCTGCCTTTGTGCAAGGCTTGTGCAAGTTCCTGCAAAGTTCACGGGGCATCCGGCTTGATAGTATTCGTCTGCCATGCCTTTCAGCGGCCGAAAAAAAATGCTTGATTTTTGTTTTGGATTCCTTTATAATTAAAACTCATTAAGGAGAGGAGGTACAATGCTCGCCGATTTTCGAATCGTCGCTAATTCGCGATTGACTCAACTTATCGTTGCCTCCTCACTTTCGGTGACTTGTACCTCCTCTCCTCTTTTCTCTGGAGTACGGTGTGACTTATAAGATCACTCTAGGAAATGTGTTCTCCGAACTCAATGACTATCCCACCGAACTGGAACAGCGGCTGGCCGTCGCTCATCCTAACTACTGGTTCAGCCCACAGTTCAAGATGCATATTTGGGATGGTAAGACACACTTCCTCAAACTAACTCCGACAGTCCACTTTCCCACTGGGCTTCTTTTCATCGTGGAGGAGTTCCTCAAAGAGAAGGGTCTGGACTATGAACTCATTGATCCTCGCATGCCGATCAAGTATTCCGATGGCATGTTAGCTCCAGTTTCCCCCGATCTACTGAATGGTATTACCCTCCGGGAGTATCAGATTACCGCGATTGAGGAAGCAATCCGAAAAAGGCGGGGCGTTCTTGAACTGCCCACCGGGTCAGGCAAGACCGAAGTAGCCGCAGGTATCATTAAACTCCTTAATCGGCCCACACTCTTTTTGGTACACACGCAGGACCTCTTACATCAGACCGCCGAACGATTCACCAACCGTCTTGATATTCCTATCGGCAAGATCGGGGATGGTGAATACGATATAGAAAAACGATGCGTTGTTGCGACCATTCAATCTTGCCATGCCCGCCTCAAGTCGAAGGAACAAGACAAGCGAACTGAGATAAAACAATTACTGGAGCGGGCCGAAGTAGTCTTCCAGGACGAAGTGCACCACGCCAGCGCGAGTACGTGGTACAGCATCGGTCAGAAAACCTTGTCGGCAAGGTTCCGATTCGGATTGTCCGGAACTGTCCTTCGCCGAGACGAACTTTCAAACATGAAGATGTTAGCTCTTTTCGGTGAACCGATCTATACTAAACGGACAATGGACCTAGTTGACGATGGATATCTAAGCAAGATTCAGATCACTATGATTGATAATCCTGAAGTGGTTGAAGGTAGTAACTGGCAAGAGATATACCAGAATGGGATTGTGAAGTCAGAGTCTCGGAACAAGATGGTCGTAGATATTGCCGAAAAGGCTTTCCGAGAGAATAAACGAGTTCTACTACTGATTAGGTATATTGATCATGGAAAGACCCTAACTCGTCTGCTTAACGAGCAGAGGAGTATTCCTACCGTATTCTTGAGTGGACAAAGTGGACGTGACGATCGTAAGGAGCGAAAAGAAGAGTTTAATGAGAATGGAAACTTCATTTTAATTGCCAGTACAATTTATGATGAAGGGATTGATCTCCCCGAAGTGAATGTCTTGATCATAGCCTCTGGTGGATTAAGTGAAGTCAAAACAATACAAAGGGTAGGACGTGGTTTGAGAAAGAAGAAGGACGGTTCAACTCTTCAAGTCTTTGACTTTAACGACAGTTCGGAGTACTTGAATAAGCATTCGAAGGAACGCCGCTCAGTCTATGAGTCAGAGGGGTTCATAAAGGAGACACCATGAGTTATGAATCAGCAAAGAAATTGATAGGAAAGGTCCTTGACCGCGTCTGGTTGGTAGAAGCCCCCGGAACAAAAGCTCGAATACTTGTTGCCTCCACCACCAACCTACTTGAACGTTTCGCACGCGAAGTAGGTATCCCCATCTCGTTTGCGGGTGGGTCCGATCGTTATTCGGGTACCCCCACACTTCGAGTGTGGAAACAAACCCTCTATGATGCCATTCAGGGAGGTGCGGAACTGATCTCACAAAAGGACTTTGATCATATCTTTTGTGATCAGTGGGGATGCGGTATTAGTATTAACGGAAAGTATTATAGTCCAAAAGAGAGACCGGGCATGAATGAGTGCCCGATTGATCAATTAAAAGAGGAGGTCCAAAAAATGGACAATCTAACGCCGGTTGATCAAAAGCTGGTTCACCGATTCCAGCTACGTCCAGCTTTACGAAAGGTTCTTAGTGATCGAGCAAGGGAGGAAGTGGCAAAGTACCTTATGCCCTTCCGTGAAGGAAGTGCCTCGGCAAAAATGTTTCAGATACTGTTCGGTCGAAAGAGAAAAAAGGCAGATATAGGCAACGAAACTAAAAAGGTTGCTTTCTTAGCCGGGGTCACATCAGGAACGGTTGATCGAGCAAAGAGTGGGCGTCGCTATTATACCAAGAACGGAGTGACTATATACTATGACATGGAAGTCACGGCCTCGGTGGGCCTTCTTTATGCGATCGGTATTCTTGAAAATCGTTCCATACTTAAAAAGTATGAGGACATGCTTTTACCAACCCACAAAAAAAGCTCGTCTGGTGATGGCCCAACCTACAAGAACGAACCTGAGTACCAGGACTATCTTAGATTTAAGGAGATGATTGCTCGCGAGGCGGCCAACAAGCAATGAACTTCTTTACCGCCGACCCACACTTCAACCACGGGAACATTATCCGACACTGTTCTCGTCCCTTCCAAAATGTTGAGGAGATGAACTCGACTATGATCATGAACTGGAATTCCAGAGTTCGACCAGGCGATGTGATCTATGTTATCGGCGACTTCGTGTGGGAGGGGTTTGGTGTGATCATTCCTCAACTAGTTGGTGAGATCCATCTAATCCCAGGCGGGCATGATGAGCGACTGCTTCAGTTCTTGAAACGAAACCCAGGACAGTCAAACCGGGATTGGCAGGAACGGTTGATCATACATCCGCCCATCCTGGAGAAAAGTTTTCCGATAGGAGGTCAGAATGAAAAAGTAAGAATCATTATGTGCCATTACAGCATGCGAGTTTGGTCGGCGAGTCATTATAACTCATGGCACTTGTATGGCCATAGTCACGGGCGTCTTGCCGGCCAAGGCAAATCGTTCGACATCGGAGTTGATGCGAATAATTTTTTTCCCTTGTCATTTGTTGAGGTTGCTGATATAATGAGTCAACGACCTGATAATTTTAATCTCGTTCACAGATGAGGAGGAGTAAATCATGGCTAAGAAAAACAGTATCAAGGCGACCGCCGAGAAGGTCGGCAAGTCCAAATCGCTCCTGAAAAGGGAAGCGAAGGAAGCCGAGTCCGTTGCAAGGTTCAAGAAAGCAAACCCAGTTTCCCCAGTACCAGTAAAAAAGAGGATCAACCGACTAGAGTTTTTCAACGAGCATGCTATTAGCATTGGTGCTAGCTATGCGGAAACTCAGTCCCAGATTGCCACTGCTCGAAAACTAAAGTTGCCCTCATGGTTGGTTAGTTATGTCCTTGTCCGACTTCTTCCTGGGGAGTTTAAAAACAAGAGCGTTCAGAAAATGATCAACCATGATGAAACCGCTAAGGCGGGGGCAGTATAATGCTTGAACTCTTCTACGAAGCAAAGTTCGATGCGGCCCACCGATTGATGCACCATGAAGGCAAGTGCAGGAATCTTCATGGGCATACTTGGAGGGTCTCAATCGGAGTAGCTGGTAACCCAGATCCTAAGACAGGAATGGTTGTGGATTTTGCCATTCTGAAACTCTCGGCGATCAACTTGGTCATGCATTTCTTTGATCATGCTACTATCCTAAACTCAAGAGATCGTGAGTTGTGGATGGCCCTTGAGGACCACAAGTTGTTCCTCATTGATGGCGAACCTACCTGCGAAAATCTGGCTAAGGTAATCTTTGACAAGATCAGGGAAAAGTTGGACTGCTCGCTTTTCACTTTTATTCTGTCGTCAGTCACTGTGTGGGAATCTGATCACGCCTCGGCTCGTTACTGCGGGCTGTAGTAAAATCTTGAACAAGGAGAAAACTGATGAGTAAGGTAACAACACCAAGTCAACTGGTGGAAACCCGCTTGGGGATTGCAAAAGATGAACCTTTACCAACGAAGGTTATAAAGGACAACCTCGTTGCTTTTCTTCATGAGTGTTACTACTTCAATGCTAACGATCGTGTAAAAGTTCTTGACTGTCTTGACCTCATCTCACCTGATGCCAAGAGGGCGTTTGCCAGATTGTTTCCATTGTGACTGTGAAGATTAGTCGTGCTTAATTATAATAAGGCCTATATACGACCAATAGGCTCCAATTGTTTATCAGTATTATCTTTAGTAATTTTTACACTAGAACATAGTGCTTTAGCACTATGTGATAGAAGCGGACGAGGCGTCCGCACGCGGCAGAGCCGCGAGACAGGATTGATCAGTGAATAAGAAGAAGTTTGCCTCAGTTGAGTTAACAGGTGCTGACGCAGTCGAGATGCTTTTGACTCACGAGACATTCCGTCACATCGCCAACACGTTCGCCGCTTACTGTCACTACTACCAGAAGCGACCGAGTTGGTTTTACAAAGGTGCTATGATTAACTCGCCCACGGCCCGGGCTAAGGCTGAGGAGAAAATCCGGCGTTTGATTCTGCTGGTAGTCGCGTTAGAGACTGAGATCGAGATATTCTTGAAGGCTCAGTTCGAAATACTCGTACCTTATTTCTCCGCACAAAAGATTCCTGTCACCTTTGACATGATGCTCACAGACAAAGCCATTGATCGCTTCCTGAGATATAAGGAAAGGATCAAGGCACAATACAAACTCGAGTCAGATCGTGAGCGCGCTTTCTACAGTCTGCCCAAAAAGGATCTGACGATCTCGATACTCAACTCGGGGTATGCGTTCCTTTCTGTCCTGACCAAGAAACAGGAACGACTGGGTCGACTGCCGGAACCGAAGGAGGTACTGGAGGTTCTGGAGGTAATGGCCAGATCAGGAATGGTGACTCGCTTTTACGTGGCCACCTCTCCTTTACTTAGACAGGTTGAGGGGTGGTCAATTTTCTTAACCAAGTATATTTCGGAGACATGGGAAACCTTGACAAAAGAAGAGTCATACGAACTACAGAGAGTTCGGGATGAGTTGTCCAAGGCAGTTGAAAGTAGTGAGGTAGGAAAGTATGTCTAATCCAGAAACATATACAAAAGACTTTACGGAAGAAATACAGCATCGTATTGTTGCCATGATGTTTTTTGATCATGAGTCATTTCTCATGGTAAAAGAAATAGTGAAGCCAGAGTACTTTGAGAATCCTGTTCTGTCTGATCTGGTTCGGATCATGCTAAAGTTCCATGATAAGTATGGCCGGTGTATTGAGTTTGAGGAGTTAACTCAGGAGCTGGATGTTCATCTAGATATGTCCAAGCGCCCTCTTCCTCGTGAGGTGTACACGGAACAGTATAGCAAACTTATGCTCGAGGGCGCCCAGGTTACGGACTATCATTACATTCGTGACCAAGTGGTAGCATGGGCACAATACCAACTGGTCAAGATAGCAATTCTGAAAAGTATTAATTTACTGCAAAAGAAAAGGGACTACCCGGGCATCCTTAAGGAGATCAAGGATGCCGTTTCGGTTGGAGAGTCAACGCATGAGATGGGGTCATTCTACTTTGAGGAACTGGAGCAACGATTGGCAGATAGAAAAAGCGGCTGGTGTCGAGGTGAGGTTGCTATTCCAACAGGGATACCAACACTTGATAGGCATTTAGGTGGTGGTTTGGCGCAGGGGGAGTTGGGTATCATTATGGGCCCAACGAAACGGGGTAAGACAATTACTCTGGTGAATTTTGCTAGGGGGGCATTGTTGAGGGGGAAAAACGTTTTGCACATTGGAATGGAAAGTAGTGCTAGACGAACAATGGTTTTATATGACGCCCACTTTTCAGGAGTGGTGAAAGACAATCTAAAGGATAACGAGGATGCGATCCGAACGAGGATCGGAGAAATGCTAGCAACTATGCAGTGTGGAGTACTGGTGATAAAGAACTTTCCTCCTCTTAAGTGCACAGCCGCTACCATCGAGGCCCATCTTCAAAAACTTCGGAACGTGAAGAATCTTCGGATAGATGTTCTATTGCTTGACTACCTGGGATTGATGGAAGTCGCAGGAAAACTTATTGATCGTGACGGCGGTAAGTATGCAAAACTGGGACAGATTACAAAGGAGCTATTGGCAGTCGCACAAGAGTATGATGTTGCGATCTGGTTGGTTCACCAGGCCAACCGTGGCACATTAATCAGAGGTGGAGAGAAGGAAGTAATCGGAATGGTGGACTCTGGGGACTCCATTGAACCAATGCGGGATGCCGATATTATCCTGACATTTAATCAGTCAGAGGATGAGGCGAAGGCGGAGCCAACCAATGGATATCAGGATTGCCGGATCTATTCGGCCGGCGGTCGGGAGGTGGCGGACAAGTGGTGTATTCCACTAAAGGTAAACAAAGGAAAGTGTCTGATAGTTGAGCCGGGTATGGAGGATTGATCATGGAGAAGATACTTCTGACTTTTGATCAAGTGTGGGAGATGGTGAAGGATCTGGTGCACACGCAAGTTCCGTATCCTCCGGACGTGATCGTGGGGGTGTCTCGTGGAGGCATCTATCCCGCTATTAGGGTTCAGTCGCTCCTATCATCAATTACCGGTAAGAGGTTTGACTTCAAGGTCGTTGATCCTTTCACTACCAAGTGGATGGATGAGTTCAAGGACGAAGCGATCCTGGTCATTGATGATATCTGGGACTCAGGGGCTACGTTGCAGTTCATCCAAGACGAGGCCGCCAAAAGGAAGTTGAATCTCAAGGCGTATGCCTTATTCGTCAAGACACCTGAGGACAAGGCCAAGGATGTCTGGTATCAGTTTCCGTGGGAGACAGATTCTGATGAGGCCGGCGGACGAAAGCAGGCAACCATTACTCTGTTACGATCAATCGGAGAGGATCCGATGCGAGAAGGTCTTCGTGACACTCCTCGGCGGATTGACAAGATGTGGAATGAGTTGACCAGTGGGTACCGGCAGGATCCTGAAGCCATTCTAGGTACTGCTTTCTCAACTGAGTCATACGATGAGATGATCATGCTAAGGGATATTCACTTTTACTCAATGTGTGAGCATCACATGCTTCCCTTCTATGGCGTGGTACACTTTGCTTATATTCCGGATAAGCGAATCGTTGGAGTATCAAAGATCGCTCGTCTGGTGGACTGCTTTTCTCGTCGCCTTCAGATTCAAGAACGGATGACCATGCAGATTGGTCGTGAGTTTGAGAAAATAGTTTCTCCACTTGGAGTAGGAGTAGTGGTGGAGGGTGTACATTTGTGCATGATGATTCGGGGAGTTGAGAAGGAAAATGTGAAGATGCTTACCAACTATCTTGGAGGATCCTTCCGTGAGGCGGCGGTCAAGTCAGAGTTCCTTGGAAGATTGGGATCGAAATGAACAAGTATCTATTCTCCTGTGTTTATCTGACTCGGTTCTGTCCGATGCGGTGTGACTACTGCCGTCTGCGGGATTCTAAGTTGACTGAATCGGAAATGGATACCACACAGTGGAAGAGGGCATTCGAGGAGTTGGAGGAGTTGGGTGTTTCTTTCCACTTGATCCTAGGCAACGAACCTCTAGCGGTTCAAGGTATTGTTGACTTCATTCGTTGGTTGGGTGATAGGATGCCGTACGCTATGTACAGCAGTTGCTCGCCTGGCCTTTTTGATCGACTGAAGTATGACTTGGTACGGGCTGGTCTCAAGAATCTGAGTTGCGGATGTGATATTCTGGACTTCTCTCGAGAAGTCAAATTGGGAGACATGGAGATTAAGTCACGTCGTGCCTATTCTGCGCTTCAGGAGGCGAAGGTTCTGGGAGTCCCTGATAGGCATGGGACACTTACGGTATCTCGTCAGACACTAGCACACGCACTTGCTACAGTAAAGCAGATGACTGACAAGGATATCTGGGTGGCGATCAACTTCCTTCACTGGGATAAGGACGGTGGCTTCGATTTCTTCCCGAAGGCAGAGGAGATTCCTGATCTGGTATTTCGGGAAAGTGATAGGTCTTGGTTTGAGGACTCCATCTTCAAGATCAAGGAAGAGGTGATTAAAGGAACCGTCCAAGTTCAAAACCCACCTGAATACTTTGACGATGCAATCAAGCATGGAATGGATATGTCATGGCATTGTAAGATGCCTCTGATCTATTCGGTGGATGCTGATGGGCGGATGCGATGTTGTGGTTATCGGCGGGGCACTCACTCTCCTAAGTTCTCGATTTTTGATGTGAGGAAAAACCTTTCCAACTTTGTAATCGCAAATGATCAAGATCGACAAGATTGCCCGGGATGCTTCTGGAGTTACTGGTGGCAGGCAGATCACTTTTACGAGACCGACCAAAAAGAATTTGGGATGGGTGTCTTTCAGTTCCATGACTCGAAATATTATAAAGGAGAACAGTATGATAAAAAGTTACAATCTTGAACTTTTGGCCCGCTTGGATAGTTTGATCAATCGAGATGCATTCGATGATCAGATACAGAATAACGAACTGTACAAGGGGGTTGTCAGTGGTTCCCCAGTCCTCTTGCGGGAGTTGAATGACGTATGCCAACGCTTTCCAAATGGTTGGACTGGTCGTTTTGTTTTGGATGTTGGCTGTGGTTCGGGGTTTACTTTTGATCAACTGCCTTTTATTACACACGGAGTGGAACCGAACGAAGTAAAGTTTCAGAATGCTTGTGCAAAAGGGAAACCGGTAGAGCAAGGATTTTGTGAAAACATCCCCTTTACCAGTAACTTTTTTGACTGTGTAATTGTCTGGGGTGTTCTGTGCTTTGTCAGGAGTCTGGTTGAATCCCTTATTGAGTGCAATCGAGTACTCAAGGTTGGTGGGTACCTTGTAGTTGATACTGTTTCTAGTACCATTCTCCCAATGGCACAGACTGTGGATGAGCTGTCCTTTTGTAGATATACCCGTTCGTTTGGTTTTGAGGTGGTGGAGAGGTTAAGATTTTGTGAGCCCACTACCCCGAGACATTATCGTGTTGGTTTTGTACTCGAGAAGGTACAAGACTTTGTAGAAGATATGTTGTTGGCTCCTTTCGTTGTGGGAGGAACAATTAATAACTTTTTAGAGGACCGAGATTGGTTTATGAAGTGAGGAGAAAAAGAAATGAGAATAATTATCACCGGAGCTAGTCAAGGTATCGGCTTGGCAATCCTTACTCGACTCAATGACGAGTTTCCAAATGCTAAGTTCATACACGTTGGTCGTTCCTTCATTCCTAAGGATAGGGTACCGTCACCTTGCAACCTTGACCAGGTGGCGACCGACCTCTCCATTGGTGTTGATCTTGAGCATGTCTGTCGAGAGTTGGGTAGACAAACTATCGACATCTTGGTTAACAATGCTGGAGTGATGCCGTTTCACAAGTTCGGAGTAGTGGGGATAAGTGAATACAATCGGGTCTTGGATACGAATCTTCGGGCTCCGTTCTTTCTGTCCCAGGCAGTTATTGAGAAGATGCCTGGGGGGGGAAGGATCATCAACATCGCTTCAATCTCAGGCAGTCGGGCGGAGGCGGACATTGACATAGTCGAGTACTGTGTGAGTAAGGCAGGTTTGATTATGCTCACTAAGTCACTTGCCAAATTATTCCCGACTCTTTGTATCAACTCAGTATCACCAGGCTTTGTTGCACCTACTAATCTTGTGAACATCAATCAACCCACACCTGAGCATTTGGTACAGTCAATTCCAAAGAAGAGAGAAGCCAAACCTGAGGAGGTTGCCGAGTTGGTCGCTTTCCTGTGCTCAAAGGCAGGTGACTATATCACTGGTCAAGACTTGATCATAGACGGAGGAAAGTCTCTGTAGGAGGAAACAATGGTGCAACTTATTTATCTTGAGCAGGCACCCCAAACAAAACGACACTATCCCTGCTTTTATTATGTAGATGGGAAGGGAACTTATCATGCAGTTGCTCATGTTATAAAGGCACGGGGAGCCGATAAAGCAATGCGGGGGGCATTCGAATCGTTGGTTGCCTCTTTGTCAAAGTTAATACCAGAGGGGAAGTAGGATGTGTGGCATAGTGGGCGTTTGGAATCGGGATGGGGTCTTTGATTGGGATACGTACGATGCGTTGTTCTCTGCGGCGGAGAATAGAGGACAGGATGGCTTTGGTATCGCTCTGGTTCCTGATGTCCGGAAGAAAGAGATACTGACCTTTAAGTCCACGAAGACCTATTCTATTGACAAGTGGGCGGTTAAGAATTGGTTGATGGATCCTGCCCCGGTAAAGGGTAGTTTGATCATTGCGAACTTCCGTGCCCAACCAGAGACTGAAGTTGAAAGTTCAGATAAGAATCTTCAGCCGATTGTATATACAAAGGAGGGGGCGCTGATTCTTTCCCATAATGGTTCAGTGGCAAATTTCGTGGTGGACAAATACTCCAACTATCAAACAAAGATTGATAGTGAAGTTATTCTCAAGTCCTATCAAACGAGTCATAATATGGAGAAAGTTATGGGGGAGATGGTGGGTGGGTTTGCTTTTCTTCTCTATGATCAAGAAGCTAATCGTCTGTTCTGTGTCAATGACTTCAAACCTTTGGCAATCTGTTGTATCAGAGGAAAGGGGGTTATACTTCACTCATGTCTTGACGTGATCGAATCAGTAACTAGGAAGATCACCGACTCCCCGCGTTGCGGAATGAATGTGTGGGAGGATTGGTATTATCATTGGCAGGATGGAAACACCATTCGGGAGATTGATCTTGATAGTGGGATGGAAAGGATCATGACCTTCCAACCCAACCGATACCATCCGGTATGGAAGCCATCAGTGAAGATCAATAGCGAGTCTGTCCTGGTCTCCTCTTCCGGCGGGATTGATAGTGGCCTGTCCGCGTTTGTCATGAGGCGCCTGGGATACCGAGTGACTCTGGTGAACTTCAACTATGGTCAGCGGGGCTGGGAGGCAGAGAGTTTGGCCTCCAGGCGTCTTGCTGATTACATGGGCTCGGAGTGGGTCGGCATTGATTTACAGAACATCTTCAAGGGGGATCCTTCGTCATTGATTAGACCGACCATTCCTATCGAGACAGGGACGGAGAGTTACATCAAGACAACGACTGCGTGGGTGAGCAATCGCAACGCAATTTTCCTATCCATCCTTGCCTCGTTGGCGGAACAGCAGATCCTGAGTAACAAGTCGGATCGAGTTCACCTCGTTACCGGAATGAGTAACCTCACCGAGGAGGGCTTCTATCCTGACAACTCAGAGTACTTCGTTCGTGCCTTCCTGGAGATGACTAAATACTCAACACTAGTCGGTGATCGCATCACTTACGTTTCGGTCATGCAACAGATTATGAAGTCCGAGGAGTGGATCCTTGGTAAGGAGCTAGACTTTCCCTTTGGGATGACAGTAAGTTGTGACCAGCCCTATGTATCGGAAAAGGGAGAGATCTTCTTATGCCGGCAGTGCGGTTCAACTCTTCTTAGCATCTGGGCGGCTGAGATGGCTGGTGTTGAAGATCCAAGACAGTTTTATGACTTGGAGGGACTGCCCGTCATGGAAAAGAGGATTACCAAAGGAAGTAAAGGCAAGGTTGACTATGCCGATCTGGTTCGCCGAATTAAACTGCCTAGTAAAAAGGACTACGATAAGTTGGCCGATCTTCTGATGGGTCCAAGGAATTGATCATGGCAAAAAGCAGACGTCCTGTTCTGATGTTTAGCGGGGGGCTTGACTCATTGATTGCCTGGTTTGTTTTGGGCAAGCCAAAGGCAGTTCATGTCCACTTGGGTCACCGCTACGGAGCATCGGAATACTTCACTTCCATGAGTCTTGCGAAAAGATTGGGCATGGACTTGATCATTGAGAAACGATTGTACCTCGGTGATCAGGAAGCACCTGATGCCTATATCCCAATGCGTAATCTTTTCCTTGCCATGATTGGTGCACTTTACGGGGATGACATTTACTTGGTTTTCCAAAAAGGTGAGCAGTCCATTCCTGATCGTTCGCCTGAGTTCCTGGATAAGGCGTCAGAGATGCTATCTTTCCTTAATGAGCGAAGGATCGTGGTGGACAGTCCTTTCCAAGGTATGACAAAGTCAGGCATGATCAAGTGGTACCTTGATCAAGGCAACGAAAAGTGTCCGGTCGATGTTCTCTATAAGTCGTTCTCTTGCTTTGGATCGGACTCAACAAAGGTTCCTTGCGGAGAGTGCGCCGCCTGTTTCAGGCGATGGATAGCCTTTGAGAATAATGGATTGAGTCTTGCCCTTCGTGCAGATATCAAAGAGTGGTCGGGCATACCGGGCTACATCAAAAGAATTAAGGCAGGCGAGTATGATATAGAGCGTGCTCGTGAAATTGAAGTAGTTTTAAGGAGGCATGAACTATGGATGAAGTAATTACAATAAGCAAGAAGGCGAAGACACTTAAGAAACTTATGGATATTCTTTTTGACTTCTCTTCTCCAACCAACATTCTTCCCACCTCGTGTGTGTTTATTTTTCACCAATCTTATGTCATTGCGTCCCAGCTTTGGGGAGGGGCGGCATGTAAGGATAGGGTGCTGGACTTGAAGGAGAACTATCACACTGTTGGCCTCCCTGTTGGTGCTACAAAAAAGATTTGGGGACTATTGTCTGGGCATCTCGATAAGGAGATTATCTTTACTATTACTGATCAAACTCTTGGTTTTAGTATTGGGCACTTTCATGGTGAAGTCGATTTGGTTGAGTCAATGGGGATTGTAACACCTGAAAGTCTTCTTGGCCAAATTAAGGAGTGTCCTGGACAAGAGTTTCTTGCCGCACTTAAGTCATTATCTTTTTGTATGTCAAAGAATACTTATCAGCCGGCATTCTGCGGGATCTGGTTTGTCAAGGATCAGAATGCGTTGATCGCCTCTGACAATTATAGAGTGACTCGTTATACTCTAGATGAACCTTTGAAGGGCATTGATCAAGATTTCTTTATGTCGGCAGAGGTAGTTGAGCAACTTATTCGACCTAAGTATAAATTGGAACGGTTGGGGGTAACTTCTGAAGGTTTTGTGGTATTTGACTTTGGTGTTGACGTCAATAAGGAGGAAGGATTTCTGGTATTTGTAACGGGTGTCTCTTTTCTTATGCCTGCGCATAATCATCTTTTGGATACACTCAATGAAGAGATAGATAAGGCAGAGATTAAGTTTGACTTTCCGAAGGAACTGTTAGGAACGGATTTATCTGGAGTGGCCTTACTTTTTAAGGATGCTATGGAGTATTCAGACGCTGAGATCAGTGCTAAAGATGGTATCCTTACTATTATTCCCATCCTTCTTCAGGCGTCCTCTGGAAAGAATATGACCATTACTCTTCCTCTTAGGGGATGCCCAGACTTTGAAAAGGTTAGAATACATTCGGACTTTTTGTTAACCGCTATTGAGCGATATTCCAGATTTGTTATTGTTCCTGGTCGGTGTATCTATGCTTATACTCCAGGCACGAGTGAAGAACATTACATTGGTTGGAAGGTGGGATCAATAAGATGAGAGATCTAACCTTCAAAGTTTTCTTTGTTATGACCTCTGAAGGTATGGGGCGTCTGGTGGAGTATGCAAAGGCGGGGGTATTTAGGAGAGTCTTGTCAAGCTTTGCGTATAAGGGCCCACTTGAGAAGCTTACAGCCACGCTTGGTAAGGAGTATACAAAGAAGATGGACTTGTTTGTGGACTCCGGTGCGTTTACTGTTATGACTTTAGGGCAGGAAGTTAACATTGACTTCTATGCTGACTATCTTAAAAAGTTTCGTGATGAGGATAACTTTCAAACTCTTCATGCGTTTAATCTTGATGTTATTCCTAAGTCCCGGGATCTTAGTGGAGAGGCGGCGAGACTTGAGGTTGAACGCGCCGCCGCAGAATCATTCAATAATTACATTTACTTAACTGAGAAGAAAGGCCTAGATTTTATTGTTCCTATCTTTCACTATGGTGAGAATGATCAATGGTTGAAGCGAATGGTGGATGCTGGTTGTCAGTATATAGCGTTGGGTGGTATGTCAGGAAAGATTAAGGGTTCAACGCTGAAGAAAGAGGCGTTCAGTCATTTGTTTGAGCGATTTCGTGAGTATAATTATCGTGGGAAGGTTCATATGCTTGGCCTTTGTATGCCAGATGTACTTGGTGACTTTCCTTGGTATTCAGTGGACGCAACAATCACGAAGTCGGCTGGTTATGGTCATATCTATTTGTTCGATGAGGATAAGAAGGATAAGAAAAAAGTCATGGTTGTTTCAGTTTCTCCTATTCGAGCCCGTCAAGGCGCGGTCATGGCCGCGAGCGTTCAGGATAACTATCTGGTTTCCCAACTTAAGAAGGTTGGAATAGAATCGACTATGGATGAGTTGTCGAAGAACTTTTGGCTTCGTGTTGAGGCCTGTTTCCGGTCATGGACGAAGTTCGAGGACTGGGTCAATCAGGAAAGGAAGAAGACGGGTAAGGCGTCAGTGTGGGATCTCTATCTTCAGCTGGAAGCGTCAAATATGTTTGAGGGATTAGATAGTGAAAAAACGTAACGATACGATGGTCTTCTTCCCTGAGTTGGAGAAACTGTCTCCTCGTGAGATTACGGATGAGTTTGGTCTTAGGATATCACGTAATCGGCGTTATGAGTATAGACTATATACATTGGAAGAGATTAAACAAATGCTTGTTGAGGAGGCACTTCGTCCGGTTCGTCCACCATCCAAATCTCGGTCATCTTCTTCTGGAGTCGACTCTTGCTTGAGGTGCCCACTGGGCAAGGGAGTCAAGAAGAATGAAGTCAAGGCCTCTGAGAACATTGGGACGGCGAGCGTTCTATTCGTTGGTGAGGCACCTGGTGTGGAGGAAGTTGAGAAGGGTATTCCGTTTGTTGGACCGGCCGGCCGATGCCTTCGCAAGTTCATACGGCTTGCCGGACTAGTTGAGGAGGACTGTGCTTTTGTGAATACTGTCCGATGCCGGCCTCCAGTCAAGGATCGTCCCTATGAGGTGGTGCCTTCTAATCGTCCACCTGAGGCAGTGGAGATTGCTTGCTGTTCCCGGTATCTTGAGGAGGACCTACAGAGGTTCCACGGAAAGTTGATCGTTCTCTTAGGCAACACACCACTCGATACTCTTCTGGGGCGCTGGCATGTGGGTGCCGCTCACGGCCATGGTTTCCTCAAGGATGGTCGTCGGTTCTATGTGATGTATCATCCTTCATATATTCTGCGTGATCAAAGACAGCGTCACGATGCGATGTATCTTGAGGAGATGCGCAAGATCAAAGTATTTCTTGATTCGGAACACAAGATCCCTTATAATATAGTTGATGATTGCGATAAGACAGAAGCGATGGTGAAGTCAATTCTGGATGAGGCCAACAAAAGAGATGAGGGTGCAATTGTGACCTTCGACGTTGAGTCATCAGGTTTTGACCCACTGGCTCCTGATGCTGTAATTGTGTCTATGTCCTTCACTTTGCGTAATGGTCCGACTTGGTGGATACCAATGAACCATCGTGAAAGTCCCAATCTTGATTATCACAAAGAAATAGCGAAGATAGTTAGTCCTCTTTTTATTGACTCTCGAGTTAAGATGGTTGCCCAGAATGCAAAGTTTGATCTTAAGTTCATGCAGGCCATCTATGGGGTTAGATCAACAAACCTCTGGCTTGATACTCAACTGGCGGTTTTCCTTTTGGAAGGAAAGCATAGTCCTCAGGGACTTCATCAGTGCGCGTGGAAGTTTACGGACCATGGTGGGTGGGACATTGATGCTAGTAACTTAGTTGAGGAAAGTTTGGAAAAGATTGCCAACTACAATACGATGGATACTTTTGTTGGTGATGAGTTGGCGATGATATATGAGAAAAGATTGTCACCCACAGCCTTTGAGTTCCTCATCACAATCTTGACGAAGGCGGTTTATACTCTCATTGAGATGGAGTTGGAGGGTGTGACTCTGGACCTTAAGGTACTTGAGGAAACCTATCAGGAGTATAACAAAGAGGCGTGTACTCTATTCAACAAGTTGGCCTCCTATAAAGAGGTGAGAACGGTTGCTGAGAAACTTCAGAGGGATGTAAACTTTAATTCAGGTTCCCATCTTCGTTCTATCTTGGAGGAGATGAAGCTTGTCTCGGAAAAGAAAACAAAAAAGACACAAAAGATGTCAGTGGATGAAGAGGCATTAGAGACGATTAAGGGTAAGCACCCCTTTGTCACTGACTTATTGAAGTATCGTACGACAGCAAAAATTATTAGTACCTATCTCATTCCTTATACAAAGTTAAACATCGATGGTGTGGTTAGGGGTGAGTATATGTTAACCAGAACGGCAACTGGTCGTCCATCGTGTCAAAAGCCAAACTTCCAGAACATACCGAAAGAGATTCGTCCGGTGTTTCGATCAAAGAGGGGATTGTTTGTCGAGGTTGACTATTCCCAAATGGAGCTTCGGGTACTAGCCATGTACTCGCATGACCAGGCGTTGATTGATGCCTTTAGGAGTGGTGAGGATATCCATGAGGTGACTCGGATGGCTATCTTCGGACCCAATGATGATCTATCTGAGTTGGCTAAAGCAAAGCAAAGGGTTGAGGCAAAGAGTGTAAACTTCGGAATTGTCTATGGTGAGTCTGCACATGGTCTGTCTAAGCAGTTAAAGATATCAATGCGGGAAGCAGATAAAAAGATTGAGGCCTTCTATACCAAGTATACTGGGATTAAAGGTTATGTTGATACAATACGGAAGCAGATTCGGAGTCGTGGTTATGTTGAAACCTTTTTTGGAAGGCGTCGATATTTTGCTACGGAGAATGTTCGTGACCAGGCTGGTTGGGAAGCCCTTTTCCGTGAAGGAGTTAATGCACCCATACAAGGTACCGCTAGTGATCTGGTATTGGATGCGGCGAGTCGTGTGTGGATGCTAATGCGGAAGAGGGGAATGGAGTCGTGTATGGTCATGAATGTCCATGACATGATTCTTTTTGACTGCCCAGAGAATGAAGTTCCCGAGATGCTACTGATGATCTATGATCAGATGGAGAGATTTGACCATCCGTGGGTCAATGTTCCAATCAAAGTCGACGTGGCCATCGGGACAAACTGGGGAGCTTTGGTGGGAATTGAATAGGAGGACAGTATGAGACTTTGTGCAAGTCAGATTAGGCAGTTGGTACATCTTCTTGGTCCGGATTCGGAGAAAGGTCTGAAGATCATCTTCCCTAAGGCCTATGCGTGGGAGAAAATTGATCCTAAGTTCCTTTGTTTAAAACCATATCCATTTGTGAAAATGGAGTCAGGGGTTGACATTATTGACCTTGTCCGTCTGGATCGTCCAGATATAGATGTCTGTGGGCATCCTATCCATGTAGGAGTATGGCGACCGGGTCAGGGCAACCAGGAGTTCAAGGTTGAGGATTATGTCTATAAAGTCATGGAGGATCTACACAACGGAACCTTTTCCGTGTGGCGGTGTCAGGAGTAAAACATGGATAAAGAATTCTTTCCCGTTGAGATGGTGGTCGGTGGGAAGACATATACCATCGACTATCAGAAGGAACTCAAGTGCAGTGAGGAGACTATTAATGATGATCTGAAGGACCAGCCAAGTTTGTTTGCTTGGTATGCCGTACTCTCTGAAGTCGCCCAGGCTGAGATGGCCGAGGCGAAGACTACACTTGAGATGGCCGAGGCAATCCTGGATGAGAGAATACGGAAGGAGTCGGCCGGTGACAAAGTCACTGAGACCATGGTTAAGAACAGGATTCGTTTGGATCCTACCTTCCAGGGAGCCCAGGAGAACTTTGCGACGGCACGGAAGAACGTTGGTATCTTGGGTGCGATTAAGGAGTCCTTTTATCATCGGAAGGACATCCTTATCTCGTTGGCTTCAAATATGCGGGTGCAGGCAGACCCGTCTATTTACATAAAGAAGCAAGAATTAGCCAAACCTTAAAGGAGGTAACCAATGGCAAAACTTTTTGGTGAGCCGGATACTGAATCGGCTCAACGAGTGGTTGATCAGGAGAAAAAGCGTGCTCAGGGCTTTGACTGGTCAGAGAAGCACTGGAGACCCAAGAGTGGGCCCGATGGAAACCAGATCCGACTCCTCCCCGCCCGGGCAGGAGCGAAGGTTTCCTATCACCTGTACGCGGCTGTGCACTTCATCAAGCACGCCGAGGATGACAAGACCGAGCGGTTCGTCTGTAACCGGGAGACCTACGGGACAAAGTGTCCTGCCTGCGAAGAAATGTTCCGTTTGATCAAGGCCAAACAACCTGAGGAGGCCAACAAGTACCGGCCCAAGAGGTTCGGCGTCTTCAACGTCATTGACAGAGAAAAGCCGGAAGATGGAGTGAAGCTCTACGAGGCACCGGTACAGGGTGTCTACCAGAAGATCATGCAGATCATCTCGTCCAAGGGCAGGATGTCCAACTTGTTCGACAAGTTCGACAAGTCCGGTAAACTCGAGACTTCAGGTCGGGATCTTATGTTGGTATTTGACAAGACGGCCCTACCACAGTCTATGTACAATGTTTATCCTACCGACCCCTCACCGCTGGGTACGGAGGAAGAGATGTCTGCCTGGGCAGAACAGATCGTCGACCTGGATGTGAAGGCATTGTATCCGGAAGCGGACTTCGATTTGGTGACGATCAAGACTTTTGGCAATGCGGAGGAGAGAGATCTTCTTCGTGACGACCTGAGAAAGCAACGCGAAGCGGCTAGTGCCGAAGAGGCACCGGTCGCTGAAGAAACTTCCGCCGAAGCGGGCGCTGAGGAAGTGGCTGAGGACGTGGTCGAGGAAGCGGCTGAGGAAGCGGCTGAGGAAGCGGTCCCGGCTGAGTCTGAGGACGACACTATGGCTAAGCTTGAGGCCCAGATGAAGGAGCTTAAGGAACGGAAGGCCCTTGCTACTAAGCAGGCAAAGGAAGAGGCGGAGAAAAAGGCGAAGGTTGAGAAGCCTAAGGAAGAGGCACCCAAACCTAAACCAGCGGCCCCCAAACCGGTTCCGCCCACCACGAAGGCTCCTACGGAGAAGGCGACTAGTACCCCGCCGCCGCAGGAAAAGCTGGACGAGATCAAGAAGAAGATCGAGGCCGCCAAGGCTCGGTTAGGGAAAAAGTAACAGTGAGGATCCGGACTGGCTGGGGTAGCGATCGTGGCGCCCAACTTTCCTCCCTCCGGTCCGGATTCTTTTTTAGGTGAAAGGTGAGACAATGACTAAGACAGGTGATCTTCACAATAAACTGGGGACTATCAATCTGGCCGATCGTATTAGTGAATTGGTCAAGTTCAGAGTGCCCACTGGTATCCTGGCTATTGATCGGGTTATCGGAGGCGGTATCCCTGCAGGGAAACTGTCCGAAATATATGGTGACTTCAGTACAGGGAAAAGTAGGATCGCTTGTCATGTCATTGCTGAGACTCAGCGTCTAGGTGGTCGAGCCGTCCTGATTGATACCGAACGCGCTCTTGATCAGGGGTTGATAACTCTGACCGGTGTCAAGTTGGACGATACCTTTTTCTATCCCGATCCTGATACCCAGTTAAAAACTATTGAGGATGTTTTCAAGGTCATTGGTGAAAGTGTGAAACTGCTTCGTGATGATGACCCAGATCAGCTACTTACGATAATCTGGGATTCTGTTGCCGCTACTCCAGGAATTGAGGACTTAGAGAAGGAGATTGGTCGTAGTGAGGCCTCAATGCGAAGGGCAAAGGTAATCGGTGACGGCCTCAAGCAAGTCATGGCGAAGGTTTACCAAAGTAAAATCTGTCTGATCTTCATCAATCAGATCCGAGACAAGATCGGGGTTATGTATGGAGAGAAAACGGAGACGGTGGGCGGTAAGGCGATCAAGTTCACTGCTTCCCTTCGCCTTCACTGCTTCCTATCGGGGGCAATTAGGAATGAGTCAACCAAGGAACTTGACGGGTACAAAGGACGTTTAGAGGTTGCGAAGTCAAAGATTTGCCGGCCCTTCGGGGTGGTGAACTTTGAGATGCTAACAGACAAACCGATTGACACTTACTCAGGATTGCTTGATTACATGGTCAGACATGGTGAGTTGGAAAGCATTGCCGGCTGGTACAAGTTTCCTGAACAGACTAAGAAGTTTCGGAGTGAGGACTTTCCTAAGAATTACGAAGAGTTCGTGGGCAAGAAATGAATAAGTGCATACTCCTAAAGATGTATCTACGTCGTAGTGATCGTACTTTGGTCAGTCAGCTTGTCTATCAGCTATCAGGTCAGCGGCCGAAAGGTTTTGTGGTGGAGGGGGATAGCACATTTCTCAGGACTCATGTAGTTCGGATGAAGGCACATAGTGGTGATGAGTTTGCGGTGACCGATGCCGAGATCGGAGAGTCATACAAAGGAGTGCCTGTCTTTTCCTCAACCGACTTGAGGAAGGTAGGGGAGTTATGTCAATAATGATCTGCGACGAGTGTGGTAAAAAGACTCGCAAACCAAAGCTTCGAAAGGGCCGAGTTTACTGTCCAAGATGCCTTAGAGCCTTTCTGAAAAGATTTGTTGAGCTGATTCGGAGGGCATGATGGATACGATTACTTCACTATTACTGATTGATGGAAACAATCTAGGTTGGATGGCATATGGACGGTCCCCCCTATCTTATAAGGATCAAAGGACCGAAGTGATCAAGATAGGTCTGATGATGTTACGGAACTATCTTGAACTTTTCAGTCCTGATCGGCTGGTGGTGGTATGGGATGGGGGGCATGATCAATCCCGTACTTCCATATATCCTGAGTATAAGAAACGGGATAAGGAATTGACAGAGGCGGAGAAAAAGGAACGAGACATTTTCTTTGATCAGTTGAACCGACTTAAGGATAGTATTACCAAGTTGGGAATTGATCAAGTCCGGGTACGAAGGCGCGAGGCTGACGATGTGATCTTCAGCTTGCTGAATCCTGCACTCCGAGAGGAGGAGCAGGCCTTTATCATCTCAACTGATGAGGATATGTTTCAGTTGGTTGCTCACTATCCTGAGGTAGCTATCTACTCACCGATTAAGCAGATCCTCTATACCAAGGAGGAGATCGAAGCCAAGTTGGGATTCTCCATTGACTTTTATCTCTATTACAAAGCTCTGGTTGGCGATCCAAGTGATAATCTTCCTGGAGTTTATGGTATCGGTCCCACTAAAGCAAAGAAATTAATTGAGTATTTGAAAGGCGGTGCACCCGAGGAATGGGTTGAAAAGAATGCCGGTTTAATTACTGCTTTGGACAACCAATACGAAACCTATAAAAAGATGATTGATCTTATTGAGTTTCGTTCCATTACTAAGGAGGAAATTGCCACTGGATTCATTCCTGGAACTGATGGGGATATCCTGACAAACATTTACGAGATTGCCAACCGGTATGGCTTTGATCGTGTACTTGAGAACGTGGGGGGGTTCATGGGACCTTTTCTAGCTTTTCAGAACAGGAGTAAGGTATGAGAATCATCAAGCAGTCATTCTCGTTTGTGGAATCTGTACCAATCTCCGGCTCTCTGGTACTATACCAGTTGGAGAGAATTGGTCGTACCTGCTATAAGTCTGAGAATAGAATTACGGACGACTCAGCTAGGTTCTTCGTTGCTAAGTTAATTAAGGCTGGGCATACTTCCGTACTCGAGCATGTTTCAGTCACCGTGAGAATCATTACCAATCGGGGAGTCAGCCATGAGTTGGTACGCCATCGAATCGCTTCGTATTCACAAGAGTCGACTAGATGGTGTGACTATGGTAAGGAAGGATCCATCACCGTAATCCTTCCTGTGTGGCTAAGTTTTGGTAAAGATACTGATAGTGAGGCATCGTTAGCTTGGGAGCATGCTATGAAGAATGCCGAGGTGGCCTACTTCACATTACGTCGACTAGGTTGGGGAGCTGAAAAGGCACGAGGTGTCCTACCCAACGATCTAAAGACCGAGATTGTCATGACTGCGAACCTGCGGGAGTGGAGATTGATATTTGGTCAAAGATGTGCCAAGAACGCTCACCCCCAGATGCGATTGCTAATGCAGGAAATTCTTCTTAACTTCCGAGATAGATTTCCTGTGATCTTTGATGACCTAGACTACGAGGGGCAAATTATATGCGAACCTTGATCTTCTCCGATCTTCACGATCACAATTACCAAGAGTTTTCGACAATCAATGAGGGGGTTAATTCCCGGTTGTTGGAGCATCTGCTATGCCTTGATCTGATTGCCGAGGATGCTCTGAAACTTAAGGTAGACGTGATTGTTTTTGGTGGTGATATCTTTCATCTGAAAAACTTTGTGGACTCTCAGGTGATCAAACTTACCATGAAGAAGATGGAGGAACTTTCGGAGATAGCCCCAATCGTAATCTGTCCGGGCAATCATGACTATCGTGGGTGGGGAAGTGATCCTATTCTTTTGGAAATACTGTCGGAGTTTTCAGGAAACATTCATCTACCCACTATCGGAACTCATAATGAAGTGACATGCTTTGGCTGGACTATCAAGATTTTTCCTTTTACTCGAGACATTGACTCCCTCAATGATCAATTGAAGGCACATCCCCGAACTTCAAAAACGATCGCTATCCTTCATCAAGATATGATAGGATCAATGTACGGAAAGTTCCTGGTTGAGAAGGGATTGTATCCAGAGTTACTGGCCGATCGGTTCCCGTTCTCTTTCGTGGGCCACTTCCATGATCAAAAGTCAATGTCACCCACTGTCTGGTCAATCGGTTCACCCCTGATGCTGTCGTTTGGGGAGCAGGATCAAGGAAAAGGCTGGCTATTCCTTGATACGGATGAGGGGGTGGTCAAACAACTTCTTAATACGGTCTCTCCTCGTTTTAGAACGGCGATCGTTGAGGTCGGCGACGAATTGCCCACGATTAGTGATGAGGAGGCCGCTCGCGACTTTTTCCGGTTTATCATCAAGGGGTCAACTATTCCTGATTTATCTCGATTCCATTGGAAACGAGTCAAGGTTGAGGCGGTGTCGGATAAGAAGAAAAGGACTTCAATCAGTTTTTCGGATTCAACTTTGGACTTGATTACAAAATATGTCAAGTCAAGGGGCACTGATCTTGACGAGAATTTGTTAATTGAAACTGGGCGGAGGTACTTGCTGTGAGATTCCTTCAACTTCAAGCAAAAAACTTCATGAGCTTTAAGGAGTTCACTCTTGCCTTCCCACCCAATGGTCTGGTATTCGTTGGTGGTGAGATTGAGGACGGTAGAATCAGTTCGAGTAATGGTGCGGGAAAATCAGCGGTCTTTGAGGCCCTATGTTGGGGTCTTTATGGACAGACGCTTCGCAACGTAGGCAAGGGGGATGTAGTTAATCGTTCGGTGGGAAAGGATTGCATGGTCGAGATCATCTTTGAGGATGATCATGGTGAGGCCTGCATGATTGCTCGGTATCGAAACGATAGGAAACTCCAGCACTCCCTTTTGTTTTATAAGGGGGACAAGGAACTTACATCCTCCGAGGCAAAGGAAACTCAAGTAATTATTGACTCGATTCTGGGAATGAATTGGTTGGTCTTTTCAACAGCAGTTGTCTTTGGTGAGAAGGCCCAAAGGTTCACCGAGGCAAGGGATTCTGAAAAGAAGCAAATCTTTGACGAGATTCTCATGCTTCAGAAATATCAGGATGCACAAAAGCAAGTTCGTGAGGATCTTAGGAAATTGAAGGAGTCCTCCTCTGACTATGACACTCAACACAAAGCCGCCGAAGAGGGGTTGAAGGCGGTTAGTGAAACTCTTGCTAAACGTGAGGAAGAGTTAACCCAGTTGGAACTTCAAAAGGCAGAGGCGGAAGAGCACATCGGCTGGTTGAGATCGGGTCTTGGTGATACCAGGGCAAAGATGGAGGAAAAGCAAAAGGATGCGGAGGAGGGGCGTAAAGAGTATGCCGCCCTTGATGCTGAGAACAAGAATATCTTTACCATGGTGCAGAAACTAGAACGTGAAAAGCAATCTGCACTTAGTGAGATCACGAACTCTGGAATGGGGAAGAAAGTTTTGTTGGCATCAACTTCGGGATCCATTCGTGATTTGGAGACCAAGAAGTCTAATGCCTCGCGGATGAAGGCAGGGGCCTTATGCCCAACCTGTGGACAGAACATTACTGCGGATTCATTGACTGGTGTCACCTCCCACTTTGACATAGAGATAGGCAAGTTGAAAGTTCAGCAGGTAGAGTTGGCCTCTGAAGTTTCCGTGTTTGAAGGGAAGGAGAAAGAAGTTCGATCAAAGTATGACAAAGAAGTCGCTAGTATAGTTGCAACAAAGACCTCAATGGATGATACCTTGTCGTCCCTATTGAAGTCATATACCGAAAAGGCCCTTGAGGCGAAGCAACTTGAAGGCATAGTTAGGATTACCGAGCAAGAGATTTCCAATCTTCAGAAAAACCTATCTGAAAAGGAAGAGGCACTTCATAAAAGTATAGACTATGAAGGCGGGAGAATTTCTGCATACGAGAAAACGATTCATGATCTTGATCGGCAGTTGAGCGAACTCAATATGGAAGAGCAACTCCTCCGGTTCTGGGAAGAGGGATTTGGAAATACTGGGATCAAGAGTCTTCTCCTTGATGAAGTTATCCCACAGTTAAATGCTCGAGTAGCATTTTATGCGAATGCCTTGATGGATGAGGAGATCACCATTGACTTCGATACCGAGTCAACTCTGAAAAGCGGGGATACTCGGGACAAGTTCGATGTGGGGATTACCAAGGCCGGTGAGCGGATTGACTACGCGGCCTGCTCGAGTGGTGAGAAGAGGAGGATTGACGTTGCTATCCTGTTGGCACTTCAATCACTGGTCTATGAGCGCGGGGCCTCAAACTCGAACTTAATCGTTTTAGATGAGGTGTTTGACTCATTGGATCGAGTGGGCATTGAGCGGGCGGTTGGACTTTTGGCGGAAGAGTCTCGAGAAAAGCTGATCTACGTGATTAGCCATCTCAGTGAGTTTAGAGATTACTTCTCTCAGGAATTGATCATAACTAAGTCAAACGGATTCTCAACTTTGGTCAATCAACAGGAAGGAGGCATGTCATGAGGGCAGGTGGTGGTAAGTCAAAGGGTAGTGCATATGAAAGGCGAATACGTGACATCCTAACGGCCTCCTACTATCCCGATGGTGGAGGAGAGTTTCAGAGAATTTACTCCCACCCCATCCCTAAAAAGGGCGAAGTGCGGGGTGATCTCAAGGCGCTAAAGTATATTGTTACCGGTAGTCCCCTTGATCGTGAAGAGGAGAAGGCGTTGGTGTTGGATAATAGTTTTCCTTTTGCAGTTGAGTGTAAAAACTATACCAAAGTCAAGCCCCTGTTCTGTGGACTTTACTCCGCCGAGTGTGAGTTGTGGGGATGGATACGTCAGGCAGTGGAGGCTTCTGAGGGGAAGATGCCTCTGGTCGTCTTTCGTCTCTTCCGAACCGCGGACGTTGCGGTTCTAAGATCAACTGACTTCGCCAAGTTCAAAGAGTTGTTCGGAGTCTATCGTCATGAGTGCTATGCTTTGACTCACTATAGTGGTGAGTCAGGAGAGATTGAGTCCTCACTTTTCCTCTTCCTCCTCAAGGACTTTTTGGAATGGGTCGACTGGGGGGTATTTCGTCTATCATCATCAACAAGATATATTCGTAGCCTCATACCGAAGGAGGATTCCAGTGGCTGATGATAAGTTTGGCATGAAGGACGAAGGGGAAAGGAAGACATACAACACTGGGGCTATTGAGGAAGTGAAGACGGGCAAGGGAAAATATGTTCTGATCTCTCCCTATATGGAACAGCGCCTGGCTCGTATCATGGAGAAGGGTGAGCTTAAGTATGCCGCCAGGAACTGGGAGAAGGGGATGCCGTTCTCTCGTTTCATTGATTCTGCTCAAAGACACATCACTCAGTTCAAGATGGGCATGACCGATGAGGACCACCTGGGGCAGGCAATCTTCAACCTCATGGCAATTATGCACTTTGAAGACATAGGCAGAACGGATCTTGATGATATGCCACATTATGAGGAAAGGAAACACGATGGCACACAAAGTAAGAGTGACTAACGAACTGATCCTTAAAGTTCAACAGGCCTTTCAGATCATGGGTACGAAGTTCATTCACAATGGTGATGCAGGCATGACTAAGAATGAACTTCGGGCACTCGATAGGAAAGGTATAGTGGAGAGGATGCGGACGGCAACTAAGAAGTGGGCCGACACCACTGGTACTATTGAATATGTCTATCGTTTGAAGAGAGGTTGATCATGCACTGGTTACCTTCGAGAGAACGGGAAGAGAGGAATGATCATATAGTTGACCTCTATCGGCGAGGATTCACTCAGAGGCAGATCGGCGGACGAGTGGGCTTGAAGCAGGGGTCAATATACTATATACTGAAGAAGAGAGGAATTAAGAAGATTCATGACTATCCTAAGATTAGGAAGGAGACGTTGTGAATAAGTCTGCTATTCCTCAAACTCCCATTAAGAAAAAGATAGATCCCTTTGATCAGGTGGTTGGTCATCTGGTGTCCTATATGGAACTTGCCCGGGCAACAAAGTTTCTTTTGGGAACTACCAAACGATTGACTCCTCCTTTAGATCTTCGGTTAACTACGGAGATAAACTTCTGCCACTTAACATTAACAAGAGTTTGTAATCTCTCGTCGGAGGCAATCCTGGACATAGTCAAGAGATTGGTTTCCCAACCAGACTTTGCCGAGGAAGTGAAGAGTATGACAGACTGGTTGGCTCCTGGTAAGACCCGTCTATTGATCACACCGGATGAGTTTGGTCGAGAACTTAGAATGCGTCCGCCTCTTCCCAGTAAGTCTTTGTTTGGAGGTCACCATGTTAAAGGTTAATGAGATTTTTGAGTCAGTACAGGGCGAAGGCAACAATGCCGGACGAGTAGCAATCTTCATCAGATTCACTGGGTGTAACTTGAGTTGCTCGTTCTGTGATACCAAGTATTCCTGGAAGGATGGAATGGAACTTTCAATCAAGGAGATCATGGACAAGGTCCGAGAGTTCAAGTCCAAGTTTGTTATCCTGACCGGAGGTGAGCCAACTATCCAACCTTTCGAGGATCTTCAGCACCTGGTGCAGTGTCTACGACACTATGAGTATCAAGTCGCTATGGAAACAAATGGGACCAACTATATCCATCCTTTCCATCTGCCTCTTGATTGGATAACAGTCTCTCCGAAGTCGGAAGAATTTATTCAGTCGGAAGGAGATGAGTTGAAACTTCTATACGATGGCACTCAGAACTTGGAAGTATATGAGAAGAAGAGATTCCGATTCTTTTATCTTCAACCGATACTTCCTGAGTATGACCTTCGGAAAGTTACTGGAATGCCTGAGCAAGTAGCTGACTTCATGGAGAGGATCAAGAGTGCAATAGAGATCTGCGTCAGGGCCGCTAAGGAGCGACCACTTTGGCGGGTATCATTCCAATCTCACAAGATCGTGGGGGTAAGATGAGCCAACAAGCACGGTTTCAAGTAACGACGGGTGATGTGGTGGTCTTCGTTGTAATCGGCCTCGTCAGTGGGTTCACAATGTGCTGGGCACTTATTCATTTAGGATTGATAAAGTAATGTTGATTATCAGGGTGTTTTCCAACCTTCGACAGATCGACGAGATCCATATTAAGAATACGGACGATCTTAAGGATGGCAAGTGCTTGTACACTATCATGAAGCCAGAAGGGTTCTTGGAACCTAAGATCGAACACGAGAGGAAGAAGAAATACTATCGGTTACTCCGGGATGCCTTGAACCTGATACTTGGAGAGTAGAATGGAAGATAAAAATAGCATGCTTTATTGGTGGCCTAAAGTCAAGGACCTTTCTATTCCTCAGCCCAAGACAATTATGGTGAAGGTGGATCCTAAGATGGCATACGAAGTTGAGGATGGTGGAAAGTATCCCCAGATGGATGAGTTTAAGGAGGCGGTTACAATACTTGGTCTCCCCGTCTTTATTCGGACTGATCAATTGTCAGGGAAACACGAGTGGTCAAAGACTTGTTTCCTGAACAGTTATGTCGAGAAGGATCTTCAGCAACACATCTGGGCTCTTACCGATGCAACTTTGGGGTGTGATATGATGGGTCGTCCAGTCAATGCTTTTGCTTTTCGAGAATACATTCCTATGGCTTCCAAGTATACTGCCTTCTATGGAGCTATGCCGGTTAACCCGGAACGAAGGTATTTTATAGAAAACGGGAAGGTCCTTTGTCATCATTCATATTGGATAAAAGAAGCTATTGATAATCCTAGTGTCAAGAACTGGTCCAAGTTGTCCGATAAAATGAATGAGGAGACCACTGGTGAAATAGTATTACTTATGGGATATGCTCTCCGAGTAGCGGATGTGATGAAGGGGTTTTGGTCGGTGGACTTTTGTAAGGCACGAGATGGTCGATGGATTCTTATTGACATGGCATTAGGCGAGTCCTCCTGGCATCCTGAGGGGTGTCCAAATAATCGAACAGTCGAGATCGACTACATGAAGATGCTTACTGATAGATTCAAGGCGAAGTGATGCTTGATCAAATCTTTCCGAAGGGGCAGTGGGCAAACTCTGACGAGTTTATCATTCCATGTCCCTACTGCCCAGATGGTGATCATCCAACCCATAGTCATTGCTTTCTCAATCCCGAGAAAGAGGTATACCACTGCTTTCGTTGTGGTGCTAGTGGGGCACTTCGTGCACTACTTCGGGATTCTGGTATTGACGAAACTATCATTGAGGAGATGAGATCCCGGGCTCCTAAGGCGGATGCTTTTCTGCACCAGCCTATTCCGTTTGACTTCAAGCCTATCGGCCTTTCTGGTTTGTTTTCAGAAAGGAAAGCAGTCGAGTATTTGAAGGCACGGGATCTTGATGAGAGTGACTTTACTAAGTATGATATACGATATACGAATACGGGTAGGTATGGTGGTCGGGTGATCATTCCTATCTATGAGTCAAGGCGGCTGGTTTGTTTCGTCGCTCGTGCAGTATTCAAGTCCCTCTACCCAAAGTATCTTTATCCTCATCGTGGAGAAACTATACTGACCGCCGGAGAGGCAATCTTTGGTTATGAGGGATACTCGACAAAGAAGGTGCTTTTGGTCGAGGGTGTTTTCGATGCAATCGCAGTTAGGAAGAAACTGGGTACTGATGAGTTCAATGTTATGGCAATCTTGGGCAAGTCGCTGAGTAACTATCAGACGGCCAAATTGTGGCGATTGCCAACCAGTGCCTTTTATGTCATGTTGGACAAGGATGCCCGGGTGGATGCTATCACCCTGGCAACGAAGTTGCTGAGGACAAGACGTAACGAGAATATCGAAATTCGTATCTGTTTCATACATTCAAAAGACCCTGCTGAGGCGTCCGTAGCGGACTTGACCAAAGCAGTGGGGGAGGCAGAGTCGGGGTTTGATGATCTAGCCGCTGGGAAATTGTTGTTGGAGACCCTCTGTGTACGACAAAGAAACGATTGATCGCTTGTTCACTGAATACTGCGCAACGGAAGATCCTAAAATATTCGAGGAGCTGATAGGTGCCTGTCGTCCATTAGTTTCAGTGATTCTTTCAAAGTATCCATCTTACTCTCCTTGGTTTGAGGATATCTCGCAAGAGGTGCTCCTCAAGATGTGGAAGAATTTGAGGAATCCTGATCAGTTGAAACGGCACCTGGTGGCACCCACCAACTTCCTTTATACTAGAATCTGGCCTTACATTTATTATAGTCTTGCGGGTGTATCGAAGCAGAATGGAATACCAATGGCTCTTAGCGAGAAAGAAAGGCTTATTATTAAATTAAAAGAAGATGAGGAGCTATCGTTTGACCAAATTTCCGAAGCAACTGAGCTGGCACCTTCTACGGTAAGATGTCTTTTTTATATCGGCCGACAGAAACGAGATCGGATGATCAGGATAGATTCTGATGATCAAAGAGGAACTGGGGAAGTAATTGGTGAGTTCCTAGATCCTGCAAAGCAACTAGAGATCAGTGAAACCAGGAAGGGATGGTGCCTGAAGGTTCTTGATCGTCTCTCGTCACACCCGTATTACAAGAATAACCGAAAGGCACTAGCTAGGGTAAAGAAACTTTTACAGGAAGTATTGGAAGAGAGTGGAGTCGATGACCAAAGCTGAAAAGATATTCCTTGAGGCCATGGTATCAGTGGCGGAAACTTATCCTACTTCGGTCCTGGGGGATCTGCTAATGTTATTTCCTCCGGAAGTTTCTGTCAAGTTGGTAACCACTTTTGCTGGTGATACTGTGTTGTTTCCAAAGTTGGATACTATTTGGAAGACGTACCGATCAAAAGTGATTCGTAATTCACTGGTTACCAAGAATAATTCGGTAACAAGAACTCGGTTGGCTAATTACTTTGGGATCTCAACCAGAAAAGTTTCAGAGATCTTTCACGCCGAAAAGGATAAGGAGAAGAAAGTCACTGATACTCTCCTTGCTAAATCGGCTCGTCGTGTTTATCGGCACGAGTTGGATAATCTTCTCAAGGACGTAAAGGATGCCTTAGGTTCTAAGTGACTTGTAATCCCAATAGAAACTTATAATATATTAATATGAAGTAAGCAGTTACGCGTAGAGAAGGAGAAATCATGGCCGAAGCTGAAGAGTCCTTAGCAGTTGTCCAAGCAGAAATCGCCGCCGAGCATGCCGCGGTTCAAGTTTTACGTGGTGATGTGGTTGATGTTACTTATCGTACAGTAGCTCGTGCACAGTCAAGACTCAAAGCATACAATAGTGTTTACGATAACTATGAGAAGTTCATAGTTGATCAAGCCGAGAAGCTTGCGAAGGGGACTTTCGCCGCATCTACCTATAAGGAACTTGGTGTTGCCCGACTGATCTCTTTGTGGGTCATTGAGTCGGAGCAGTTCCTTGATGCCGTTGCTCCCCTCCTTGGTGAATCGGAACGGAACATCCGAAAAGGGTTTGTTGAGCAGAGTTTTGAAAAACTGCCCGAACCTTTTAAGACGCAACTCTTAGATGAGTTCAATAAACGGAAGCAGGAACTGCTGGTGTGGTTCGTGCAGGAGATTCAGAAAGCCCAGGAGTTAGCGAAGGCGGTTGCGTAATGAACAGAAAGCGAATAGACTATTCATTCATTGAGGAAGGTCAAGGCAAAGAATGTATTGTTCCTCCAGCATTCGTCAATGAGATCAGGAACTCGTGGAGTAAGGATACTGCCTATCCGAAATGCGCTGACCAGTGGAATAAATGTAATCCATCTCTCGGCCAGTGTGCAGTGACGGCACTCGTCGTTCAGGATTACCTGGGGGGGATTATTAAGTTCAATCGTTACAACAATCACTTCTTCAATGAGATCAGAGGGAAGGTGGTCGATCTGGCGTTCGACCAGTTCCTTCGGCAGGGGGTTGAGATTGATTTTAGCGATGCTACGGAAGTCACTCGTGATTGGATTCTTCATGGTGAAGGTAGTAAACAAAGTCGAACCTGGGAGCGGTATATCCGTCTGACTATCTCAGTGAAGATACAGAAAGAAAAGAAGTAGATGGAACTCGATCTCTTGAAGATAGTTGAGTCAGTGAATCGTAACTCCTTGTCCATTGAAACGATTGGGCTGGATATGGCAACGATTTATCGAGAGGGGAGTCCTCCGGTAGATATTGAGCGATTCCTTGAGGACGATTACTTCATGGGCAAGGTGGCGAAGGATCTCTATCCAGACAATAGGCCGGAACTAATTGATATCTTCAATCCCAACAAGACATATATTGAAGTGATTCTCACTGGTGCAACTAGTATTGGTAAGTCATTCATAGCCGCATTGGGGATGTGTTACATGATCTATAAGATAGGATCCTTTAACTCGCCCCATCGGTGGTTAGGTGGGTCAGCGACTTCACCAATTGTCTTGATCAATATGTCAGTGAATGCTCAGAAGGCACGTGAAGTTATTTTCACTCGTGTCAAGAACATGGTTGACGCGTCACCATATTTTAAGGAACGCTTCCCACGTGACATGAGATTAATGGATTCGTTGATTTGGCGTACTAGTCAAGATTCCAGTGATTTGAAAAATAGAACAGGCTCACAGATCATGTTCAAACCTGGTACAGGAGATTCGTTGTCGGCCTTGGGCGACGATATCTATGCTGGGATAGGTGACGAGTTAAACTTCTTCCGGGTGATTGAAAAATCTAAGCGCACCTATGGTGAAGCTTTTGATCCTGCCCAACGTTTGTACGATGTTATCTCACGAAGAATGAAGGGTCGGTTTTCGGCTGGGGGCTTGCCTCTGGGGAAGTTTTTCCTTCTATCGTCTGCTCAGTATCCGGACGACTTCATTGAACGGCGCATTGCCGAGGCTGAGGCGTCTGGGGAACTGGGAAAGACAGTAAAGGTCATCCGAAAGTCAATTTGGGAAGCAAAGAAGGGGCATTACGTTCAAGGTAGTGAAGTATATGGTTCGAAATCTTTTCGCATGGAGGTGGGTTCCTCTCGTCGAGGCTCCCGCCTTTTAGATTCCTATAATAAGAAAACGGGAGAGGTGATCAGTAAGGAGTTGGACAACATAGAAGGAAAGATCATCACCCCACCGGTGGAGCTGTGGGATGACTTCGTTCGAGATATTGAAGGCGCCGTTCGAGACTTCGGTGGTGAGGTCACTAGAGCGATCTCGCCTTTCTTTCAAGACACTGATGTGATCTGGGCCGCCTGTGATCCGACTGGTGTGCTAAGCCATCCTTGGACGATTGAGGAGACAACTCTGGAGGATGGATCCTCTTTGATCATAGATAAACTTTTTAAGATGGACGAAAAGGAAAAGCGGTTGCGACCTATTCGACATCCTAACAAACTCCGCTATGCTCACATTGACTCCTCAAAGTCAGGAGACTCAACAGGATTCGTTGTGGTGCACCTGTCAGGATGGAAGAACGTGATGCGCGCTGGACGACAGGTTGAGGAACCGATGTTTGAGACAGACTTGACTCTTCGGATCAATCCACCCCATGGTGGTGAGATTAGGTTCAAGAAGGTTCGTGAGATCCTTTATCTTTTGAGGAACCATGGCATGGTATTTGGGTGTGTCACCTATGACTCCTGGAACTCAACTGAGGCAATTCAGGAATTGAACTCAAAGGGATTCCGTGCTGAGGAGCTATCGGTAGATAGGGACATTGCTCCGTATGCCTATCTGAAGGATTGCTTCTTTGACTCTCGAATCATTATCTATCATTACGAACGATTGATTACCGAGTTGTCTCGTCTGGAGAAAAAGGGAGATAAGGTTGATCACCCTGCCAATGGATCTAAGGATGTTTCGGATGGATTGGCCGGAGCAGTTTGGAAGTGCTATCTGAACTCCTCTAGCCTCTCGGATGCTGAGCAAGAGGCACGGTTACCACAACCAGGTGGTCATCAGAATCCGTTGAGGAATGAAAAGGCGGAGCGCATGAAAGTGGAAAGGGCAAATATGGAAGAGGATCTTCGACACTTCATGGGTGGAAGCAAGATCATAAGGAGATAGAGATGCGCGACATCATTGTTTGGGTTCTTATCATCTTGACATTGGCCCTGGTAGGCTGGTTTTGGGTGAAGCCAACACTGGTACCTGCAACTCCACAATTCGCTGAGATGTATAAACTCTCAAAGGCTCTTCCTGAGTATGTTCTTCCACCTGAGCATTACACTCCAGCTACCCCACCTCCTCCGCCAACATTCTATGAAAAGTTAAAGACGGAGTTAGTAGAGTGGGGGAAGATCCTGGGGCCGTTCAGTCCCTTCGTTACGATCATCCTTACATTTGCTGTTAAACGAAGGAAGAGGAGATAGATGATGGAATGGCGATTCTTTCCCTTTGGTAAGTACCGAGAGGCACGAGCCTGGGTACGAATGGGAAACATTGCTGTCTATCCTAATGTGGTGCAATACAAAGGCAAAGAAACGATGCACTTGATGATTGGTGGACTTTCGTTGACTCAGTTGGGTCAGGTGATGCGGGAACTCGGTCTGAAAACTGAGTGGTTGCACCATAAGCATTACCAACCCCACTTCGATCTATTTGGAACACCATTGAAAAAGGCACTACGTAAGTGTGGAGTGAAACCATGAGAAAAGTAAGAGTCTTTATAGCAGGACCTATTACACCAACTGGGCGTCTATCTCCTTCAGAGAATGGTGGACACAATCAGGTGGCCGAATATCTGGATAATGTTCGGCAGGGAATAACTGCGGCGACTGAACTTATTGCTAAAGGATTCGCACCGTACTGTCCTTTCGTAGACTTCATGTATTGGATTGCACGACCGACTGATACCGTCCTGCCCACAGGAGTAACTATGCAAACGTGTGACCTGTCGTGGTTGGTAGTTGCCGATGCGATTCTGTTGTTATCAGGATGGGACACATCCTTGGGGGTAAGGGGAGAACTGGGCCTGGCAAAAGAGCTTGGTATACCAGTGTTTTATTCAATTGACGATCTCGTCCGGTACTTCGGGGAGAACGCAATTATGTCAGAAGGAAGAGACAATGGCTGAAGATAAATTCGTAGACACAGTGAGGAAGGGGCTTGCCCGTTTCTTTTTCGGTCCTACCGATTCTAAGTTCTCGACTGAACTTCGACCTGATGTGAGTCTTGGATTCTCCTCTTTGTTAAGAACCTGGCGAGATCAGTATTCGGATTTGATGGGGATATCCGGTTCCCGTTCGGACAAGTATGACCAGTATAACTATCTGGATAAGAATCTGGCGGAAGCGGCCGCGTCTCTCAATGTCTACGCCGACAATGTGGTCTCTGGGACAGTGGGCGGTGATGATAGTTACTATGTCATGATTGACGAAGACGAATCCAATATTGATGAGTTGGAGGAGATCGTTGAGGATGCTGAAGATCGTACCTTGATCAAAGACATGATCTGGAGTATTGCCAGGGCCCTGAACCGAGATGGTGATGTCTTTGGTGAAGTGGTCATCGGCAAGGATCCTGGTGAAGAGTTACGGTTGGAAAAACTGAAGATGCTTCCGACCAAAGAAATGATTGCCGTTGTTGATGAACGTGGCGCCTGGAAAGATCCGAAGTTTCCTTATGCCCAGGTAGTTGCGGGAACCACCCTGCCGATTCCTTTTGATTGGTGGAGGATCATTCACTTTAAGATCGGTAATGATATCTACGGGGTTGATTATTCGTTGTTTGCCAACGCGGCCTTGAGGATCGGTCGTCAGTTGATCTGGGTTGATGAGGCGTTGGTGTTGGCTCGACTTAGCCGTGCGTGGCAACGATTCGCATATTTCGTGGACACAGGAAAGTTGGGCCCTGATGAGGCCCTGACCTTCGTTGAGAAGTTCATGACCAGACTCCGGACTCAGCGTTCCATTACTGATAAAACGACAGGACGGACGACGGTGATGGATGCTCCGTTACTTCCTGATGAAGACGTAGGCATCCCGGTGGGTGATGGTTCGAAGGCGGACGTGAAGCCACTATCTGGGGATACAAACATTGGTAACATCCGAGACGTTGAGTATCTTCAGAGTAAGTTCCTCATGGCGACTACGACACCGAAGGCGTATGTTGCGCTGGAGGAGGGCGTCAATGCGAAGGCAACTCTGGGACAGATTGACGTTCAGTTTGCTCGCCAGGTACGGCGGCGTCAGCAGTCACTCATTCCTGGACTGCGTCAGTATTACAAGTTGATATTCATCCTTTCAGGAAAAGATCCTGATTCATTCAAGTGGGAGATAGTCTTCCCAGAATTGGCGACCACGGATGAGATGATCAAGTGGGAGATCCTGGCGATCAAGGCCAGCATCGCCAAGATCCTGGCGGTTGATGTTGGGGTTGTCAATAACCTGTACATCATGAAGGAACTCCTGGGATTCGATGATGATGAGATTCAGAAGTATGCCGCCATGACGGATGGTGATGGTGGGGATGGCGGTGATGGTGACATGGGTATGGGAGCGGTTCAGATTCCTCCTCAGTTGGCCGCCTTAGTTCGTAAGGATCCAGAGGTTCGGGCCATGCTTCATGACTTGAAGGACCTCGTCGCCGCACGTGCTATGCGAGATACACTTATTGCTGGAAAGAGGAAGGTTGGTATTGATCGTAAGGATGCTTTGATCAAGAAGGATTAGGCCGATGTTTCTCACACTAGAGAATATCAACTATATCATAGATCGACTCGAGGAGTCGGATAAGGCGATCAGTGGTGCAACTGCTCGTGATCAGCTAATGTGGGGGCAGACAACTATGTTTGCCAATTTGGGAATTGCCAATAAGGAACTGATGAAGAAGGGTATGGAACTTTACACCCAGACGATGGCAACCTTCAAAACTGACATGATGTCTCTGATCTCGGATTATCAGAGGGGATCGTTGGACTATGCTGGCGCCATCGCAAAGTTCAAGTCGGTAACCAGTGGGCATTACCAGACCTTGTTTAAGGCAGGCGCTGTCGCCATGGGCAATCCCTACTATAATGATCCTGCCATTGGATTGACTAAGCGGGATCTATCGTTCATTCAAAAGGCAAGGAACTTCGAGGGAAAGTTTCTCAGGAAGTTTCTGATGGATATTAAGAACCCAGACTTTAAACCGAGATTCTCTTTTCAGCAACGAGCTGGGTTCTATGCGGATTCGGGCAAGACGCAATTCTTCAATGGTATGGTCAATGGTGCAGGTGACAATGTTGAGATTCACTGGGTGATGTCAGAGGCGGTCGAGGAACATTGCGATCTCTGCCCCGTCCTGGCCTCGAAGGTTTATACATGGAAGACGTTGCCCACCACCCCCCGGGCGGGTGATACTCCTTGTCTATTCAATTGTAAGTGTGAACTCGAGATCGTCCCGAAGCAAGCCTCGGCACCCACTGGGCAGAGTTTCAATCCATACACACCAGGCTCCGGTACACCAAAGGCGATGGAAGTGCCTGGTCGGTGGGCTCAGGTGACACGAGGCGGTGAGACGATGGTTGGGCAGTTATCAAAGGATATTGAGGACCTGTACCAGCAGATGTATAAGGCTCGGCAGATGATCACGGTGACTCATGGAACGCCTGAGGCGAAGGAGTGGATTGCCCTCCGTCGTGATCTCAATGCCCAGATCATTCAGAAGGCGGGATCAGCAAAAGTTCGAGTCACCCCGACAGTATCCGTCTTTCAACTGCAGAAGGCTTTGGAGACTGCAGTGGGCAAAGGCCCAGTCGGAGTCATTCCGTATGAGATACTAAAGACAGGGCAGGAAGTTATTCTTGTACGAGGTAACTTCTGGACTACTGGAGTAGTGGAGGTTCGAGGAACCGCGGCGTATGTAAAGACGGCCAAAGGAACTAACTATAAGGTTGATGATAGAACAGATATTGTAGTGGGAATGAAGATTACTATACCCCAACCACCTACAAGTGCTCCGACGATGGGTCCTCCATCCATTACTGCAGGTTGGATGCCAAAGATGTCCGATACTTCTGCCACAGTCTGGGCAAGTGGTTCTGTTTACGAAGGGAAGAAGTTTTATCACTTCACTGGTGATAAGGCAGGACCTTTGATTGTCACCTCTGGATTCAATCTTGCGGACGGTATCTATGGTAAAGGCATCTACGTGACAAACTCACCTGATGGTACTAATATCAATCGTCAGCATGTAACTACGCGGTTGACAGTTCAAGTAAATGTTAAGAAGCCATTAAAGATCAAAAGTATTTTTGACCTTGCAAAACAGACTCCTGATGGAGTAAATGATCCGGTTGCCTATTTTAAGTCTAAGGGTTATGATGCTTTTGAGGTTACCAGTGAGGGTTGGTTAGTTGTTTTTGACAAGAGTCAAGTCGTGGTAACTAACTTACAGAGTATAGGAGAAATCTAATGGGAACCATCTTCACTTTGAGTCCAAAGACAAGGCGCCTTCTGTTGAAGTCAATCTTCTTTGACCATCAGGAATGGTTCGATGTTTATCTGAAGTTTTATGGAGATGCGCTTGACACAGATTCAGTCATTCCTCATGAGGTTGCCATGATCAAGTTCCGAGAACTCTATGCTGAGACACCTACTGGATGGGTAAAGAAATGAGTAGACCCATTCGTCGGTTTTGGGATCCCATCTTAGGCGGTGAGCGCAAGTACCTACGGATGTGTTCGAAGTGCAAACGAGATTGTAAGATTTCGATTCCTTATGATCAAAAGGAGGAGAACCTTTCAGCTTCGATACAATGTGAGCGTACCGGATTCCAATACAATCCTGGCCCAACAAACGCCCCAGAAAAAATGCTTGATTTCGTGGGGTGAGTCTCTTATAATATAAACAGAGGATGCGATGCGATACTTTACAGAGGAACAAGAAGTAGTGATACATCGGAAGCCTCTCTGGGAAATCTATCAAGAGATGAAAGAGGCAAGAGCGAAGTGGTATCAGAAAGCTTTTGAACTTTTCCATGTGCCCTTCGTCACCGATATCTATATGCCTCCGGTTACCTTCATGCTGGCCTTTTGTATTGAAAAGGCAAGAGGCACCATGGCGTGGGGAAACTGGTTGAGGATTCCTTTCAACTATCACGTCGGTCCTAGTCTGGACGATGATCAAGTCCTCCTGTCGGGTCCTATTGTGGACTTTGGTTGGGGGTTACTTGCAGGGAATACTCCGATCAAACCGCTGAGCTTCAAACCAATCGAGGAAGCCGTGTTGGAGAAGATTAATGAGATGCCGAAGTTGCCGCCCGTATCGTAAAGCCTCCTTCGCCCGTCTTTTAACTGCGGCCCATGGCATCCAGACAATCTGGCCCGCCTTCAACACGGCTTCCGTTTTTATCTATGCGGAGTGAACATGGTCAAGCGGTTTCTTCAATGGATTTGGAAATGCCTGAGTATGGCACTAGATACTCCTGATGATGGATGCGGTTGGGGATGAAGGAGGAGTATAAGTGAGCAATGGTAAGTGGGTCTATCGTGTCACTATTCTTAACAACCAACATCTTGGACCAATGGGTCTTGAGGCGTCGGTGATCAGGACACGAGTGCATGAGACACACCGCTTAGCAATGGCCTGGGCGAAGGAACAGCAAGATATCCACTGCAGTCGATCGTATCGTTACTATGAGATCAGAGGCAGTGGTCTGACCGATCTGGGACCTATAGGCATTGAAGTCCAACGAGAAAGGATTCACCAGTGAAAGAAAAGAAAAGACCGCTGACTGATCGTCAGGCTGATCTTAAGGCTCGGATGGAACGACTGAGGAGTAAGAATTATCCAACTTCGGCCCAGTCGTCCTTCAAGAGTCTTGATCAGCAAGCACAGGAAGTGACTGAGAAGGTTGAAGTCGTCCTGACCTTCCCGGATCTTATGATGATCCTGACCGGAGCAATGTCTCCCTTCATCAATCAACTCAACCGTATGACCAAAGAGGTGGAGGAGTTGAAGGAGATCACTGTCCGGTATGCCGATGAAGTTCGTAAGTTAAGAAAGAAACACTGATGTATATAAACCCATTCTTACGTCGCGAATCTCCGAACCGCTGGGGAGTACGGAGTGGGTTATTCTGCCACGCATCTGCGGCCACTTCTCAGCAATGGGGAGATGGGTGTCGTGGTAATTATATTGTTGTGGCATCATCGCTGGGTGTGGTGAGCCAGGAGGTTTCCTGGTGCGGTAAAAGCCCAGAGGGGTCCGGACCTCAATGGGGGCCGCTTCCTTTCGGTCCTCACGTAGTCCGGATAGGTTCGGACCCCACTTTTTCTTTTGATCGTATGAGGCAAGGTGACCATAGGTACGATCGCAAGCTGGATACCCTGCCTCTCCGAAATACCTTATAAGGAGTATGAGATGAGAGTTAAGATCACGATCGAGTTATTGGAAGCTGGAACTCGTGTGAGAGGGGTTACAAGTACGGTTAAAGACGCACTTCTGAACGAACCCCATGGTGGTGCTGGAGAAGGTGCCTTGCCCATGACAAGAGCAAAATGGGTGGGGATGGTTGCCGAGGCTTGTATGCAGACTCTCGAGTTTGATATTAACGAACTGAAGGAGTAAGAGATGAAAAGAAAGTTTGTGAATGGTGACAAAGTTTTCGTGACCATGGCCTACGATGGCAACACAGCGATTAAAGGCAAGGTGGGCACCATTTGTGATGATCATGCAAAGTATGCCAATGATCATAGTGACCATGCCGTCTATGGTGTGAAGTTCAGAGTGGCGGTTGATGGGCATGATTGCGGGCAGACTTGTAAGGATGGGTATGGCTGGTATATTCCTACGACCCATCTTCAGTTTGCTTGATCATGCGATACCAACTTAGAGAGCGAACCAAGATCGGGACAATACGATTAGTCTTCCGATTCGTTTGGTTCCCACGTAAACTCAATGGTGAATGGCGTTGGTTCGAATGGGCCTGGATCAAGCAGGAGTGGATTTCTGTTGACGCACCATTCATTCGTAGTGAGTATTGGGACTGGGTTGCCTGGGTTAACATGGGGGTTCCTGGGAATGAACTACGCGTAAATGAATGCTGATCGTGACTACCGAACTTGTGGTTGGGCAAAAGAAGGAACGACCTATTGTGCACTTCATAAGGGACCAGTGGATGAAGCCCATTGTTACCACTGCGGCACCTGGGGTAAGTACTTCGTCAAACGCGCGGAGTTGAACAATGACAGTCGACGAGATGATCGAAGTTCTGAAGGATCAGATGGTCAAGGCAACGGGAGTTCCTGCTGAACGATTGATCCTGATCTCAAAGTGTCACGAGGCGGCAGTCTTGAAGTTGAAAAGTCAGAACGAACAAGGATACATATATGTCTGCGGTCTGTGTATGGAACCGATCTCAGCAATTGTATGTAAGATAGGGAGAGTGAATTGAACAAGATACTTATCGGGGCGTTATGTGCCTTTATGATCATAGCGGCTATTGTGGGGTACCAGTCAGGAGTGAAGTCGGGGGAGGCGAAGCAGGTCGCCGTGTTCAAGACTCTGTCTCCATTGTTTCTGACTGCACGGGCAGGGGGCGCGAATGACTTCACCGTCTATAAGGGCGCGAAGTATGAGATGCTTCGGGTCGTATTCAAGGATGGTGCGTGGTATCAGGTGACCTCTCTGCACCCGGTCAAGATCCGAACCTCTGCGGAAGACATCAACCAGACAGTGCGGGTAGTGTTTCTTCGTACGCTGGGCGATGTAACTCGGATCGTGCACAATCATTTTCTTAAGGAGGAATTGCCGCACTCCTTTACCGAAGGCAATCAGACATACGAGATAGTTGATGCTGACCCGTATGTCTTTTCCAAAGCTGACAAGGATGAACTTGCCAACCTCCGGGCTCTTGGGTTCGCTGGGGAGTGGTGCATCTTCGTCGGCGGTAAGTTGATCAAGTATGAGGAGTAGAAATGAAAAAACTAGTAATTGATCCTGGGCATGGTGGAGTGGATTCTGGAGCGGTTAGTGATGATCTGCCTGGTGTCTATGAGAAGACGTTTGCGCTGGATATCTCAAGACGCCTGAAGTGCCTGTTGGAACTGACTGGAAGGTTTGAGATCCGACTAACTAGGATAACGGATGCTTTCGTTTCATTGGATGACCGGTGTAAGATTGCGAACGATTGGGGGGCAGACCTTTTTGTCTCCATCCATCACAACGCACGATTCGTTGAGCAACCGGGTATCGAGATCGAGACCTGGTACCTCACCGGCCTTCCTCCTTCTGCCTTTTCGGTCAGGGCCGCTGATCTGATTCAGAAGGGTCTGATCTTCGGTCTGAAGAAGCAAGGCGAGGCGGTGGTTGATCGTGGTATCAAGCAGGCAAACTTCGCCGTCCTTCGGAGAACGAAGATGCCAGCCGTACTAACGGAACTCGGCTTTATAACGGACAAAGCAGAGGGGGAATGGTTATCTGAATCATTGAATAGGGGAGTCCTCGCAGAACTCCTGATGACCAGCATAGACGAAGCATTCGTAGTTTGATCGGTATGAGTCTCACCGAGAAGGAGCGCAAGATCGCTGAAGGCATCCTCTACTATGAGGAGATCGGCGCGTCATGGTGCTTCATCGTGAAACAATATCATCCTATTGGCCGTCGTGAATTAGAGCGATTGGTCGCACTCTACAAGGAGGAACAACAGAATGTCAGGAACAAGATGGTCTGAAGCTGAGTTCACGTACGTACTCAGGAGGGCGGTTGATGATCGTCAGCCGGTTCGTGTGATCGTTGACGAGTTAAACAAAATGAATCCGACGGTACGTCGAACCTACCATGGTGTCAAGGCAGTATTACTTTCTCACAATATCAATCTTGAGGATCTGAGAGGTGAGTCGATCAAGCGTCGAGATATGATCGCCAACGAGGCGAAGGAGAAGGCAAAGATCAAGATGGTGTCGGTGCTAGGTTCTCCGATTGAGGAGGAAGAGATGGCACGCCTCCGGTCTGAGGGCTCCTTGCTGGAACCCGGTAACCCTGAGGAAGAGGAACCGGAGATGTCCGAAAAGGATGAGGCGGAGTTGAGACGTCGACTCTGCGAGAGAGGATACAAAGTCGAGAAACTTTCCCCCGACAAGAAGGATCTCGACATTGATGTAAGTCGGCTGTTTGAGGGAGATAAGATGCAGTTCGCAGTTATCTCCTGCACTCAGATAGGATCAAAGTATCAGCAGTTGACCCACCTCCGATCCTTTTACCAATTCATTCAGGATCGAGACATCAAGGTCGTGTTCCACTGCGGCGATCTGGTCGACGGAGTCGATGTATACAAGGGCCATGAGTACGAGTTGTTCCTGCATGGAGAGAAAGCACAGACAGACTACTGCGTGGCCAAGTATCCGCACATGGACAACGGAGGCAAGACGCTGGTGATCGCTGGCAATCATGACTACTCGTTCATGAAGACAGCCGGTTGCGATATTGTGGAGAACATCTGTGCTAAGCGAGATGACATGGAGTACATAGGCGCGTTCGGAGCGTTCCCCAAGACGGACTTCCTGAGAGTTTACCTCCAGCACGGGAAAGGCGGAGGCGCCTATGCCCGCTCGTACAAGATGCAGAAGTTTATTGAACAGATGGCGCCTGAGATCAAGCCGGATCTGTTCTTCCTCGGACACTACCACTCCACGTGCGCTTTGTTCGAGTACCGAAACGTCACCGCCTTTATGATGGGATGCTTCCAAGCCCAGACCCCGCATGAGCGGCAGTATGGTTTGTTTCCTGAGATTGGTGGCTTGATCATGGAGGTCACCATCAATGACAAGACACGCAGACAGACCCTGGCGGACATGAAGTTCGAGTGGGTTCCATTTTATATCCCCTTAGAGAACGACTTTTAGAAAGGAGTCAAACATGGCGAAGATCATCGTAAAGTTTAACGACGGTACCCCCGACTATGAGTATCAGGATGACATCGAACTTGAGAAGGCGAAGACATACGCCCACTCCATGACGACAGGTCGAGGCATTCGGATCCCGGTCGATGGCAAGTTGGTTTACAAGACAGTGACCCAGATCGACAAAGTGGAAGTTATCCCAACTGCCGGAGAGCAGGAAACCCGTCCACTTAATGAGCGTAGACGGAGATCCTAATGCGTGGAGTCACCTTTGATCGTTGCGCCAAGCAACGAGTTGTCGCTTTGTTGATCAAGGGTGAGAAGATCTGGTATGGCACTAACTGGTGTGAAAAGGAGCATGATTGTTGTCCACGAGGCAATCTGCCCACTGGTGTTGGATATGAACTTTGCCGAACTGAGTGTCGTCAGAGGTGCCATGCCGAAGTTGATGTCTTGATCAAGGCAGACGATCAGGCACGAGGTGGGGAACTGATCCTTTTTGGACATGACCACTTTTGTGAGCATTGTATTGACATGATGAAACGGTACGGAGTTATCCATTGGGAAATCTTCGGAGGTAAACATGAGAACAACGAGTCAACAAAAATGGAGTCGGAAGTTCCAGAAAGAGCGGAGAAAGTGGAACCAGGAACATCCGGAGGAGGCATTGTTACTCCGTAACATTCGAGAGTCCAAACGAAAGGAACGTACCAATGCCAAGGAACTGCGGGAAAAGGTCCGAGTGGAAAAGAAAAAGTTGAGAGCACTAAAGGCAAAGGAACGAAAGGTCGAGGAGCGTCGAAACAATCCGAAGAAGTTCCTGCGTCGTATGGCCCCTTGGTTGAAGTTACCAGAAAAGGCCAAGACAAAGGAGACGAAAGATGCCTAACAAAAAACCAATCGTTATGGATGACGAACCAATCCACGAATACTTTGGACTGACCTATTCACAATTCCTTGTACTATCACGAACGGCACTTCAAAGTATGCCGATCGAGTGGCAAAGGAGGTTCGTGAAGTTACTTGAGAAATTGAACAATGAGATAGATAACTTGGAGCCAGAATGGCCGTGGTGTTATCATGTCACAGTAAGGCACGTTGGCACAGGAAAGTTTGGTTCGTTGGCAAAGGCTGACCAATTGGGCAGTTATGATCGTGGGCGGGCACGAGTTGAACTGAATAGTGAAAGGAGGAAGCATGAGAAAGCAAAAGTTCCCGGTTGATCAGAAGATCACTATGGTCAACAAGTGGCGCCATCGGTGCGACCTCTTGATCAAGAAAGGCGTGCCTGTCTGTCCTACCATATGTAAAGCATGTGACGAACTCGCAAAGGAGATTTGCGAAGATATAAAGGAGTGCCATGCGACTAGAGGGTTTTGGACAGGAGCTAGTGACTTCACTCTGGGGCCGTCGTCTAGTGGCAGGACACCTGCCTGTGACGCAGGAGAGGGCGGTTCGAATCCGTCAGGTCCCTTATAATGCTCCAGGCTTATAATAGGCGGTTATAAGTTTAGAGGTTTATAATGAACGAACTCAACTGGCTTCATCGCAAGGCAAAGGATCTGATACTCCCAGCATTGCTCATCGTGCCTCAGTACGCATGGAGAAAGTTTCCTGGGTGCTACTATCATCCCCAGGAGGGAGAGATAGAGTTTCGAGGGCACTTCACTCCTTTGAGCAATGGGCTGATCATAGCCTCGGAGATAACGGACTGGTGCCCTGGCGGCTTCGCAAGCACACTCGCCCATGAATGGCGCCACCACTGGCAGTGGTTCAATATGGCCAGGGGCAAAGGTGCTACCTGGGATCCCACCCTGCCTTATGATAAGGCGATCGTCAAGTTTTTCGAGAGCAAGATTGAACTCGATGCTCTCCTATTCTCCCATACTGTGGCGCCATGTGAGGAGACTAGGATATGGAAGAGTTTGGTAGAGAAAGAAACTACTTGAACTCGTAGAAAGAATCTCATATAATAATGATGAGGAGACAGGATGTGTCAGGACAGTTTTCGCATCACTCGGATGGAACTGGTCAAAGGACACGGGCGGGAGTTACCTCCCGACACTCGTGCCTACCGAGAGAAGAAGCGCAACTATGCTCGCCGAGATAAGAGTTGGCGCAAGGAAGCGCAAGAAGTCATAACTGAGAGGAGATATGATGAGCAATGAGCAGAGTGAAGAATTGATGCCGGGAGACGTCAAGGAAGAGGCTTCTAAGCCTCTCGTTGCCCAGCGGGCCCGCCCACGGCACAAAGGTCCTTCGATGGTGGAGAATCGTCTGGAGCATAGGCAGGCGGGGTACCGGCACGCGGTCGAAGCCAACCATCTGGACACCAGGGCCTATCACAAGCCAGGCAGTCTGAACCGGCACAAGTGCTGATCATGACCAAACGAAATAAGGTTCTCCTGGGCCTCGGCATCTTCGGTCTCCTCGCCGCCTTGTGGAAGATCCTCACCGGGAAGCGAGTTGGCCCTTACTTCGAGCGATGATCATGGGCACACCGCGTTACCTATGGACAGTGGTGAATAGACGGATAGTCATCCACCGAGCCATCCTTCGTGACGGCCTCGAGCACACTTGTTGTAGTGACAAGTGTCCGTCCTTCCGACTGTACCATAAGCGGGATCGTCGCAATCCGAACTACGGATGGGAGGAGGCCGCCTGTTTTCTCTCTGGTAAGAAGCGAGCCCTTCGTCAATCAATATACAAGATGTGGCATCGAACCCCTCTCTGCTTGAGGGGCGAGGCACTACAGCGCAACCTTAGGGCATTGAAACGGAAGTCATGATCATCAAGCCCAAGGCCCTCCAGTATTCATTCAGTTTCTGGAGATTCGTCGGAACAGTTGACGTTCATCCATATCGTTGGGGCTTTGGTCTATCTTTCCACTACTGGTCATGCCTCTATGCTCCAAGGATTTGCGTCTATGCAGGATTCGTCAAATTAGGAATGCATATAGTACTGAAGGAGAAACCATGAGTTACATGCACATTGACAATCTTTACAAAAACCAAGACATCCTTGACTTCAAGGAATGCTATGCCATGGAGAAGATTCATGGTACCTCAGCGCACGTTCGGTTTACTCGGGAGATTAAGATCCCATCCTGCGTGGGTGAGGAGCATCTGAGTGACTATCCCGTGCCTCTCGTTACGGAGAAAGTGACTTTCTTCTCCGGAGGCGAGAAACACGAGACGTTCGTTGCCCTCTTTGATCAAGAAGCCCTGTTGGCAAAGTTCAAAGAGATCTTGCCTGGTCCCCCTCAGGGAGACGTGGAGATCTATGTCTATGGTGAGGCCTACGGAGGCAAGTGTCAAGGTATGAGCAAGACCTATGGAAAGGAACTTCGCTTCGTTGCCTTTGAAGTCAAGATCGGGCACTCCTGGTTGAAGGTACCTGATGCTGAGGAAGTGGTGAGGAAGTTGGGTCTGGAGTTTGTCTTTTACAATAAGATTCCAGCGGTGATGTCAGCAATTGATTCGGTACGGGATGCCGACTCAGTGCAAGCAATCAGGAATGGCATGGGTCCTGGGCACATTCGAGAAGGCATTGTCCTTCGCCCCCTATTTGAAGTCAAGAAGAATAGTGGTGAACGGGTGATCGCAAAACACAAGCGCCCTGAGTTCACCGAAACTATGACAAAGAGGGAAGTCGATCCCACCAAACGGCAGGCACTTGAAGATGCTCAGGCAATCGCTACAGAGTGGGTCACCGATCAGCGACTACAGCATGTGATGGATGCGATCACAAGTTATGGCGCGTTGGCGGATACTCCCTTTTCGATTGAGCACACTGGTATAGTGATCAAAACCATGATCGGTGACGTCGTGCGTGAGGCCGGTGAAGAGATCATGGACACGAAGGAAGCACGGAAAGCGATCGGTGCTCGTGCGGCCAAGTTATTCAAGGTCTATCTGCAGGAAAGTGCCTTTAAGGAAGCATCGTGTGTACTGATAGATACACCGTTAAAGTAAAAGGTGGAATCCATGAAGATTATATTTGTGAAGCAGTGCAATTGTGTAGCGTGCTACCTTATGAGCCTGCAGGCGCCTGCTTATATGAAGGCCATGAGTGAGGCGATGGATAAGATGATCATGGGTCCATTAAAAAGAAAGGAAAGAAAAATGCCAGGAAAGATCATTGAGTATCGGCATCACGGAGTCCTAGTCAAGGCTGATGAGGAACTAGCAGGAAAGCATAGAGACCACTGCCTATGCTTTAGGAACTGTGCAAGGTTCAAGCCAGAGGAACGGGAGAAGAACTGTCACATCGCAAATGTTCTCTTCGCCGTTGATCAGGCCTTCGGTCTTGTTACTCCTGTCTATGAATGCCCATTATATGGGCCAGAACAGTAAGTGTAAAGTAATGCTTGACACTTAGATTTCTTATGCTATATAATATCAGCATGGGCGAGAAACTCGACTCCCTAATCTTAGTGAGGTGACCAATGAAGAGAACTGGACTTTTCTTTGCGGTCGCTTTCCTCTTGATCCTGTCCTTAGGCATGTTCCTCGGGAACTCAGCCATGAGGCAGATCAGTCAAGATGTTAGCGAGAACAAGGACAGGCTCGGTACGATCAAGGCCACTCTTGAGGAACTTCAACAGCGCGTTGAGACGTTAGAGCAGTCGTTCCCCGTTCCTATGGTCGGTGTGGCATCGTGGTATGGTGACTGGGAAGAGCGGGCTGGAAACCGCACCGCTAACGGAGAGATCTTCCGAAAGGATGGCTTTACCGTTGCCCATCGTACCTTACCATTCGGGACCGTCTTGATCATCGAAAACACCATGAACGGACGCATGGTCCCGGCTGTCGTCAATGATCGTGGTCCCTATATTGACGGACGATCAATTGACTTGACTGAAGGATTAGCAAAACGTTTGGGTTTCATTGAACGAGGATTGGTGGAGGTGCGGTACTATGCACTGTACACACCAGTATCGGTTTTAGCAAGGAGGCCGTAGGTGAAGAAATTCTTTAAGTTACTCGGCAACATCGGTTTGGGTTTGTTTATCCTTGTTGTCGGCGGGTTCTTCATTATCTTCTTGGTAGTCATCCGAGTTGTCTTCCATGTCTTGGAACGGATCCTGTACTATCCCCACCTGGTGGTCAGGGCCATCGCTAATGGAAGTTCTAGTCTCCTCAAACTTTTCGTGACCGGCTATGAAACGGAAGCCGCCAAAAAACGGAAGGAGAAAAGGGGAGTGATTGTTGGTGGGGTTGGCCCCTGGACGAAGAAGGGGAGGCAGGTATGACTATTCAAATAACGAAGGCGTCGTCGATGGAAAAGCTTCTCATCGTACTAGCGGTGGTTCTCTTTTTGGTAGTGGGTGGGGTAGCCTATTACGTAGGCACCGGCCATGCCAATTCGGGACTTCAGAAGCAAGTCAATGATCTGATTGCCAAGATCAATGATCTGGTCAGTCGTGTGGTAAAGGATGACATTCAGATTGCTAGTCTCCAGACTGAGAGAGATTCGGAGAAGGCACAGCGCCTTGAGTACGCCGCAAAGAATCAGATTCTTGAGCGGTCGAATCAGGGACTGATCATTGAGAACACTGAATACAAAAAGCAGATTAAGTTAATGTCTGACATTCAGGTTGCCGAGCAGATGGGCAAGTGGATTGGTCAGTCAGAAGTTCAGGCATTCATCAGTGGGCAGTGGCATTTCTCCTTGACCCGCCCGGGCGGAGAGAAGACGTTAGAAATCTTTAAGGATCGGGATACGTACTTCTCACTCGCCATCAATCGTCTGGAGCAGATCACCACTAAGGACTCCACCATCAAGTCATTGGAAACTGACCTTTCCCTTTCGGAAGGGCAAACCAAGATCGCTATTGCTGGACGAGATGAAGCAGTCAAGACCCTCGTTGAGGCGAAGGTCACGATCAAGGATCTGAATAAGAAGTTGAGGTTGTCCTTCCTGAAGAACACGGGCATTGGTTTGGGAGTAGGAACTCTCGTGACAGTGGTCGTGTTTAGTTTGGTGAAGAAATGAAAACTACAAAGATCCTTGGTGCACTTTCAGCAGTGGGAACGATTCTGTTCCTTGTGCAAGACAAGCTAGTTGAGTGTGGCCTCTGGGCCATTGTTACCATGTTGTGTATGATCCTCCACGAGTTGGAAGAGATCAACCAGAAGATAAAGTGACAGGTTGAAAACATGATCAACTCAGTCAATCAGTACAGTATATATGAGCCCGGCAAAGGCAACGAGTATGCCTGTAGCCAGGTCGTAGGTAGTGAAGTGGCATAATCTTAACGTTGGTTTCAAAGTTTCGATAAACTCCGGCGCCGCGCTAATCCTCTATCTGGTAAATTTCCATCTCTTAACAATTGAAGCCGCTTACTCCCCCGCTATTGAGCGCCTTTATCCGGTAGCCATCGGTGCTCTCACTGGTGCGTTTGCTGGCTTCCTCGTGAAGAGGGCCGCTAACAACAAATTGGAATCTGCCGCCATTCTTGAAAAGATCAAGTCTGGTTGTGTCGAAATTAAAGAAGGAGAAAAGTAATGCCCTACCCTAACCAACATTCCCTCCGCCTTCAGGATCCGGGCAAGTTCGATGAGTTTCGAACAACCGCAGGCGGTAAGCTTTTTAACAAGGTCGTTGTGCCCAAGACGATCAGTATTATCTGGGGGCACTTGAAGGGTGAAGACAAAGGTACCTTTGTCCCTCAGGCTCTTCGCTTTCCGATCAAGTCGTTTACAGAAGATGAGGCGAAGGCATGGATCAAAGACAACGAAGTCAAAGGATCCTTTGAAGCGGCAACGGAAGAGGCACTGTCTGGTCTCTTCACTCGTTACCAGGAACTAAAGACGCTTTCGGAACAGGCGTTCCAGTCCCTTCGTGATCGTCTGTATCGTGTGGTTCAGACAAAGTTTCCTGACTTCTGGTTGGATGACTGGTCGGAGAATGCTGTCCTCCTCCGTAAGAGGGAGAAGTATGATGCGGCCACCCACATGGTTGCGGTTAGTCAGGATCCTCCTAACATTTACCACCAGGTCAAGTACGTGATTGATTCTGATGGCGAGATCGTGTTCGATGGTGAGCCCAAGAAGGTTCGGCAAGTTATCAATTACGTTCCTATTGAGGAACCGGCGGGAGGCAAATAATGAAGAAAGCACTTTTGGAATTCTCGGCTCCTAAGTGTACCATCCTTGAGGAGATCGTTGACGAGGTTACCAAAGAGAGAGTGATGCGAGTTGAGGTCAAGTGGCAACATGCTGGGATCATCAATGGTAATCGTCGGCGCTACTCTAAGGAAATTCTACAGCGAGAGATTGAACGTCTCTCTCCACTCATGGATAAGGGAGCAGTCTACGGTGCCTCCTATCATCCACAGAACGATGCCGAGATTGATGATGTTAGTCATCTCTGGGAATCGGCCAAGATGGCAGAGGATGGTGAGTGTGTTGGTGTCGTCAAGGTATTACCTACTGAACGTGGGCGGAATGCCCAGGCGATCATAAAGTATGGTGGGCACATCGGGATGAGTTCCCGCGGGTTCGGCACCACCACCAGAAAGGAAGAGGTAGTCGATGGAAAGAAAATTCAAGTTGATGAGATCAACGATGACTTTCAACTTAAGTCACCCGGTGACTTTGTACTTACGCCCAGCGTCCCCGATGCCGGGGTTCGCCGGATGATGGAATCGCGTCTAAAAGACGACGAGGATTCCAACGATGACAAAGGAGATACCATGTTATTTAAAACATTGGATGAACTTCGAACTGCACAACCTGAACTCCTCAAACCTCTCGACGAAGAGCTTGTCGCTCTAAGAGAGGAGGTCAAAACTCTGAAGGAAAAGCTCGCTGTCTTGGAGGCAGAGAATGCTAGCCTGAAGGAGAAGATCGTGGCCTATGAGAAAGAGGTGCAGGCAGTTTCCGAGGGTATTCGCAATGCCATCTCCGTCCTTGGCGAACTTAAGGGCGTTGTTCCCGAAACGGTCAAGGAAAAGGATCCTGATCCTCCGGTGGTTGCGGATCCTCCTGTAGGAGTGGCAGATCCGCCCAAAGTGGAACCACCTCCGGTCGTCCCTGCGGAACTCGAGGCCCTCAAGGCTGAGAATGCCGCACTGAAGGCCGAGAAGGAAGTGCGGGCGGTCGCTGAGGCCAAGGAGGCAAACGAGAAGGCGATCACCGACGCCCTGAAAATCGAACTGGAAAAGGAAACCCCTGAGTACAAGAAGATGATTGAGGCGGAGTTGATCAAAGAGGGGCATCCCCTGATCGAGAAGGTTGAGGAAGTTGCGGCTAAGGTTGCCTCCACGAAGGAAGCGATCAGTGCCCGGATAGCGGAGGAGGAGAAATCCAAGATCCGAAAGTCCGGAGTCGACGACAAGGGACACATCACTGACCCCGAAGGTCCGGCCTCTGGTCTGACTGAGGATCAAGTGAAGAGCCGATGGGTAGCCGCCCTGAAGGCTGGATACAAGGGCGAGTTGGAGCAATACTCCAAGGCCGTCCTTAAGATCAAGAAGTAACGAACGGAGTACAACATGTTCGAAAACATCAAGAAATTCCTGCTTGCACAAAAGGCAGAATTGATGAGGCTCGATGAAGCCGAGGGTTTTAAGAGGCGGGAGGATCGTGGCTTCGACTTTTCACTAACCGATAAGGACACAGGTGTCCGTCGGGGCATGAGAGAGATCCTCTATGACAACACGATTGCGTGGATCGGTTCCGAGATGAAGGGCGTTCTCTTCAAAGAGGCATTGTCGCTTAATCAGCCCGGTGTCCTTCATGAGGAAACTCTGACGACCGGCATCGCCACGTTCACCACGGCACTCCTGCCCGCGGTTCGACGGATTTATTCTCGCCTCTTGGCGATGGAACTTATTTCCGTCCAGCCCCTGTCGGGTCCTTCCGGGTATATGTATTGGTTGGATCACCTTTATGGCTCCAACGTTGGTGGGGTCCACATCGGTGACCGCCTGGACAAGGAACAGGAGAAAACCTATTCTGACGCTCTTGAAAAGGGAGTGATCAGTGAAGTCAACTTCCAACTGAAGAAAAAGTTGGTTGAAACTGAGATCAAAAAGCTTAAGGCCATCTGGACTTTGGAGTCCCAGCAGGATCTCAGTTCGCAGTGGAAGTTGGATCTTTGGGGCGAATTACAGCCTCAGGTGATCGACGAGATCGCCCGCGAGATCGACCAGAAGATCATGGTCGCCCTCCTGGCGGGCAACGGTGCCGGTAACACGGATTGGAACGCCAACGGTTACCTCACCGATGACAAGACCACGATCGAGAAGAGAGCTTATCGTGAGACCCTTTACGAGGCGATTGCGGAATCGGCCGCCAAGATCTTCAAAAAGAAATACGTCTATCCCAACTGGCTCCTCATGGACGGGGACACATTCACTCGGATCGCCAAGCTCGAACGGTTCACCGCCGATCCCACCACGACCCCTGATCAGCAGAGCATGGTTGGTTGGCGGTATGAGGGCATTCTTGCCGGGAAGTACAAGGTTTATGTTGATCCGTGGTTCACGGCCAACAAGATCCTCCTTGGCTTCCGCGGTGCCGATTGGAAGTATGCCGTCGGCTACTATGCTCCTTACATTCCTGTGTTCCTCTCGGAAGAGTACATCGTCAACGATGACTTCACGCAGAGAGCGCGGGGTGCGATGAGTCGGTATGCCTATGGTGTCATTCCTGAGTCGGAAGCTTCCGGTGCCGATGAGAAGAACAACGGTCTCGCAACCGTTACGATCACCCAGAGCTAATTAGGCTGGGCAATTTGAGTTCAACGGGGAAGGGCCATTCCGTCCTGGGATGGCCCTTCCTCTTTTTCTTACGAGAGGAGTAAGCGATGTTTAAGTTGGGCATGAACGTATCAGACATTTCGCAGAGTTTCGTCAATATGAATGGCGACTACGCCTCAGTCGAGCCGATGGGTGTGTTTGACTTTACCAGAGTGAAGGCGATGCCCAGCTACTTTGAACGAATCCCGAACTTCCTTGATGAGATGAAGAAGAGGGAACAAAAGCGATTTTACATTCAACGCACTTATGCCCTGGGCGACACACTGATGGGAGTGCCCGCCGTCCGATACTGCCGAGAGATGGGATGGGATGCTGTCCTAAGAGTGGATGGTTATAACTCTCGGCTTCTTAGTTTACTTGATGTCCCACACTTAGTCACAAACCAGAGATTGGAAATTCCCGGTTTGATCATGGACTGGGTCCTGGAACGAGATCACACAGACCCTCAGTTGGGTCGTTTGCATAGAACACATATTTACTTTAAGGCACTCGGCATTAACGAGTTGCCAAAGACGGTTGACTGGCAATGCGATATATCAAAACTGCCTCCGACACCTTTTAACCTGCCAAAGAAGTTCGTGGTCATGGTGGGGCAGGGGGCCAACTTCCGGAAGCAATTATCTAAGGCAACTATTGAACTAATCATAAATCGACTAAATAAGGAAGGACGTCGTGTCTTTTACAATGGTGATCCTGACGATCTGGATGTTAACAAAGATATGACAATACTGATGGGCCGGCAGTTGGGAGTTCCCGAATTGTTCACACTGATAGCAAGAGCAGAGTGTCTTGTCACTGTAGATTCGGGCCCACTTTGGATTGGGCACTTTACACAGACTCCCACAGTGGCCATCCTAGGTCCTTCTCATCCTGATCAGCGCCTTACTCTTCATCCTCTTTATCCGGAGGGGGCAGTTGGGATCAAGATGAACGATTGGATTAATTGTGAATCGTGCACCGAGAATGGATGCCGGTGTGACAATACCATGCGGTGTCTCCACGTCAGCGGAGACAGACTTGCCGAAACCGTGGCTCAAGAGGTCACGAAATTTTATCAGGAGCAGTCATAATGTCAGTCAAACGCTATACAATGCCTTGTGGGGTTCTTCATGTAAACGAAGGAACGATTGAGGAAACTTTTTTCCATGAGGGCGAACCTATCACTTTGAAACCGAAACAAGCAAAGTTCCTCGGCGGAACCTCAAACGATTTGGTGCACTACCTGATGTATCCTGGATTCTGGGAAAGCCAGAAGTTATTTGAGGAACTCAAAGCAAAAAACAAAAAGATGAACGTCCTGATTGACGTCTCACGATCTGACCGATGGGGCGACAACCTCATGCTAACCATCGTACCTAAGGCCTACAAGGAATCGTATGAGGAAAACATAGGTATTGACGTCTTGATCAATCCTGCGTTTGCTCAGGTGTGGGAAAACAATCCGCACGTCCGAACGATTCTTACTGAGAAGCCTACCACGATCTATGATCTTGTAGTTGATCTCAATGGTCTGGAGATGAAGTATCAGCCAAAGGGAACTAAGAAATGTTCTGATACTATTCTGCAGAAATCCGGTCTTCATACGGTCAATAAAACTCCCGTGTACAAAGTGGCCGATCAAGATAAGGAATGGGCGCAGTCACTAGTTGCTGGGCTCTCTAAGCCTATCATAGGGGTGGGTCGTGAGAGTTTTGCGAAGGTTCGGACTTATCCCCACATGAACCGACTGATTGAACTCCTTAAAGAGTTCGATGGTACAGTGATCATCCTTGATGAAAAGGATGCCGATGGAAAGTACAAGTACAATTTTCGAGAGATGGGCGCCTTGATTAATGAGTGCACTTGGGTGGTGGCGAACGACTCAGGCATCCTTCACTTGGCCGGTGCATTGAAGAAGAGAGTGATTGGAATCTTCGGACACACAGATGGAAAGGTAGTTTGCGAAAACTATGAAAAGGCAATCCCTATCAATGCGACTAAGTGTGCTTTGGGAAAGCATCCTTGCTGGTGGGAAGTGCCCTGCATTGATGGTGCCGACTATCAGTGGAAGGAGCCTCTGGGTCCACCTGCCTGTCTTCAGGAACTCGAGCCGGAAGAAGTGATCAGTCAGATGTGTGACGAACTAGGCAAAGTGAAAAAGGTCCTGGTAGTCATGCTGACCTTTGATCTTTTGCAGTGGACGAAGTTGGCGGTGGAGTCAATCCGATCCTTCCATGACTACGATCTATTCATTGCTGACAATGAGTCGACCGATGGAACGCAGGCATGGTTGAAGGAGAAAGGGATTGAGTTTGAAGCGAAACGATGCGGAGTCGCCGCCGCTCAGAATATAGGATTCCAAAAGTTCCTAGAAGGCGACTATGATTACGTCCTCTTGGTGAACAACGATGTAGCTTTACATTACAACACAATAGACAGTCTGGTTGACATGATGGAGAAGACACCTGAACTCGGTGGTCTGACTTCAACGGAAGAGATGAAGATCGCTCCCTGGACGATTGATCTTGTTGAACCTAAAGGCAAGGGGTTTGAGGAGATTCAGGATATCCCGACCAGTGCCTATTCATGCACTATCTTCCGTCGGTCCATCGTAGAGAAGATCGGCCTATTCGATGAACATTTCACTCCTCGGTATATTGAGGATAATGACTATACCTTGAGGCTGAGGATTGCTGGAGCAAAGTTCGGCAAGTCAAGGGAGTCAATCTTTTATCATGCAGTGGGGGCCGTCCTGGGTTCAAAGGAAGAGGAACGAAAAGGACGGAATCACCACTGGGATAAAAACATCGCCTACTACATTGAGAAATGGGGCATAGCACCTCATGAGCCTCAGGAGTTAGCCAAGGTCGGGCCGGAGCATTACAAAGGCAAGTTGGTTCATGATCTGCGGGAGTACTTGGCGAATCCCAATGCCAAGGCGCCGACAGTTCGGATACGATGCTACCTAGCCGGCTTGGGCGATGCGATTTTCCGTTCGATCGTTGCCCGGGAATTGAAACGGCAGATCAGTGACAAGATCAAAGTTATCTATACTGTCTCGTTTGATCCTAAGGACACCATGTCCGATAAAAGCCAAGAGAGGCGGGCGATTCTGTCCACCTATCCCTATATTGACAAGGTTGAGGAAAGGGAACTGGCTGGTGCAGACTTCACACTTGACCTCACTGAGACAGAGTTTCGTGAGGAATGGCAGGAGGTCGCCAAGTATGGTCAGATTATGTCCGCCCGGACAGAGATCTACCTGGACATTGCTGGGTTGGATACCGATCAATTGAAACCGGACTTTTTCAATTCCGGACTTGAGAGGGACTTAGCCACTAAATACTGGAGTAGACATCCGGGAAAGAAAAAGATCGTGATGGCAAAGGAAGGTTCCAATAAGTTGAAGTGCTGGCATGGTATGGACGAACTCGAGCGCCTCTTGATCGCCGAAGGGCACGCAGTGGTATGCCCGAACAAGGAAGACATGGACTTCAGGCATCTGGGAGCAGTCATCGCCCAGGCTGATCTGGTGATCTCCCCCGACTCAGGTCCTTCAAACCTTGCCGGTGCATTAAACATTCCCGCCTTGACTTTGTTCTCGAATCGGAATGGTGCAAGGTTTGAGAAGATGTTTCCTTCAATGATAGCGGTTCAGGGGTCATGCCCGCACGCGCCTGAGACTAACTATTGTGATTACAAGATGCTATGTTCAAAGACAGAGGGCCCGTACCGCATGAAGGAGAATGGATTGGGCGAGCCCGAATGCTTCAAGGCATTGAATGTCGAGTTGGTTATGGAGATTGCGAAGGAGATGCTGGGATGATAGACCTAGAAGTTATCGCCGAGAAGGTATTGGCAAATACGTGCTCCGTGGACTTCCCTGGACGAAAGCATTACTGCGGCGATTATGAAGGTCGTATGTATCGTGTAGTGGTCGATGAAGATTCCATCAAGTTATACCAGGAACTCTTTGATGATCCTGCATGGCTATTGGAATTGTTCCAAGCGGGGATGGTTTCAACCAAACTCCTCGGGCAAACCGGTTCAGGCAATCTTGTCCTTGAGCATAAAAAGTTTGCGTTTCAGTCAATGTTTCATGAGTGGACCTGGACGCAGAAGAAGGATCTTGCCTCAATGATCATCCGGATACAAAAGAAGTTATCTGAAAAGGATCTCTTCCTTTCAGATCCGCACGTGTTCAATGTGGCCTTTGACGATTCAGTACCAGTGTACTTTGACTTCGGTTCAATCACGAGAGGACCTTATCCTATTAGAGAGTGGATCCGAAACTTTTGGTTGGGGCAGAATTGGATGGAGAGTTGGATGGCTCGTTTGAACATTACCTATACGGAGTTGCAGGACTTCCTTGAGCATCCTGAACATGTTACACTTGAGAATCAATTGAGGAATATCGAGCGCCTAACTAGTGAGATCAAGATTCTGGAGTGGAGTCAATACGATAAGAAAACCTTTAACGTAAATGATCTCACCACATGGCAGGAAAAGCATAATGCAGTAAAGAACCTGATGGAACTATTGCCTGAACCGCCTAAGAAGGCGTTGGATGTTGGAAGCAATACTGGCGACTTTTGCCATATACTTTTAAGGCAGGGGGTGGAGAAGGTTTGTGGATTCGATATTGATGAGGCAACCGTAGAGGTCCTCTATAAGATGACCAAAGAAAGAAACCTTCCAATCACTGCAGTAGTGGGGAACATCACTGATCTTTATGGATGGCACGCAGTCGACTTCGGAGAGATCTCTTGGAATTCATTATACCAACCGAATTTTCGATACGCCTCCGAGTTGGTTCTCTGTGTGGCCTTAATTCACCATGTATGCTATTTCCGAGAGTTCCCGATGGCAGTCTTTGCAGAGATCCTGGCGAATTACTCGACCAAGTACCTGATCATTGAATGGATCCCATACGATGACCGCTATCTTGAAGGGTCTATCAATCGGTTCGGAAAGGATCGTAGTGAGTATACTGAGGAAGAATTCGTGGCGACCTTTACGAAGTACTTTCCTACAGTGGTGGGAATTCTAAACTCTACCGATCAAGTTCGTAAGATGTATCTCTTTTCCAAGGAGCCGAAAAATGCTATCGAATGATGAGCAAGACGCATTGTTTCAGAATGCAAAGAACTATTGGCACGAGAAGGCCAAAGAGCATGGGGCCATCAACTGCCCACCGACCCAGTTTGAGGATGTGAAGATTAATGAGATCACAAAGGCCGACCTCCTTCGGGGGTTTCCTGAAGAGAGATTGAGTGAGGCAATTGTCCTTGACTTTGGGTGTGGTGAGGGAAGGATGATCCCATATATAGCACCTTTGGTGAAACGATACATTGGAGTAGATGCCTCACCGTCTTGCCTGGCCTATGCGGAAAAGGTTGCTGAATCTTTCCCCAACGTGTTCCTGCATGAACTCAAGCATCCTTACTCACTTTGGGATGATACTTTCCCAACTGCCCAACTAACTGAGATTGATCTCTTCTTCAGCTGGACGGTCTTTCAGCATATTCCTCACAAGTTAATGCAGTGCATGATCAAGTCAATTGCCGAGAGCCTTCGTAAAGGGGCTATCGCACACATTCAGTTTGACTGGCCCACTTTCGGAAGACTTCGTGAGTTGAAGTATCGCTTTGATCAGATGCCTGATTCAAGTTGTGATTGCCGCTGGTGGCCGGATTGGATGCTTTGGTCAATTTTAGAATCCTCTGGGTTCGACATTTCGGAAATACCGACTACCCAGTTTCAGTGTTGGCGTATGGTGAAGAAATGAAGTTTGCTGAAGGACGTATTGCTAACAGGGTGCAGGTACCCATTGTTAGTGTTTGTAACAGGCAGTGCCCCGAATGCTGTGCTAGGGAACGATTGACCTGGTATAACAAACAGATTAAGGAATTGGAAATTCCAATAGAGGAACTTCAACGAGTGGGTAATTTGATCGGTAAGATTGGTAGGATTGAGATTACTGGAGGGGAACCCACCCTTCACTCAAAGTTTGAGGAATTGACCAACAACCTGGAAACAACCTTTCAGTGCAACGACTTCATGTTAGTTACTAATGGATGGTTGTTTGGAAAAGATCCCTCAAAACTTCCGTTGTTGCTGAAGTATCAGCGTGTTTGGGTGTCCCATTATACCGAGCAATTTGTTGCCCGGCATGGAGGAGTATCAAACACGTTTGAGTATATGTTAGTAACACAGTTTTTACAAGCCCATCATCATCTCAATGTTATGAAAGTTCAGATAGATGGGCATGTGCCTTATGGAGAACCCCCCTACGAAGGAACTCCTTGTGCTCATTATTGGTCTGACATGATTGCCTACCATGAAGGACAGTTGTTTGGTTGTTGTGTGGCATGGAGTCTCCCCCTACAGGGGAAGGGGATTCCGTTGACCTCGGAGTGGAGAGATCATGTGAAGGAGATTGAACTCCCTTGTGAGACTTGTTTTCGATCGGGAGGTAGATAACATGAGAGTTACTGTAGGAATGATTGCTTACAATGCCTCTCCTGTTATCGGTGCGGCCATTCGGAGCACCTATCCCTATGTCGATGACATCATCGTTGTTGATGGTTCGGCACATGGCCCTTCGACTGATGATACTGTTACGATGGCGAAGTCAATTGGATCTCGTGTTAGTGTGGTATCGGGAGTTTTTGCAAAACCAGATGGTAGCTGGGATGAACGAAGGCAACGTCAAACCTATTTGGACTTGATGGGACGAAGTGAGGAACGGTGGGGTTTGTCTCAGGATGCCGATGAGGTCTATGATAAGGAAAATATTCTAAAACTGATTGAATCTATGGATAACGCAAAGTCAGATATAGATATCATAAGTCATAGGTTTATCCATTTCTGGAGAAACCTAAATCAAATTGTAACTGGTAGTCAATGGTCAATAGCACGAATGGAAAGTTGTGCATTCCGATTGACTGAAGGTCTAAAAATAGTTAACAATAATACAATGGCGGGTTTTAGGCATGGATGGCCAGGATGCTGGTCTCACCGGGATGATATCTTTGTCTATCACTATGGGCATGCTTTATCTTATGAGCGGTGCTTGTTCAGAGTACGGGAATACTTTCTCGCGGGATACGTTGGTGATCATAGTCGGTACTCCCTTGAGGAGTACATAAAAGAATGGAATCGTATTTACGATCTAAAGTTACCAGGTGTGGTTCCCTATATCGGTCCCCAACCTGAGACTATTCTGCCTTTGATAGGGAGTTACTTCAAATGACTGAAGCACAGTTTCTAGAGGGGTTTATAGAAGATGTCTTCTCGTATAAGACGGTCTTGTATATAGGAGCCTCCCCAGCAAGGCAGATCCTGACAAAAGAGTTCAAGGATCATGGGGCGGTGATTGACCTTGTAGAAGTTTGGTCACCCAACTTGGACTCTTTGATCAAGACACACATTGGAGTATTTGATAACTTCATCCTTGGAGATGTACGAAAGTTGAACGAAGTCATCAATCGGACCTATGACGTGGTCTGCTGGTGGCATGGTCCTGAACACGTGACCAAGGATGAGTTTGAATCGACACTTCAAGGATTAACAAAATATACCAACCATCTTGTGGTGGTGGCTTGCCCCTACGGGAACTATCCACAAGGGGCACTTGAAGGTAACCAGTTTGAGATTCATCACCAGGCACTCACCCCAGAAGACTTCCATCGAATAGGATGGTACGCGATTAGCTTTGGTAAGAAGCATAATCCATGGTCTTGGGTGATGGCTTGGTATCGTAAATCATAAGGAGGAAGTTATGAAAAACTTTTTTAGTGGGATCGTTACTTTCCTAAAGGCGATCAAACTGCGGTGGTGGTTCGTGTACGTTGCCTATGCGCTATTCGTGTACGTCCATCTCTTTGGGATCCTCGGCACGATCGGTATGACCGTCGCCATGATCCTCCTGAACAAAAAGATCGACAACCTCGGAAAATAGCATCCCAGGAGTCTGTAAGATGGAAACGCCAGGCAGTCTGATAGACAAACTCTTCACGGTCGACCACAAGTTGTGGAACCAGGAAGACATCGCCCAGACCCCTGGGGCCGACGATCACATCGTGGCCGAAGCAAAGAGGAAGATCAGCAAGTTGAATCTCCAAAGGAACGCACTCATTCAAGAGTTCGACGAACTGATCTCAGACATCGTTCTCAAGAGAAAGGAACCTCCAGTGGTTCCGCAGATGAAACAGTACGGGAAGGTCTAACTATGCAAACCGAACAGTTGGAAGTAAAACGGACCAAGATCACTAACCACAAAGACGTCGATGTAGTGATTAGAGATTTTTATGGATACGAGCATGTTCTTTTTCCCATGATGGAAAAGGAACTTTTGATGGTTTCGATGAAGGGGAATAAGAAATGCCCAACGGTAATTTTGTAACGTTTTCATGTGCAGGAAATCTTTTCGCTACTAAACTTGCCGATAACGCTGTTGCTAATGGTTGGGTCAGGAGTGAGGCAGGATATGACTGGATTAAGCCCGTCAACTCAAACAATGTTTGTCTAGGAAGACTGGCCTACCTTGCGGCTATCAGAATCTATACTGAGTTAAGTGTCACAGGCTTCCAGTATACTATCTTTGAGCCGGCGGTAAGGGAATCCTATGACGCTGGTTCACATGCTGGAATAGGTTTGGGATGGGTGGGATGGGGGAATCCTATCTATTGGGCCGGACGAACTGAGAATGATCTTGCTAGAGATTTTACCTTTGAAGGTTGGATGGATGCTAACTGTATCATTGGTAATGTGAAGCCAGATCCCTCTATTACTGGGGCTACCACTTTCCCAATTTTCTTCTGTGTGACCAAGGGTTTTGACGGAGTTAATCGCTTGGTTGGATTGGATATGATGCCCGCCGCATCTGCGTATCGTTGTAATGCAAGACTTATCTATGCCGCTGATGCACTGGCCTACTTTAAGGGATTGCAATCCGGTGGTCTTGGAGTGTGGGGATTCGATAATAAAGCCAGACTTTCTAGATTGTATCTTTTCAGAGGTGGAGTGGCAATAGCGGATGTGATTAACTCGGCGGCAATCTTGGGATCGTTTGAAGATCCGATAACCGGGATACCTTATCTTCTTTGTAGTAAGAGTCAGGGTGTTGAGGTTTACAATGACGAGTGCATTCTAAACATTGGTGGGACAGATTATTATTACAGATGTCTTTATCCCACGTTGACCCCTCCCCATACAATTATGATGACAAACAAATCTTCGAACTTCAACGCCATTGTGGCTCCCTCTGCGAAGGGGGTTGATGAAATACTTACTTACTGGGTAAGGAGATTGTAAGATGGAAGAGAACTGTAGTGCCTGTGGAAAGAAACTTGAAGCTCAGGAAAAAATCTATTACGATATTCCTGCTGGTTCGAAAAAGGTTCTTTGCCAGACGTGCTATGATCAATATATGATGTCACTATCTGAAACTGGAACACAACCGGAGTAACTAAAATGGGTTGGGTAACGGGTTGGACATACAGAAAGAGTCACACCATTACTCCCTCTGCTGGTGCTGGGCAGAATTACCAGAAAAGAATAGTGGTGCACTTTAGTGCGGGAACTGATAGTGGTGAAGATATTTATCTCTCTGGTAAATGTAAAGCAAATTTCGGAGACATAAGATTTACAAATAGTAGTGGAGCTTTTCTGCTTGATCATTGGTTGGATAAGAAGGTCGATGGGAACTATGCTATTTTCTGGGTTAAAGTATCCGATGATTTAAGCACGTATGATAAGAAGATTTATATCTACTACGGAAATGCGAGTGCCCTATCGGCGTCCAACGGAGATGCTACTTTCATTTTCTTTGACGACTTTGAGACTAATCTAAATAGATGGTCTTGTTTCGGACTAACTGGCCTGCGTTTCTCAGGTTCTAATAATTTAGGTTCCCCTTTAGGGTTTGGAACGATCGCTGACTTCGATGGTCTCAGTCCCTTTACATTAGAGTGCTGGTTCAGAACTTCTGGTACGGGTGAACAACCACTAATAACGAGAATGAACTTGGACGGAAATGGACGTGGTTACTGCTTGTTTGTCATAAACAATCACATTGGATATGAATTGAGAAGTAATCGTACTCCCTCAAGTGATATACAGATTGAGACGAATGTTCGAACCATCAACGACGGAAATTGGCATCATCTGGTTGCCTCCTATGATGGTTCACGACAGGCGTCTGGTATACATATTTACTTGGATGGAACAGAAGAACCCTTCACCACTTTAGTAGATACTCTAAACGATACAATCAGTAATCCCTCAAGATTCAATGTGGCCACGTACGGTGGTTTCTATTACTTTACTGGAGATATGGATGAGCTTGTAGTTTATACTTCGATCTTGACACCAGCAGACGTTGTTGCTCGTTATAATAATGGAGAGGGTACCGAAGATATACTGAGTGGTACAGTCTATGCTCACTGGCCTCTTGACGAGGGTTCGGGAGGTAGTGTTGTTGATGTCTCTGGGCATCCTGAACGAAACTTATGGCTAGCCACAGCTGGGGGGCCTATGCCAGCTTGGATTACCGGAATAATCGGAGCACCTGTGCCCTCTTTTGATCATGCTTATTCTGGTACTAAAGGTGCGAAGATACCTATAGCCACCCTTATGTCTCATAACCAACTTCCTTATGATAACATTGCCGTTCATGTTCATCTTTATGATGAAATGTTACCGGTGCCTGAGTATGCTGTTTTTAGTATTGACGCTGGGGAGGTCGAGACATCTTTTATTGGATTAATTACTGATGGTGACCAGTATGAGTACCGATTGCTGGGTGTTGATTATAAAAGCGGTATTCCCAGAACGATTGGATGGCATGAGTTTATAACAAGAAGTTCGTTGGGTCTTAAACAATTCATTATTGATGGAAACATCATGCCAGTTACGGGTATGGGAGTTTGGAATCCTGTAACTTTTCTTATTGTGGCGGGCACCTCCCAGGCGGTGGCTTACTGGGACTCGATTTTTTATACAAAGTTTGTTTCTCCTGAACCTGCTCACGGAGTGTGGGGCACAGAGGAGACTGGTAGTGGAGTAACAACGTTTATTGCTGAGGATATTGAAAGTTCCGTTCCTGAGAAGGCACGGACGTTGGACGATGTTATTTATCTTCTAGCACAACATCCTTTGAATGTTGAAGATGCGTTAGTGACTCTACTTGGTTCTCTACATCTTCCCACTTCTTCTGAAGATTTACTTGTGGTTCTATCTAAATACTTTCACATTCCAATTTCGTCTGAGGAGTTACTTAAAGTCTTAACAAAGAAATTCCGGTCGGTTGAAGAGTTGGTACTTGCTTTATCAGAAACTCTCCACATTCCAATTTCGTCTGAGGATTTGATAACTTCTTTAGCAAGTTTTCTTCACATTCCAATTTTATCAGAGGATATGCTTCTGGTATTACTGGCAAAGAGAATATTGTCAACCGAGGAGGTTATTCTGTCATTGCTGGCACAGAGAATACTACAAGGACAAGATACTATTTATGAACGATCTCTGCTATATCGGTCTCGTTTGATGGCATTTCCTATATTTGGAGGAAGTCATGTTATTCAAGTCAAGGGTGAGGAAGGGTAATGAGAAAACTTGGAGATATGATCACACTTGATTTTACGACACACAATCCATCTACCGGGATGGTTCAAGATGCGGATCTCCTACCTATCTGTGAGGTTTTTGATAACAACATTGACATTCCCATCCTTACACCAGTTGTAATAAAGAGAACTGGACAAACCGGGGACTACAGAGTCAGTATAGAGGCAACTATTGGTAATGGGTTTGGAGTAGGAAGAACTTACAATGTTATTGCGTCTGCAACTGTAAACTCCGTTTCGGCAAAGGCAAGGATAGGCATATTTGTTTTGGATTCAAAAAGCAACCAGGATGTCGTTGATGAAGTTGGTCTTATGAGGACCGAGACGGATAAGATTCAAGATATCGTTGAGGATGTTAGTCTTGTAAAGATTGAGACGGACAAAGTTCAGGATCTCGTCAATGAAGTTAATCTTGTGAAGGACAAAGTCACAGATGTTACTAGTGATGTTGTTCTGATCAAATCTGAAACGGATAAGATTCAAGAAGTTGCCGATGAGATTGATCTTGTAAAGATTGAGACAGATAAGATATCAGGTCTTGTCAATACTGTTGACCTTGTAAAGACCGAAGTAGATAAAATCCAGATTATTAAGCCTGAGACGGATAAGATTCAAGATATCGTTGAAATTGCCGGTCTGATCAAGCCTGAGACAAATAAGATTCAGGGTATTGCTAATAAGGTTGTTGCACTTCAGGAAATTGTTGCTTATGAAACAGACAAGATTCAGCACAGTATTGCTGATGAGGTGGGCAAGATTCAGGAACTTACTGGTGAGATTGATCTTGTAAAGATTGAGACAGATAAGATTCAAAGTATCGCAGTTGATACGAAGTTTATCAGAGAAGTTGAAAGTGGGAAATGGGAGATTAAAGGGTCACAGATGATTTTTTATTCTGGGGAAGATTCCGTCGAACTTATGAGATTCGATATTACAAAAGATGCTAGTGGTAATGCTATAATGAGGACGAGGGTGTTATGAACGATTTAATTTTAAGGGGTTATGGTCATCTTAATCTAGTTGTGACTCGAGGACTCATGCTTGGAAAGATAGCATCTATTCGTACTGAACTACTTCAATTTGTTTCAAAGTTTACGGGGACTCTGCCATTCCAATCTAAGTTTAGGAGATTCGTCGATGGGATATAAATCGCACTTCAAACCGATGCTACAGTTGGTGTCCAAACTACGGTGGAGAGGATTGTTTCAGTCGAGATTTCGTAGAGAACCTATACAACGAATTTCCAAACTCCGACCTGTTGCTCACTTTCAATCTAAGTGGGAAACAGAAGAATCTGAGGTGTAATTATGGCTGACGAGAAGATTTATATTGGTGATGTTGGAACTACCATTGAGGTTGACATGCAGGAGAGCTTGGTAGGATTCTCTGGATTCAAGTTCCTTGTGAAGAAACCTAAGGCGGATGGTTCTGGAGATGAGCTAAAGACTTGGACTGCCGTTACTAAGTCTGGTGTTGGAAATGAAAAGTTGCTAGTCCACGTCACTGTAGCAGGAGAGGTTGATGCTCCTGGTCACTATTACATCCAACCTTACGGAGAGGTTACTGGATGGAAAGGACGCGGTGATACCTTCATTCTGAAAGTACTACCGGTATTTGGGATAGATGCATAGGAGATAGTGCCATGGACGAAACTTCGTTAGTTTCTGCAGTACGTACAGAGTTAGGAAAAGTCAGTAATACCACAGATATTACTGACCCTGATATCCTTCGTGAGGCAGGCTACATTCTCCAGAAGATCTCCGCCGCACTTCCTAAAAAGGTTCCTCGGAAGATCACCTCAGTTGCCTATCAAAGGGACTACGATGTTAACGCCTCTACCATTCGCGTACAGGCGCTAATCTCTAACGAAGAGGTCTCGGCCGACGATCGCATGAAGTTGGGCAGTTATTTGATCGACGAAACTCAGGCTAACGAAGACTATCTCTTCCCCTCGTTGTGGATGATCAAGATGATGCGAAGACGCCGGGCCCTTCCCAACCTCCGGTTTGACTTCAATCCTATTGAACGAAAACTCAAGATTGATCCGGTACCTGAGCAAGCTGGAGAGATCTATTGGTATATTAGTATCGAATCCGCCGGCTGGACGGTCTCTGCAACTCCAACGGAGTTTGAGGAACTCTTGGTCACGGGCACGGTTTGGAAATGCCTGCAGATCGTTTTCCTGAGACGTAGTACGGAAGGTGGCATCATGCGTGATGGTGGGCGAGTGGATTACCCAGCCAGTGCTCTGAAAGGTTATGCTGACTCGGTGAAGGAAGAGTTTTTTGAAACGCTCAAATTGAAGCAAATGCTATACGGACTATAAGGTAAACTATGACGCAAACTGACTTCGTTAACTTCACAATTGATTGGGAGATGCTGGGCAAGCGGTTCGGCATCCTCAAGAATGAGGTCCTGCCTTATATGAAACGGACCTGGTTCGCAATTGCGGAGTATGGTCTCATGCGTATCCGTCAGTTGACTCCAGAGACGCATACGGGTACGGATCTCGCCGGCATGTGGGGCCTGGACTATTCAGTACGGGCGACAGTGACCTCGTTCATCATTCGTAACACCTATAAGAATAAGGATGTGCTAGTTTGGTTTGAAGAGGGCACCAGACCCCACAGGATACCGGTGGGCAAGTTTGGGTTCCTGCACTTCACTACGTATGAGGGGGATGAAGTGTATACAAAGAAGACAGTCATGCACCCAGGTACTCCCGCCTATTGGATGGCGACCAAGACGAAGGCCGATCTTCAGAGCAAACTTGACTCTTACATTCAGCAGACCTTTGTTCAGATTGACAAACTCATGGGCGAGGGGAGGAAGTAATGGCAAACTATTATGGATTCGGAGTCAAGGCAACAATTATTGCCAACATCGCCGCCTTGATCAAGCCGGGAATTGCCGGAGTGGTTTTTGTCGACTATCAAAGGGCATACGATACTGGGATCGGACCTGAGAAAATGCCTGGAGCTTTTGTGAACGATGTCGTTGAGGAAAAGGAAAAGATCCTTTCCAACGTCTTTAAGAATAAAGTCCAGATTGGTGTGGTTGTGTGGACGAGGGCGGAAGCGGCCGAGAATCTCTGGACAAAGATGAATACTTTTGCCCAGGCGATCATCGCAAAGATTGATGCGGATCCTTCCATCGGCAACCAGGCATACTCGGCCACTTGCTCTAGAATCACTACGGACTCGGGAGCTAGACATCCGGTTGGGGTCTTTGTCATCATTATTGAAGTTATTTACTTTTCGGCAACGTAAGGAGAAGACAATGTCTTTGAATAGGCGAAGTGTTTTAAGCAACCTTGCGTCCATCCTTGCTACCACCTCTGGGATTGCCACAGTGGTTCGAACCTACAGGGATATTGACATAACGAAGTATGCCTCTGCTGGACTTCCTTTGCTTGAACTTCAGGAACCAGAGGAGGCGCCTGATGAGGAGATGACTTCCATGATGCAGATCGCCTTCCTCGATATGAAGGCCAGGGTTTGGTTCATCACTTGGGGTGAGACCCCGACTTCAACCTATGAGGCTCTGGTGCAGGCAATTCGGAATAAGATCGGAGCAAACTTTCGCCTCAATGAAACCGCTACCGGTTGTTGGGTGATCAATGTTACTAAGGTGGAGGGCGAAATGCCGCTCTTTCACTTTGATATATCGTTACGTCTTAAGTATTATCTGGATTTGAAAAATGCGTAAGACAGAAATCTTTGAGGCAAGAACCTCCGAGATGATTAACTAAGGAGATAGACTATGAATTGTGCAAGTGATTTAGCTTATGCGAATCAGGAAGAGGCCTATGCCATCCTTGAGACTAGTTGCGGAACGCTCAAGAAACCCACTACCGCCGATCGGATCTACACAGTTGGTCCGGTTGACTTTGGCCAGGAGCGAGAACTCTTGGAAGATATGCAGATCCGCGCCTCGGCATCACAGCTTCCTTCCATCCGGGCGAGACTTCTTACCGGAGACTTTAGCTTCACTACCTACGTGAAGCCTTCTGGTGTATTGGGTACTGCTCCTGAGCACGCCAAGTTGTTTCGGTGCCTTATGGGCCTTGAAACACCCGATCCGGGAGTCAAGGTTGAGTACACTTTGCAGGATCAGTTGGACTCACTTTCCTTCTGGTGCAAGAAGGGACACACCGTCTTTGCCATGCGTGGTGCGACGATCGAGAGTGCGGAGTTCACGATTGCAGGCGATGCCATTGCTTCGATCCGGTGGTCGGGCAAGTTTATGGAACGCCTGTGGGCTGGTGAGACGCCTGCCTTGGATACCTGCGGAATTGGTAAGACGACTATCCAACTTCCTTCAAAGGGAGCCCAGAGATACGTCGTTGGTATGTACGTGACGGTGGGCACCGATCACAATACCCAGGCTGGATATCTGTTGACCGGAGTCAACTACACGAACGACACCATTACGATCAGCCCCTCGCTGGTCACCAACCAGGGTGTCAATCCTACCATCTATCCGTTCTGGCCCGTCTCGGTTGCCGAGGTGGGTGTTCCGGAGCATGGTAAACTGGGCATCGTCACAATCACGGGGCAGAATGCCATCGTGACGCAGGCTGTCTTGACGTTGACCAACAACATCAAGTACTATGACAATGAGAAGAACGATGCCTGGACGGCCGAGCGTTTCGGTCGGCCTGGGAAGAGACTTGCGGAAGGAACTCTCACAGTTTTCTTCCTCAAGCAGGGACCTAGCTATTTCTATCGGTCCGACTATCGGATCACGGACGCCTTGATTATCCCTGTCGGCAATGTTGCCGGCAAGATCATGGAGATCAGCATTCCGTACGCCGAGTACAAAGCCCCGAAGATCACTGGGACGGAAGAGTTCCAGCAGGAGATCGGGTTCAAGGCGGTCGCCTCGGCCACTTTGAATGACGAGATGAAGGTGACGTTTAAGTAAGGAGAAAAAGGATGGGAGGGGTCTGTGCGCTTTCCGACGGACCTCTCCTCTCCTATCAATTTTACAAAGGAGTTTGATCATGTCAGATGAAAAAAGAGCAACGGTTCAGGAGCTGATCTCAGCTATCCAGAAAGCCGGTAAGGCAGAGAAGGTAGTTGAGTTTCAGTACCCTTATGTCCCCAACGTGTTCCTCAGGATTTCCTATGCGTCAAAGCAACTCTTGAAGATGATCACCGAAGAGGCAAAGGAAAGTTTTTACAATGTTCAGACCAGACAGCAGGAAGATCGCCTCAACGATGAGAAGTTCAATCGTGCCACCGCCCGAGAG